GGGGTGGGTATTTTTTTATAGAGGTAGCTTATTTCTTCATCGTTGATCGGTCTATTCCATACTGCCCAAGGCCCAAGCGCACCATTCATTGAAGTTGTGTGAGGTGTTGTGGGAAGTTCATAACCTCTTCTTCCTCCATAGAATTCTACCGCACCCAACATAAATGTTTGAGGTAGCGCTATTTCGCCATCAGTACCCCAATTCATATTTTTTCTTTGAGTTAAACTGGCGAAATTACCTTGTTTATTCGCTGCGTTTGCGGTGCTAATAGTATTGGCGTTTTTGGGGTCTGATAGAAGTTGCCCATCCACGTAAAATTTAATTAATGTATTCTGGTCTTCCCCGCCCCCATTAATAACAGAATCATCTTTACTATGTGTTATTACATACTGGACCCATTCTCTTGAATCTCCAGCATTTTGCTCTTTGCTTAGATTTATAGTCCTATAAGCATTGCTATTTGGATGATCCGTACTTGGGCTTATCTTATAACCAAAATAACTAGCTGATATTTGATTGGTCTTATCCCCTCTTTTGTAGTTTTGTGAGGAACTTGTTATATTAAGTAGGCTAGTATTAGCATTGATATTTAGATATTGTGTATTGGGCCAGAACTGATCGTCTCTCGGCGAAGTGCTTAATATTCCTGCTCCAGCTGGGCTATTAATGTCGATATTAACCCAACCCATAATAGTGAATTCACCTGTGAGTTGACCTGTTAATCCTAGCTCGTTAGTATGAAATAACCCTGTATTCGTCGGGATATCATCCCCCTCGCTTTTCATACCAGAAATTTTTACTGCATTAAAACCGCTATTGATATTTTGCCCCTCTTCGAATGCTACTAAATCTATAGTATTAAACCTTTTTCTACATGCGGAGAGTCTTTTAGTGCATCCGTCTCTTTGCCAGAAACTGGGATTACCTTCTGGAGCTTGCCCTTTATTATTCTGTACGCATACATAAGCGGTCTTTAGAGGTTCTCCTTCTAAATTTGGATTGGGGTTCGCTAAAAAATAGTTGGACTTTTCGTCATAACCACATCGCCTTTGACATAGTCTCTTGAACTGCTCCATATCGCAGACTGGTCATTAAAAAATGAAACTGGCGAACCGATTGGTGGGGAATAATTTGGAGAGACTCCATTCCCATCTAGATCTTGGAATTTCTCACCATCATCCCTTTCTATAGGTAAACCTTGATATCTACAACCCTCCCCTCTATATTGCCAGTAGCAGAATTTAGAAACTACGCTACGAGAATTTATACTAGAACTCTCTAAGTCTAACGGTGAATTAAGTTCGAACTCGACAAATAATTTAGATTCCTGAGTTTTTCTACCCATCAGCCATGTCTCGTCTGTTAGTTCTGCTTTCGGGTCTGCCTCTCCAAAGGGGTTACCGCCCTCGAAGTTTTCATCATCGATGAATTTTACAGATACTCTCTTCCTTACAAATTTGGCGTTCTTAAAGTCCTTGTGGACCTGTAATAGTTGAGTTATTATATTATTTTCATTAGCTACCCGGACTTTAGGTCTCGCTAACTTACCATCCCCCAATATGTCGAAGCCTTCGCTCTCCATAGCTAAAGGTTCATATTTAGTAACCTTGCCAATTGTATACAGTCAGAATATATGGAGCCTCCATGAAAACCCAGCCATTGAATCTGGCTTATGTTGATCCTGTCGGGGTAAACCCTGAACATCTCCAATATTGCGGTTGGCTGTAGATCTAACAGAGCTACGCGCTACTTTATTCTTTCCTTCTTCCGCCATAATGTAATTTACACTTTATTAGTATATAATATTAAAAAGAAGTGAAAATTACACATCTAAAAGGACATGATGAGAAGCTGGAGTTTGAGTTCTACAACTTCTTCTTAAGCTCTAAGCCTTACGATTTAGATCATATACGGTCTTCGGCATTTGAGGAGGCAAAAAATAGAGACTTTATTCGCCAACGTACTGTCAAAACCTGTGAGGTCTATACTGTCGAAGAAAATTCTAAACTCAAAGCGGCTGCTTTTCTTCTCGGACGCTCGGGGATTACCTAGACCTTGACCTTTATATTCATGCGTTACGCAAACACTTCACAAGTCCTAAATCTGATGGCTACTGCTCGACAGTATTTTTAGACCACGCTAGTGGACACAATTGGGTAAAAATTACGTTAAGAGCGAGATATCAGAAGGAAAGCATAAAGTTCACTCCTACAAAAAATTCATTGAAAGGTATGATAAAAAAGTCATAATATTTAACGACGATAATAATACCGTCGTTTGGTGTAATAGAGATATAATGACAATTAAATTTAAAGTTGTAGGGGCTAATAAGACTACTGCTCATCTTATGGGTAAAGATCTTTTGTTGCGAGGGACAAAAAAGATCAAGCATGGGCTGTTAAGAGAGTTCTCTGACGGGGAGGATACTTACCTTCTAGATGAAAAAGGTATTGATTTTTTGTCTAAGGCTGTTATTATCTATGGGCATCTGTCAGACAACAAACAGAATGTCGGTAATATTTCTCTAGAATTTATTCCTAACAAATGAAAACAAAAACAATTCTTTACAAAGTTTACACTCGGAAAGGCGAATATCATCATGCTTACAGCGCTGAACTTAAAGGCTCTCGCGATTGGGCTATTGATTGTGCAAGAGCAGTCGATGGTTATGTGACTCAAGTATCTGATGATTTACAGAGAACAGAGAAAAAAATCTATACTCATGGGGTTGAGGCTTAATGTTGACGTTAATAAAATCTATTTTAAAATCTTTAGAATTGTTTTTAGCTCTTAAAAATAAACAATTTTACTATGATTTGCACAATAAACACAAGAAATTAGAATATGAAATTATTCAAGAAATCGAAGATCTTAGGCAGCGCGGCGGTAGTAATGACTCTGATCGGGCTGACCTCTTGCGCGAAAGACTTATCTCAGAGCGTTCAAGATTTAAACATTTATCAGCCTTCTACTCTAAAACTTCAGAAGGGTCAGCCGATTCAGACTGAAGAAGGTATTTACACTCCGCAAAAAAACGAAGTCTGGCATTCTGATGCTAGGTTTCGCAAACTTGAGAGGCAACTTTATTTCCCCAGTGGGAAATAGTTTTGATTAAATATTACCATCTTCTTCTTTGACTTAAAAGGAATATTGTGGATATGGCACTCAAGAGAATTAAATGTGCTTCTGGAATTGCAGTGCCTGTAGTGCCATTAAACTTCAAAATAGAAGGATTTTGGGAGAAGGACACACCGTTTAAGTAGATATCATTCCCTTGTTCCGAAAACTCCTTTACTGAATTTAAAGTAAGTCTGGCGTTTGGAGACAAATTGACAATAGACCTTTCTGTTTGGCTATTTATTGAGTCCCCAGCCCCTCGGAGCGTCAAGCTGCTAGTTGAATCTACGTTTATCTTTAGGCCGATTGCAGAAAACATAGCGTCCATACTCGATCCTTCAGTTATATTCAGAGTAGAGTAAACACCATCATCATCCTTCACTCCAGTAAAACCATTGTTGTTTTGGAAAGTAAAATCCGTAGATTTTAACGTAACTGAAAACCCATTTCCAATTTCAATGTTAGAATAAGAAGGGCTATCCTCAAGTATTTTAGCATCTGTTATGGTTAGTATGCTAGTGATGGCAGAATCTCGATCCAACTCTTTCAAGTCTGATTCTGAAAAATCCCAATTCGGAGCATCATAAAAATCATAAATATCCTCTTCTTCTGCATCCCAAGTAATAATTGAATCTTCTTTTTTATCTTCGCTTTCAGATGTCTCTACGACTTCCTCACTACTAATCGAGGTAGGTCTTATAGGATTAATCACAGGGTTAATAGTAGGGTTCCCTGTTGGGTCTATTTTTCGTATTATACCTCCTGTAGAGATTATAACGGCAGATTTAGCTACAGAAATAATTGAAAGTAAAGTTATGAGTGTGCGCTTCATTTCTTCTTTTTTAGTATAAAGTTTTTAAGTTTAGTTAGATTCCCCGTCAACTTACCTAACAACCTACCTAGCTTACTATCTTCAGGTACAATATAAGAAAGCGTCCCCAATAAACCCAAGATAGAAATAATAAACTCAGGCATTGATCCCATGTAAGGAGCAAGTATTTTTTCAAATAAATCTTCCATAATAACTATTTTCTGATCATGTTGGGGAGTTTAATCACATCAGGGACTTGAGTGACTTGATCATCTTCTTCTAGTTCAAATGTCTCTTCTGAATTCTCAATATCTGTTTTTTCCTCTTCGCCCTCTTCAGACTGTTCTTCAGGCTCCTCTTTTTCTTCAGGCTCACCCTCTTCAGATTCTTCCTCCACTTCTTCTTCTTCTTCTTCTTCTTTTTCTTCTTCTTCGGGTTTTTCCTGTTCAGGCTCCTCCTCTTTAGTCTCATCTTCGCTTTCTTCTTTAGATTCCTCTTCAGATTCTTCTTTGGTCTCTTCTTCTTCAGATTCTTCTTCACTTTCGGATTCTTCTTCGGATTCTACAGAGTCTTCCTCTTTAACTGCTTTTTCTTCACCTTCTTCATTACTTTCTTCTGTAGGCTCTCCTTCATTTCCTTCTCCCTCATTAGAGGCTTCTTCATTTGACGTTTCGCCCTCTCCTTCTTCACCACTAGATCCTTCACCTTCTCCTTCTTCGTCTCCTTCGTAACCTTCTTCAGATGTACCGACGACATCTCCATAACCTTTTTCGGCGTATTCTACAATCGCCTCGGTAACGCCACCAAAAGGTTGGAAACCAATTGTTGTCTCAGTAAAATCGTTTAAATTAGAAAATACTTTATGCTCTTGCTCTGCCACAACAGCTATTTCAGTACCCTTTTCTTTTGTCGTTTTGGCTTGAAAGTAGGCTCCACTACCTATGGACATAGTACCAGCGATTCCAATCGTCCCTATTTTTTGAGCCGTCTCTTGCACAAAAGCACTTAAACCAGTGGCAGCACTTGCAGTTTGGGTTGTTACTCCAGCCGCTGCTGCAGCCGCCGTGCCTTTTGCGGCTTTATCTAAAATATCTTTATTTTTTTCAGCTATTTCTCCAAGTTTATCCATAGTAGAAGTCTCAGGGGTTTCACCTTTGACTTCTTGATTTTTATTTTTTTCGACTTGGGCTTCTTCTCTCTCTTCCTCTTCTGTAATCTCTTCGGTTACAGTTTCTTCTTCTACTTCAGAGCCACATTCTTCACAAACACAGGACTTTCTTTCTAAATGTTTTATCCTTTGAAGTAATGTCCATGCTGTTTCTCTTGCATGGCGATCTAAATCAGAAATAATGTCGCTATCTTCTGGATTACAGTATTTTTTAGCAAAAGCTTTTGCTTCTGAAATATCTTTACTGTGTTTGTCCATATTAATAATATATACACATATTTGGTAGCATTTTGTGTAAGTTAATTTACATGGACCTAAAAAATCTAATGAGAGAATTTCTGGATGGCGGATGGGTTATTCCAATAATTGGGGCTGCAGGAATGATAGCTCGTATGCTGAACTCGAAAGTAGAATACTGTTGGAAGGAATTTGCAAAAAATGTTAGTTCTGCAGCAATACTCTCTATGATTTTATGGTTCATTCTGCATGATGCTCCCATAAGTGATTTAGTTAAAGCTGTTTCATATGGTGTTGTTGGTGTAATTAGTCCTGAAATCATAAATGGTTTGATTGCATTAGCTAAAAAATATGCAAAAAACCCTGAAAAAATAATTAAAAAATAATTAAAATGGACTTTAAATCAAAAAAAGAAGTTGTTAAAACCGTTCAAAAACTATTAGGTGTTTCTGCTGATGGATCTGATGGTCCAGTCACTTGGAACGCTATACTAGCTAAGTTATCTACAGATGAAACGGAAGTTTCTGGAAGTAGTATTTCCGAGAAAATGGTTAATTTAGCTCGCGGAGAAATTGGGGTATCAGAAATTGACGGTAGTAACTGCGGCCCAAGGGTTGACGTATATAAAGCCGCTACTTGGTTGGACCCTGATAAGGGGTGGCCTTGGTGTGCAGCCTTCATCTGTTGGTTGGTTAAAGAAGCTATTGAAGGGCAGGATGTTTCATTCAAAAGACCTCAAACAGCAGGAGCTTGGGATTTTGAAAACTGGGCTAGAAAGCAAGGCTCAAAAGGGGTTGATTTGCGGAAGCCTACAAATGAGGACATTAAAGCTGGTGACATTGTCGTCTTTTCATTCTCTCATATAGGTCTAGCTGTTAAAGATATCGACTCAAGTGGTTATGTAGTTACTATTGAGGGTAATACTAACGGAGCTGGCAGCAGAGAAGGAGGATCTGTTTTAGAAAAACGTAGGCATGTCTCGAAAATAAGGAGTAGAATTAGAATTTTCTAGTAGAAATAAAATCTCATTAGTGGAATATAGTTTGATGTCTAAAGTAAACATAGAAGTCGATCCTAACTATATATTCTCATACGTAGTGGGTAATTCTTTGTTTGAGCCTATAGAAAAATGTATAGACTCTACAAGGTATGAAGTTTATGATGCTTTCATCTATGATTTAAAAACTCAAAATTATTTAGATCAGAATGAGGAATATCAAAAATTTTATTGGGAAGTCGTGAAATTAAAAAGGCTTGCTAGAGAAATGTCTTCTAGAGAGATAAAAAGTCTTTGTGAGGAGATAGCTGAGATTGCTCCCAAATACGTAGAAATATAATTATGGCTAAAAAAACATCAGGATCAATGGCTCCAACCAAGAAAAAGGTTAAAAATAAAGGGGTCCATTCAAAGAATAAAAACTCTTCCAATAAATCTAGTAAGAATTACAAGAAGAAATATAGAGGGCAAGGTCGATAATATCATGTTCTGTAGTATAATTAGAAAATTAATAAAGAGTCTTAAGTCTTCGTTAAAAAAATTGGAAGATTTGGAGGACAAGGCTTCTGGCATTGGCATCGGATCGTCTAGCGTTGGTATCGGATCGTCTAGCGTTGGTATCGGATCGTCTAGCGTAGGGATCGGATCGTCTAGCACGGGGATCGGATCGTCTAGCACGGGGATCGGATCGTCTAGCACGGGGATCGGATCGTCTAGCACGGGGATCGGATCGTCTAGCGTTGGGATTGGGTCTTCTATTCCTAATTTAGACTCTAATTCTTGGCCTAGATTTAAATATCTAGAAGGCGAGATAGTAGGGAATCTAACTAAGACACGCACTATGGGTTTAGACGATAGTGGGGTTATACATTCGTTAGGTTATAAATCTGATATGCATATCGAGACTGATACATCTACAGATTCTATAAAAAGAAATAGTGTTGGTTATAAAGGTTTCATTGGGAATGTCGAAGCTTCCGATGGTTATACATATTTCTTGCCAGCTTACCAGACTTCTATTGGTAAATTAGGTAGGAAGACAGGTTCTATAACTTTAGAAAAGAAATTCACTTCTTGCCCTCAAATTAGATCTGGGGCAGAAGGTAATGATGGAATTATTTATATGCCCTCTTATACGAAGACCTTGCATATCTTTTCTTATAACACAAATACTGGTGAAGTAGCATCTATTACTCCCCAGAAACCTAGTCGGTATACATTCTGTAATCATATCTGGGGTGCTGCCGTAGATAAAAAAGGCGAGATATACATGCCTCAAGTATTAGGTACTAGTGTCGCTAAGATTGATAAGTTTGGTATTTTTTCTTACTTGGATGGGCCTCCAGCTACTTCAGGAGTTTCAGGGTGGACTCATAAATACGTTGGTGCGATTTATGTAGAAGCTGTTGACAAAGTGTTTTGTTTGCCAAGGCAAGGCAAAAAGATTTTAATTGTTAACTGCGCTGATGATACTTATGAAGAGGTAGATTTACCACAAGATTACCTTGCAGTAGCTAATAAGAACAAAAATTTTCATGGGTTCTTAGCTCCTGATGGCTGGATTTATAGTGCATTCTGGGCAGATACTAAGTGTTTTCGAATTAATCCAGAGACTTACGAGGTCCAGTGGAAAGATTATGAGCATGAATTCATGGACGGTAAGCCTACAGCCAAAGAAGGTTCTGGTATTATGAGTCTAGGAACTGGCTATTCGACAACAGCCTTGGTTAAGGGTAGCGATGTTTACTTAGGGTTGGCTGGCACTTCTAGAGCGATTAAGCTTGAATTTTAAAAATGAAGAACTACAGGCAATTCCATATCATTGTGAAGGATAGAGGATTCAAATATGAACTAATTGCTAACACTCCAGAGTTTAATAACGAAAAAGAAGCTTTAGATTACTGGGTTTGTAATAAAGGTAGAATACAAGATTGCAATTTTTACAATGACCCTATTGTTATTATTAGAAGAGAAGTGAATAATGTGCTTGCCAAAGAGCTTTGAGCCGCTATAATGGGGGCGTATGAAAAAGACAATATTATTCTTATCTGTTTGTTTGCCCTTGTGGGGCGTAGCTGCTTGGCATGGTTACAAAGAGCCAAAGGTTCAAGTTAAAGAGACTGTCAAGGTTGTTCCCCCAGAGAAAGTGGATGCCCATGTTTTTCTGACTAAGTGGCAGCTTACGAAGATGCTGAAGACGTTTGAGGAAGATGCTCACCCTGCTGAGACTTTAAAATTCAAAACTGTGGTTAAGAGCGATGGTAAGGGTTGGAGAATCTCTTCTACTCATTTAGCAAGGGGAGCAGAACCATACCCGATTCCAGAAGGGAAGTATTTTGTTATTGATTCTTCTTATGTAGATCACGCTGGAGACTTTAAATCTTGTGTTGAGTATGCTGATAGCTACAAGAGCTTTCACGATTATATTGTAATTAGCGCAGAATGAGTTTTAGATACGATAGCAGGGTCATCGGCCCTAACGGATATAAAGAGTTGATGATTGCTGTCTTGAATGAACAAGACAACCCTATTGATTCTTGTTGCCACAAGCTTGATTCACCAGATATATATGACATTGAAAGTGCTGAGACTGGAGCGCATAATTTTGGTATCAAAGGTTGGGAGTTAGATCCTGCTGATCAATACCAAGGTTATGCTACACCCGTAAAATAAGATGAATATAACAATAACAGGATATGGTTTTGTAGGTAAAGGCTACGAAAAACTACTTTCAAAGAGTCTGCAGGAATATAAAGTAACAGTAAGTGATCCAGCATTTTCTCAATATAATCAAGGCGTACCTAGTGATACAGATGCGGTTGTGATTTGTGTTGCAACTCCTCAACAAGAAGATGGTTCTTGTTACATGGGGCATGTATTTCAAGTTATCGAAGAAAGTCCAGATGTCCCCATTTTGATCAAAAGCACAATATGTCTAGAAGGTTGGAGGGAATTAAAAAGCAAATTTCCAAAATCTAATTTAACATTTAGCCCAGAATTTTTGAGGCAGGATTCTTGGTTACAAGACATTTTAGACATGAAATCTATTTTAATGGGTGGGGATGATTTTCCATTTTGGTCAGATATTTTTCGCGATTTAGAGTGTATCGAATCTGAAGCCGAAGCTTTAATTATTACCAAATACGCGAAAAATAATTTTTTAGCTCTAAAAGTCTCCTTTTTCAATCAGATGTATGATTTATGTGGTAAGTTGGGAGTGGACTACGATGAGGTGAGGAAACATACAACTTCTGATTCTCGTATAGGAGATAGCCACTCTTTCATAACCGAACAAAGAGGGTTTGGAGGGCATTGTTTCCCCAAAGATACATCAGCTTTAGTAAAGACTTCTGAGAAATATGGTAGTTTTTTATCTATTATGCACCACGCAAGATTATATAATAATACATTAAGGGGTTATGAGTAAACGATTAAAACAAACTGCTTCATAATTACTTTAAATAGTGTAAATTATAGTATGGACGTAATTATTCAACTGGTTCAAGATAATCCTTGGTTTGGCGTAGTGACTGCTGGAATTGCTTTTGCATCTGCAATCGCTGCTGCAACCCCAACCCCAAAAGAGGGAACGCTCTGGGCAAAAATCTATTCTGTAATTGACTGGGCGGCGCTAAATGTTGGTAAAGCCAAAAATAAATAATCTAGGTTACCCTAGATCAACCTCCTATCTGTAAAGGATAGGGGGTTTTTTATTTTTTTTCTTGCAATTTTTAATTACATATATATGATATTTATATGATCTCTAATAAAGCTAAAGGTTTGTCAGGTTCTAATCATGTTGCTCATACAAAGAAGCTTATGGATGAGTCTACAAAACGTTACCATCACTCATGCTTGTCAGCTGGGTTAGTGATAAAAAAGACTGGTAAAATGCAAGATATAGGCCATGTCGATTTTATTGTCGGCGGCGAGACTGTGGACTTAAAAGGTATTAAGAACTCCACGCGAGAAGGGAGAATACTCTTAGAGTTCACTAATGTCAACGGTAAGACTGGCTGGTGTAATGAAAAAGGTACTCCTGTTTGGATAGCTTTTGATGTCGGAGCTTTTTTTCTCCATGTTAAAAACATTGATCTTTACAATCTGGCTAAAGACAAATGTGATATGCACGATAGAGCTACTAAAGTCAGTGATTGTTTGTATAAAGGATACCAGCGTAACGGTAGAAAAGACTGGATGTCTATGGTGACTTTAGGAGATGTCTTATCTAACTGCGAACATTGGTTTTTACCTTACCAAGAATATGAGTTACCTATCGAACAGGTTCAAGGGTAATTGCGGAAATTGCCTTCACCTATATAGCTTAGACCATCATTATAGGGTTCAATAAATAGTCCAGTGGTGACAGGGGAAGTGCCAGTCCAGCTTTCATACCTATCATTTATATTCTTGTTGTATTCTCTTATTAAGTGTTGAGAATCCCATTCTTTGTTAGCTTGGCCACTTAAGAGATACATGCCTGTTACTTCAGCCCTAAAGTTCGCCCAGTCTCCTGATGATACTGATGTGCTTGAGTGTATTTCGCTTAATAATTGTTGAGGCATACTTAAATTTACACTTTTTTTATTAATCTTGAAAAAATTCTCTTGACCCTAGCTAAGTATTGTTTAGGATTATCCCCAAGCTCTTATAGATATTTATTGCTACCGCCTGGGTAACCTCCTAAAATATCTTTAGCGTTTATAATTTCTTATGAATATGAATTATTTAAAAGTAGAATGCTTGTTCTTTACGATTTTTGTTGGCTTGACGTTTGGTGTGATGCTAGCCGTGGTCAGCTGTATAAGTGTTTTTATAAAAACCCTTATAACTTTTCCGATTGAGTTCTATAATATAAGGATGAGATCGCATTTGCAGAGACGTATAGAAGCGTTGGAGGAAATCCCAGAAGATATCTGGGATAGACATATACAGAGAATGGAACAAAATAAAAAGAAACAAAACAATGAATAACTTTGAAACATTAGTAGCTAAGGTTGTAATTTGGGCCGATGAGCGTGGCATCTTCGATGCTGCTGATCCTTTGGCCCAGTTAGATAAGACTCAAGAAGAGTTAAATGAAACAATAGATGCCGTTACTGAATCGGCATTTGATAATCCAGAGGTGGCAGATGGCATAGGTGATATGTTGGTGACGATCATTATTGCATCCAAGATGCTTAAACTAGATCCTACTTATTGTTTGAGTCTAGCCTATGACGAGATCAAAGATCGGAAGGGTAAAATGGTTGATGGTAAGTTTGTAAAAGAGAAATAAAATGAATACAAAAGAGTTACTAAAGCTGCATGACGAGACATGTAAATCTTGTCGTGGGATAATGGAACAAAAAAATAGTGATTATACTGGCGGCAAATCATCTACAGATCCTTTCGCCAATTTCAATGCGTCATCTATCCTTGACATCCACCCAGTTCAAGGGCTGTTGTTGCGTGTGATCGATAAGATTCAGAGAATCCGCTCATTCACTAATGATAAAGAACTAAAAGTTACTAATGAATCAGTAGAAGATGCGTGTGATGACATTGTTAATTACGCTATCTTAGCTAAGGCTATGCTAATGGAAGAAAGATCCCAGATCGAACAGAATAAAACCAAATAAGCTATGAAACCAAAACCCAAATTTGATTTTGATGTCAACCCAGAACAAAGAGAAAGATTAAAAAAGCTTTTTGGCTGGTCTAAAGATATGAAATTCGCTGATTTTAAAGTTCGTCCAGAAGAAGAGGAGGCTCATTCTAAAAAAAGAAAAAGAAAATGAGCGTTGAAGAGAAACTAAATTTAATTAAGAAGGCCGCTGAAAGAATTCGTCAGATCGATATAGACTCTAATAATCAAAAAAAAAGAATTTATAAGAGTTTAAAAGAAGAGCTGAACGCTTCTGCGACTATAGAGCCTTATCTATGGGATTGTGTCGTTTTGGGTTTAAGGTTTTGCGAATACGATATCGAAAAAATATTGAAAGAAGATGTTGACAAACAGAACTAGTTTCTTCAGGGTCTCCTTGAGATGAACATATTCGTTACAGATAAAGATCCATATAAGGCGGCGCAAAACCTCTGCGACAAACATGTATCTAAGATGGTTGTTGAGACTGCTCAGATGTTAGCTAACTGCTTTACTCTTGAGACCTTGGCTGAGCCTGATTGCCCAAGAAGCCAAAAAGGTAATCCCCGCAAACATTCATACGCCAAGCACCCATGTAGTATCTGGGCTGTAAAAACCAAAGAGAATATGAGATGGTTAATTCGTCATGGTATGGCTATGGCTAGAGAGAAAAAGTTTAGAACAGAGAAAGAACACTTCTCTGCCCAATTCATCCAGTGGTGTATGCTTAATATGCATAGGTCAACTGTCCCATATGGACCTCTTACAGAATTTGCTGTAGCGATTAGTCAAGATCAGAGATGTCGCACTCACCCTCAGTTTGAGAACCTCTCTATTGTTGAGAAATATAGAGAGTATTACAACTATGACAAGTCTCGCTTCGCCAAATGGACTAAGAGGGATGCTCCAAATTGGTATTCACCAGTATAAAAACATGATTAAAAAGATTGTATACAACCCAGAGAAGCGTAGAGAGCGTTACCTCAAGAATAAAGAGAAGGCTCAAGAGTATTACCAGAAGAACAAGGAGCAGAAAAAAGAATATCAAAACAAATATTACGAAGAAACCAAATATAGTTACTTACGTAAGATGGAACTAAACAAACATGAAGCGCCAGATGAATATTGGGCGTTTAAAAACAGAGTTAGCGACTACAATAAAAAATACTATCAAGACAACAGAGAAGAGATCCTAGCGAAGAGAGCAGAAAGCCGCAAAAAATCATGAATCAATTAATAAAAATATCAATATCCCTTTTCGTAGTAAGTCTTCTCCTAAAATTTGGAGTAGAGACGTATCTAAATAGAGGGGCAGATTATCCAGATGGTCCGAGAGTGAATGGAGAAGAATTATTTGTTGACACTTACGCTACAAATACATTTTATACGTCATCGAAGACATGGGCGCAGATAAATTATTTACTGGAACTTCTGTCAGCTATGGCATGGCAATGGTAATATGCTTGCTAAAGCTGGCATCCTTGAACGGTAAACTTCACGGTCCTTTTGATTCTTGGTATGATAATGGTCAGAAGCAGATGTCTCTTATTTGGAGTAATGGAGAAAAAGTATCGGAAGTTTAGTGCTTACTACTCAAATGGGGAAAAGATCGAAGGGGGATGGTAATGAGATAGTCGTAAGAAGGTATTCTCTGGTGAAATGATACTAGAATGATAGAAGAATCAGAAATGCTGGTTATGGATCGGCTACGACGATTGTATCGTTGGGACGGTCGAGAGGTTTGGCCAGCCCACTATTTATTGCTATGACAAACAAAAAGTAATTAATCGCTTACAGTCTGATGGCATGACCGAAGATGAAGCTTTTGAATTCTTTTACTTTAATCAAATTGGAGCATGGATGGGTGATACAACCCCATGCTTTCCTCTCTAAAACCAAATAAAACAAAAAACCTAATTAATAAAATGAGATTGACATACGAACCAACGACAGATAACTGGTCTTCTAAGAGAGATCCTAAGTTCATGCAAAGCACTTTAAGTCTTGAGCATCCAATGGATGACATGACCCTTCCAGACTTCATGGACACTATGGTTGTCCCTATGTTAAAGTCTATGGGTTACTCTCAAGTAAGCATTAACGCAGTCATTGATACAGATGAAGATACTTAAAAGTATACTTAATTTTAGGATGTTCCATCCTGCTCAATGGTTTGTTGAGCGGGATAGTAAGATCGACCCCAAAGTCCTTGATCCTCCATCTTGGAGAGAGAGGCAAGTCCAGAACCAAATGATAGACAAGCAATACGAAGAGTCTATTAGGGCTGAAGCAGACAACGAAGAGCCTCCTTGGACTGAGAAATATAAATGATGATTTTAAATGCGCTTGTAGCTCAGCGGTTAGAGCAGGGGTCTCATAAACCCTTGGTCACTGGTTCGATTCCAGTCAGGCGCACTAATTAAAAAATATTATGGAAGAAGACTGGGAAAATCTATGCCAATCGGAATTATTTGTTGATTTTAATTCTGTTAAGCAGGAAAAAACACATAAAACATGTGTTTATTGTGGAATTTCAAAAGGTCTCTCTTGTTTCAATAAACATATTGGACACAAAGACAACTTAGATACTAGGTGTAGAGATTGTATGAAGAAACAATCGAAGATAAGGAGAGATCTTTACAAAACCGCACCTCAAAAACCAGAATTCTGTGAGTGTTGCGGCGAAAAACCTAAGAAGTGGACGTTGGATCACGATCATAATGATAATTCTTTCAGAGGTTGGGTGTGTGACCATTGTAATTTAGCTATAGGGCTACTTGGTGATGATATAGCTGGAGTAGAGAAGGCTTTGAAATACCTAAAAACCCCCAGATCGAGTGATATTTAGCCAAATAAGGCATCTGCAATATTTTAAATTAAAAAAAAATAATAAAAAAGTTTTAAAAAGATTTTTAATTTAATAAAAAGTTTATTTTTTCTTTATAATTAGTAAAAACATGAAAAGAATTTGGAGATTGTGGTGCAAAACGATGGGCGAAAAGATATCTACAGAAAAACATGAATCAGATTTTGCGGCTATCATCAGAACATTCTGGTGGCTGCTGCATATTACAACCTGCGGTTTTATAATCGCGAATACCATCAGACATTGGTAAAAAACTAAAGTAAAAATGCATTATACTAAATTACCCCCATTAGAAGAATTAAAAAAAGCCCTTTTTTATAATCCAGATACTGGTTTATTCATTAGGAAACACAAAGTAGGGACTAAAAAATTCCTTAAAGCTAAAAATCATAGAGGTTACGTATGTGTTGGGTTTAAAAACAAAACTTATTATGGCCATAGATTAGCTTATTATATGCACTACGGTGTTGATCCTATGGAAAAAGTCATTGATCACATAAACCATGATATTTCTGATAATAGAATTAAAAATCTTAGATTAGTGACCCAGAAGAGGAATTCTCTCAATCGAGATGCCTCTAAAACACAAAGTGGTATAGTAGGAGTTACATGGGATGCTAAAATGCAGAAATGGTTAGCGCGGCTCACGATTGGTTTAGGCTCTTTTGAAGACGTTGAAGAAGCTAAAGCGGCTCGCGTTGCAGCAGAGAAAAGATACTATGGATGCCTTATAGAAGATTTAGAGGATATATAATGACCATATTATAAATTTAAATTCAAAAAAAACATAAAAAAGGCTTGCATGGGGTTCGATATCCTATAGAATGCTTGCGTATGAACGAAACACCCAAGAGAAGAGGACGGCCCAAAGGCTCATCATCATTTGTAAAGATGAATCTAAAGCATTTGGTTAGTCAGTTAGGTAAAAATGCCAATATCATGGTATCTAAGAAGCACCTCGACCAATTAGAGGAGCTTGATATGTTTGAATACCCCATCGATGAGGCAGCTAAGCCCCCCAAGGAGCCTGAAGAGAAGATTCAGTTCTCTATTAACACCTTCAACGACTGATCTTATGACTAAAAGTGAAATGTTCGAAGGTTTAATCGGTCAGGAGACAATCAAAACTCGTTTAGAGTTTTATACTCAGGCCCAGAAAGCTACAGGAACTCTCCCTTTTCTTTTGTTCAATGGTGCGAAGGGGCTTGGTAAGACAGAATTTGCAAAATCATTTGCGAAGTCTCTGGGTAAGCCATGTATAGAGATTAATTGTTCCACGATCAGGAATGCTGAGCAGTTCTTCGATCAGGTTTTTATCCCTGCTATCCTAGACAGAGAGATAACAGTTCTTTTGGATGAGGCCCATGCCCTACCTAAAGATTTAGAAAATGCTTTTCTTACTATCTTCAATGTCGAGGATGCTAAGACTAAGAGGTTTGAATTTGGGGAATCTAGCTTTTTGTTTGATTTCTCTAAGCAGACATTCTTATTTGCCACTACTGAACTGGATAAATTGTTTCCTCCTTTTAAGGATCGTCTCACCCAGCTAGACTTCGAACCGTATGATGGTGTCGAGCTTGGTGCTATCATCCAAAAGAAACTTGATTGGTTATCATTCGAAAAAGGTTTAATCAATAAGGTTTCTCAGACTGTGAGGGGCAATGCTAGATCTGCAGTTAAAAGAGCTTTGGAGATCAAGGCATATGCAGAAGTCCACAACAAAGCCTCATTCAATAAAAAGGATTGGAGTAAGTTGTGTGGTCTACTGGGTATCATGCCATTTGGTATCAATGCTACCGAACTCCAGGTTATGAGAATCCTCAAGGATCGAGGAGCTTGCACCTTACAAATGCTCTGCGCTGTAACTGGGATGTCAAGGACTGCTTTACAGAAAGAGGCAGAGATCCACCTACTCAAGAATGGGTTCATGAAGATCGATGGTAAAAGAGAGATCACTGGTAAAGGTGTAAAAGCATTAGAAAGAATAGGTTAATGGCAAAGAGGAAAAGAATATATAAGCTCCCTCCCAAGATCTTGGTTGGGGGCATGGAGTTTAAGATTGTTTTTAAAGACACTGAAGACTATGGTGCGATGCACTTCGATGAGAAGATTATTTACATCAGGAAGGGGTTGACAGAGGAGGAGCAGTTGGATACTTTGATTCATGAAGTTCACCACGCAGCCCTTAGCATCAGCGGAGTATCCCACATCCTTGATGATGACAATACAGAGGAGGCACTGGTTAGACTTGTCGAGCATATGGTTATGCCTATAGTAAAGAAAGAATATAAAAAGTTTATTCAAACACAATGAAGAGTAAGATATTTATAGTAAGAGATGAAGTTGAGCAGCAGAAAACTGTCTGCTGGCTTGGGGATGATAAGTTCTCAGAGGATATTAAGCACTTCGACCCAGAAGATCCTAATGACTTCGATCTAGCTACATTAGACTCTACCGTAGCTAGATACTTTGAGATGGGAGAGTTAACAGAAGATAAAGATTTGATTGGCCAAGAGTTAGATGGCTTAGAGATTAAAGCAATCACATACCAACACGAAATTAATTAGTATATTATGAAAGCACAGATAAACATAACAGAAACAATGCTCAATAAGAGTATTATCGACGCAAACAAATCAGTTTGTGAGTTAGCCAAGAAGTTCTCTTTTGATTATTCAGAGGCAGAATGTGGGCAAAAGCATTTGGTTTCGGGCAAGTATCCTGATGGAACCGAAGCAAAAGTTACATTTTATAAGGCTAAGACTAGGGGAGATAAAAGAATATCTATTACCAAGTTAAAGCATCACACCCAAGCAGGAGATGTTGTTACTCTCAAGGGATTTCGGGGAGCCATTAAGATTCTAATCAATGAAGATTAAATTTTCTTTTAACAAGATAGTGGACGCTGACTCTATAGAAGAAGCTTACAATAAGATTATTGGAGAGTTGAAGCAGGGAACTCAAGAACTCATTACCCATGAACGTACATATCACAGTCACTTGTCTGATGCCTCAATCTCAATGCGTACTCATGGCGTTAACTATTTTACCTTTGAGAGATTAAAGACCCACACTGGCTATGGAGAAGGATCAGTAGATTACGATTACTAAACCTATGAACTCAGATAGCCAAAACTTATTGTTTGATATATTAGACCTCGTCTCCGAGATCGAAACCCTCTTGCAAGACAGAGAGCCACGAGCTAGGGAACTACTACGACAGATAAATCAACGTATAGTTCACAACAAACCTACCGATCAGAACGATACACCCTCCCATTACGATTTATTTAACTAATCATTTGTAATTACCAAACACTCTCCATCGCCATACGTTTGTATACATACTATATATAGATTACCATAGGGGAGAATATAAAAGAAATCATTGTAGGTATCAGGAAAACTTAGATTTGAGAAAATTACCAGCTCCTACGCCTTTTTAATTATTTAAATACATTTTTTAATCATTTAAAATACTTATGAACGGATTTGACATCTTTATGACAATCGTATTATTCTTTTTGTTGCTTTATAGTGCGCTTAAGAACGGTGGTAGGACCAGTCATCGTGATGAGGAGATCGACGATTATTGGTCTGACGGTTAGCCCCGCCAATAAAAACAAATAAATAAAAGAAAAGCTAGGTCGTGATATAAGCCGCAAATAAACAAATAGGCGATTAGCCGCAGGTCAAGAGAAAAGCCCCAAATAAACACAGGTCAACCGAAACATTCTAAATAAGCGATTAGCCGCGATTTTTTCCTTGACTCCCACCGAAGGTGGGAGTAGAACTATAGCGTAAGATACAAATAAGGCAGGTCGTGATATAGACCCCAAATAACCCAGATCTAAATAAACCCCAATAAATAACCCTCCTGCACAATCGCAGGTTTTTTTTGTGTCAGATACTCGCAGATAAAAAACGCTGTAAGTCACTGATTAGTAAGGAGTTACAGGCCAGCTGCGGCCCGTGGGCCGTAACTCGCTGATAGTCAACGAGTTACGAGGTTTTTATTTAATGTATTCTTTTACAGAGAGACAGTTAAACTCCATTGCCCTTTGATCGGTAGGATCTCCAGCCTCTCCAACCTCAACCAAGTCGATAGCCTCAGCCTCCGAAGAGGCTTCAACTTCAAACTGCAAGCGGTTCACTTCCTCCATTATAACCAAGTAGTTTTTAATCTTCATCTGGCAATGGCTCCTTTCCATAGTCGAGGTAATGCATATGTTGCTTGGCATACTGGTAAACCTTAGTCATTGCTTCCTTAACCTCTTCTCTTTCTTGATAAGCTTTATCCCAAGCCTCATCCCCAAGAGGGTAGTAATCCCTTTGATGGAAGTCCGTATCATAAAGGAGTTTAATCTGCGCTTGGCTTACAGCGTCAAACAATTCGTTGTATTGTCTGCGTAGACTGTCCTCATCTGATCCATTCATGTGGATGCATGGCATTGTGTATTTTTCAATCATAGTCTCACCCTTTAATCCATCAATGAATTTTGTGGCTTGATCAAGTGTTGTCAACAGGGTGCCGTCTCCGTTGTAGATTTGTCCTAGGTCATGAGTCTCAATGTAAGAGTGGAGGAGAGCCTCAAGTAGTTTCTTTGTGCTTATTTCTGTATTCATAATTTAACTCTTTTTCTTTTCTATTCTCGAAAGGAATACACTGCCATGCACCTCTTCAAAAGTGAAAGCTGTTACGTCTTCATTCTTCGCTACTTCATTGCAGAAGTCGATAAGCAAGTCATAAGCTTGCTCTTCGTTTTCAACGTCGAGGATGTCCTCGAAGGTTACTTTGATTCTCATTTAAATCCTTTCTTTTACTTGTTCAATGACTAAGTTTATAATTAGGGTGCCAAGTTGGGAATTCTACTTTTGGGGCCAATTCTGTATACCCTAGCTCTGTGAAATGTTCATGCAATGTAAACTGCTCCATGCAAGCTCACTTCAAAAAAAACTTTTTTCTTTTCGTCAGTATATTCAAAGCAACAATCTGCTCTCCCCGTCTCACACTTAGTTGCTCTAAATGTTTTAGGGAATACTCCTGTCAATTTAATTGTTTTTGGTTCGTTCATCTCTTGCTTGTTGTATTTTTTTCTTTCTGTCGTTTCTGTCATGGAACCATGCGGAACCATATCTAATGTTTCTTGATTTAAAGAATTCATCGCAAGCTTCGCTCACTGTGCGAGCAATGTTTGCGGGTAAGACATCATACATCCCAAAGTTTCCTTGCGAGGATTGCTTAATTATCTCTTTCTTTTCAACCGCTTTGCGGAGAAACTCATCTTTGAGGGCGTGGTAATCTTTTGATTTCATCTTATTCTGTAAGTTATTAGGCAGACTAAGCATAAACAAAAAGTGATTATGAATTCTATGCTCATTTCGGCTCCACAACAAAACCCGTTTCGTCTTTTTTAGCAAGACCTTTCTCAACTAATCCAACGATCACACCTTTAGGATCTTTAAAGCGCAGATCACTTTCATCTCCATCTATCACTTTATAGCCTAGGTAAGTTTTAGGAAGTGAACCACGGAAGACGACGGCGACGTTCCCACCTAACTCAAGGATTGTTTTCATTTTGTTATCACTAGTTGCTTCACTGCGAGAAAAGGTGAGGTGATAGTTGTCGGGCATTTTGCCATCAAGCCAAGCTCTCATCCTGTAAAACCCTTTGGTGTAATCGTAGAAACTCACATTTGGGAATTCCTCCATAACATTCAAAGAGCAGATAGGTGGCTTTTCTGTTCTGCCCTTTCGGATATTCTCCCAAGGAATGTCGCTTGTGAGATTAAGACGGAAGCAGGGAATCATTTGTTTTTTTCCTGCGCTAATGATTGCCTTGGCGATCTCCGTTCTAAGATCCGACATAAAACCGAAGTTATCCTTAAAGAATCTTTTAGTTTTATTGATTCTAGAAGTTTGCACGTTTGACATACAACCGCGCCCCGCAGTATCTAAACAAGCGGCGCGACAACCCGCGCTTGCCCATTGGCAGACATTGAATCCTGATTTATTAGAGGGGGAAAGGTGGAGACCGAAAGTGCGATATCCTAGAACCTCTCCCTTTAGTGTTTTGGCGTTGCCTTGATTTAGTAGTTTCATAATTGTTTTTTTTGTTTTACCACCAGCAAGTGTAAAAAACCTGATCGCCTTCTGAGATAGCTTCTCTAGCTTTTGCCACAAACTCTAGATCATAATCTTGGCGCGTTGCGTCGTGACTAGTATCACTCCCAAAGAAAAAGCCTTGGGTTTGCGGTAATGTTTGGTGCTTAATGCAAGTCCAGAGTTGGTCTAGATCTTCGGTGGTGATTTCAAGATCTTGGCAATTAAGATCACTTTCTGATTTGCCAGTTTTAATGGCCCAGAGTTTTTCCATCCAACCTTGCAAAGCATTATGCTTGCGCCAGGAAGAAAGCTCAGTTGACTCACCATTAGAGTCCCTTCGGTGTGCATATTGGTCTAATCCCATAACAAAAGTATTTTGACAGGTTTGGGTTTGGGTGCAAGTGTATTTTAAATGTTTTTTTATTATTTTTTAATGCTTGACACGAAAAAACCTCTCTAAGTCGTTGATTGATAGGGAGTTACAGGGCGGCGGCGGCGGCTCGCCTGTAAGTCATTGATACACAGCGAGTTACAAAGGAAAAAGCCCCGCCCCCAACATGAAAGGGACGAGGCTTTGCTTATGTCTACCAAAAAGCTAGAGAGCCATCCTGATAAGTTGGATGAGGCCGAAAGCGGTGACTAGTCCAGAAAGTATAATCGCACAAGTAAAAACGACATTTTCGGTAAAGGTTCTGTCTTGATCTTTCATGATAAGGTTGCCCCCCTTTCGGGGGGCGTTATGGCTATGCAGGTAAAACTAGAGCTGACTCCTTATCCTCTTGAGAGATAATCTCTGGAGTGTGATTGGCGAACTTGTCAAAGATAGATTGCATACGCATAGTGCGGTCTGCGAGCTTGGTAAGATCGCCACCCTTGAGATTCTCAGTGATGGAATTGTAGAGGGTCCAGAGAGAACCGCCCTTGAATTCCTCATGGCGAGGATTGCGGAACTCCTCGACGGCCTTGTAGATGTCGCGAGCAGGGAAAGCCTTGGCATCAACCAAGTCAACAATCATAGAGGCGGCATCACGGACCTCGGTTTGCTGGTAAGCACCAATGCGCTTACCCATATCCTGCCAGTGGGAAGTGACACGGGCAACGGCTGAAGCCAGAACACGGGGAAGGTCACCCAAAATGTGGGTGGTGTGACGGCGAGCAAGCTTGACATCCGAAGAGAAGCAAAGGTTTTCGCAAACCATCATCTGGTTACCTGCAGCAATAGAAGCGGCGAAAGACTTGTCGTGAGCATTGCGAAGGCCCAAGACAATGCGGCGATCATCGCCAGTGACATCCTGACCCTTGAGGGCGAAACCCCCGAAGTAACGCTGGCCACCACGGGCAAGAGCGTGTTCCTCTTCAGTCACCTCAAGACCTGCGCGGTCAAGAGTTTCACGGGTCATCTTCACCAAGTGGTGATGCGGGATTGGAGTATGGGAAGCTGTCCCCTCTGGGGTTTGAACTCCAGCAAGTTGCTCCGAATCGACTTTGTTTTTTGCGTAGATAAGCATAATAGTAGTTAGGTTAAAAACGAGAGACTATCTCTCGACAGGGGAATTATGACAGAAAACAGTTTGTGTGCAATACCTTTTAAAGTTTTTTTGTCTTTTTTTTGTAGGTCAGGACATTTCGCAACAAATAGGAATAAAAAGCTTGACTTGCCCCAATCCACCGAGTGAGGAAAAACCTCTGTAAGTCACTGATACTCAAGGAGTTACAGGGCGGGGGCGGCGGCTGGCCCGTAACTCGCTGATAGTCAACGACTTAGAAAGGTTTTATTAAAAAGAAACCCGCCCCCTTTCGGGGACGGGCTGAATTTAGTGCTTTACTTATTATACAGTTTATACATATCAAAGAAAAGTCTCTGCCAGCAGTTAGCTTTTCTTTTAGAGACTCCTTTAATATCTCTGGATTGATATTGAACAGTAGCGGATTCGAATTCAAACCATGTGTTTAGTTTGTCTTTTCGTGGGTGATTTCCACCTATACCCCAAACACCATTTTTGATAGCGTTTTTAACTGTATCAATATCATACGATCCTCCTAAACCCCTATCCTCTATCGAGTCTAATAGGAATTGAGGTAATCCAGACCACATTTGCATTCCGAACTTTTTTTCATCTCCAATCTCATCTCGGAAAACATAATCAATTATATTTACAGTGTCTTCCATAACTTTCTTAGTGATGGCGGCTTTCTCTTTTGGCACTAACAATCTGTTTTTTAACATACTGTTAATAGCGGCTAAGATCTGTCCGTGGAGTGCTGCAACATTAGAGCCAAGATCAAGAGCTTTCTCCTTTGTTGGATTCAATGGGTTGTAGCCAAGCTTTTTGAAAAGTTTGATTATACCATGGATGTTATCAGGATCACTTTCGTTAAGCCTAGTGATCGCTTCAGCATGACCCCAGAACCTAGCATTTACTTCCCATTGACTTTTTGTCTTTGGGTCATTGGCTCGTAAGCACCTTGTGATTGATGCCAGTGTATTAACTACCCTACAATCAATAACCTGATGAGGAGAGGCGCAAATTCTATGCTGACCATCAGTGATTTGAGGATAGTATTTACCTTTATATTCGTGCATGTAAAGGTTAGGCAAATCGCAATCATCATCATCCCAATTCTCATGGATGTTTCTGATTTGTTTTTTGTTCAATGCCCTTTGGAAGCCATTGTCAATTCCAATGTTTTCCTTGTTTATTTGCACTATATTATAGATCCCTACCTTTTTGACCTTTGGAGCCTTGGATAGAGGTTTAGCCATGAGGTTATACTCTGGCACTGCATTGTGGGAGTTCTTATAGAACTCCATCTTTTTTTTCTTCGTGTTCATAAGTTATCTTATTTTCTACTTAATGGTTAAATGCCCCCGAATCAGTTGTTCATCAGCGACATCCACAGTATAACTAGATTTGATTCCTGTGCAACACTTTTCTCCTATTTTTTTGATTTTTTTTTATTTTAAAATGCAGCTCAGCATATTTTGCGACAAATAGCGTAGGTCAGGATATTTTAGGCCAAATAGCGCAATAAAAGGCTTGACTTGCCGCGATTTATCAGGTCATAAAAAAACCCCGTAACTCACTGCTAATCAATGAGTTACAGGGCAGGGGCGGCGCGTGGCCCGTAACTCGCTGATACACAACGAGTTACGAGGATTTTGGTCTTGCCAAAAAGTAATACCCAGCATCCCCGTCGGCTGCGGCTGCTCCCAGTTGGAATGCTCAACTTCGGCCACCCACTCTTGAGCGCTGGCATAGGCTGTTCGCCAAACCCCCATAGCCAACTCCCCGTCTTCAAACATTTCTGGGATCACCCACCCCCGATAAGACCTTGGGCAAGTCATGCTCTCCTGCCCTTTGAGTCCTGCCTGATAAGCGAAGTCATATAACTGATGTACGTGTTAGTGTAGCCATGAGGGGATAGTAGCCGAAGAATTAGTTTTTGGCAATAACTATTTTGATTTATTTTTTTATTTATTTCCTAACAAAAGGCTTTAAGAAGTTTGCACCCTGTAAGTCACTACTAATCAGTTAGTTACAGGGCGGGGGCGGGGCGCGGCCCGTAACTCGTTGATACTCAGTGACTTAGAGCGTTTTTTGAAGTCTTCTGGCAATGGGTCGCGAGTGCTGGCCTCTGCGAGTATCGCCAAGCGCTGCATGGCGCGGTCATACTCTTCGCGCTCTGCGGCTGTCAAGTTTATTTTTTGATTTGGCATCTTTTTTTTTACATGTGAGAACCCGCCCCCCACCACAGGGGACGGGCAATACACACAACACACAATTACAAAAAGAATCTGAACATGGCTACCCAACGGCTTCTGACATTTGAGATCCCAGCGACTTGGAGGGTGCGAAACTTGCGTTCCCCTCCGTCATCGAGGTCACGGGTAGCAGCTACAAGGTAGCGCTTATTCATAGCGGAGAACGCATCTGTCTCTATGCTTTCTACTAGGAAGTTTCTGATTCCACTCACCTTGACGGTGGAGGCTCCAGAGTTTACATAAGTCACAATGCTATTCGTGAGAAGCTGCTCCAACTCAGAAGGGGGCATCTTGTAGAAGTTGCGGAGCTTCTGCTTGTCAGACAGGTTATCCCAGAAGATAACGAAAGCGGAGATCAGAGCAATGATGCCGATGATGGCAAAAGCTACTGGTGTTAGGTTTGAGGAGAGGACTTGTTGGATGGTGTCTAGTGTTGTTTGCATAACGGGATTTTAGTTGAATAGGTAGTTGAGGTCAATGCTTTTTTGATTTCTTTTTCGAGATCTTCGGAGTGGTCGAGCATCTCCAAGTTGCCAGCGATGACAAGCGTGAAGATAACTCCTGCGATGGTGAGTATAGTGTTCATATTACTTAGAGGCTTTTAGGATTTGTTTTTTCTTTTCAGCAATTAACTTTTTTGCATGGAGGGTGCAAAGACCGTAGGACTTGATTTTGATCAGACCTTCTTCCATGCCTTTTAGTTCTGCTTTATACATTCTTACTGTCCAGTTGTTGGTGTCGCTCATGTGGGAATTTTAGTTGAATTGTGGGTTGGGTGCAAGCACTAATCGCATCTTTTTTAATTTATTTTTCGACGACTGGGCTGGGCTGGAAACGACGCATACCGACGCGATCAATACATCTGAAGCGGAGAGTCTTGAAAACTTGCTTGTTACCAGTCTCGCTATTGTGGCTCTTGTCCACGACCTTGCACACTGCGAACCCGTCACCAATGCGGTCAATGCTTTTGAGGATATACATACGAGCATTTCCATTATTAGAAGTATAGTAAACAAACTGTTTCCCTGTCAGGCTAGTGATGTTGTCTTGGTTGATCATGGGGATATTTTACTCTAATCGGCAGAGAATTAAAAGCTTTTTCTGCATATATTTAATCTTTTTTTTTATTTAAAAAGGCTTGACATAGGCTAGCTATAGAGTAGGGAGAAAAGCCTCGTAAGTCGTTGATACTCAATGAGTTACAGGGCGGGGCGGGGGCGTGGCCCGTAACTCCCTATCGCTCAGTGAGTTAGAGCGTTTTTTATTTAAATGTTTTTATTTACTTTTTTTACCCTAAAAGGCTTGACACTCTCACCGTGTCTGATTTAAAATGGTGGCATATTTCTGCGAGGGCTATGCCAGACCCACGATCACTCCTTATTTAACGTCTTACGGATCGCTTAACCGTGTTTATACTCACTTGACGAAAGTTTATTGATCTAGGTTTTTGGCTTTTCTTCTTGGTCATAAAGATTGTCTATGTCTCCCAAGTATCCATCACACGCATGGTCTTCATCTTTGGGGCAATCCCCATTACAATATAAACATTTAATTTGTTTAAAGGTTCCTGATAAGTCTATTTTATCTTCGTTCATATTATTTTTATTTACTTGCCGTAGATCCAGCGAAGCTCATCGCTCCACTCCTTGACCATCTCAGCCTCATGACCCTTTGGGTTCTTGCAAGCTGCACCGATCCACTTTCTGATCATGCGCTGGAGCTTTTTCATCCTGCGCCATTCCATCCAATGCACACCAATGGCGAAAGGGTAAGTGAGAATGAGAAGGGCTTTGCCCTTGGCGTCTTGGTCTTTGAAGTTGTGTAGGTTCATAGTGTTAGTGTGTTAGTTTAGTGTAATGCTTTTACTTTGTTATCTCTGATTTGCCGAAGCGTCGTTTAGGTCTCCTTGGCAATGTGAGGGTCAGTTGCCCTGAGAGCCAGATAGCCTCGGAAACTTTATAGTCTAATTGCAAGGGCGGCTTTCCGCTGCCTGCATAAAGTGAGGATCATATTGAGGTTGGCTCTCTCTTGGGCGTGGTTCAAATGCTGTGTCAGTCATGGTAGTATTCTAGTATAGATTTGGGGCTAATGAAAAGGTTTATTTTGTTTTTCTTGGAGCGGGGGAAGCCCAAGGGCAGTCACTAAAGAAAGGGAATGGCTCTCGCTTGGCTAACTCCTCAGAATTCTTTCTGAACTGAGCTTTGCGCCGATCAATGAGATCTTGAACTTCTTGTGAGCGAGTGGCGGGGTAAGGCTTGTTTTGCTTCATGTGAGAATTATACATTAAAAAGTGATTTAAAAAAGCTTTTTCTGCTATTATTTTAATTTATTTACTTACCCAACCGAACTTAAAAAAGTCAAAGTGACCATTGTCATCTCCATACTTCAGATATTCCTTGGCGATCTCTGAACCATACTTGTCTTCGATGTCTTTATACATACTACCAGCAAAAACCTCATCCATGATCTGAAAGAATAAACTCTTGTTCATGCCTCCACCATCTTCGTTGGCGTAGTTAAAAGGCTGCATCTCTTCTTGTTGCTTCATGCGTAGATTTTAACACAGTATCGACTAAAAGAAAAGCTTTTTTTACTATTATTTTTTAAATATATTTTAATTTAATACTTGACAAGCCACCCCACCCCATTTCTGAAAAAATTAGTTAGCGTTTGCGTAGCATAATCGCGGGGGGAGTCCGACTTCAATTTCTCAATGGCCAAACCCCCACCCATTATTGGACCAGTCGCTGACGTTTTTATTATTGATAATAGTTATTTAAAAAAAAATACACCCCCCTATAATTATAACGGGGTACAAAATTAGTGTAATAACAACAAATGAGTCTACCATACAGTGAATTTCCAGTTTACATAGGTCAAGCTGGAGCAGTTACGCCGCCGAATGAGCCTAACGGCTATATTCCAGCTACGCAATTGAACGTTAGCTATAGCACTTCGTCTAGTGCTAGACGTAAATTGGGTAAGAGTGTTGATGCCTCTGATCAGTTTACATTTAATAGTGCATTATCTGCAGATATATCGGTTAGTTGTTTATTGCAATCGGGGATGGTTTCGGGGTTGGATTTTTTATTGGATGCTAATCAAGATGATTTTGTGACTATGAAGTTGGGTAGTGGTATATACAACAAGTGTTATGCTAAAGATGTGTCGTTGAGCATAAGTCCATTTGAGCCAGTGGTTTTGAGTGCTAATTTTGTTTCATTAGATCCTGCTGTGGGTGGGACTATTACTGGGGATACTGATGCATATCGTGGTGAATTTCCGCCATTAGATACTGATATTATTGTTTATGGTCATACGTGTTCTGTTAATGATAGCGCACAAGTATTGGGGGATGTTCAATCACAAATAAATTTCAAGAGAGCATACACCCGCACCCCAATTTACGGTTTAGGTTCTGTGAATGCGTCTTCTATGTTGTTGGATGGAGTGGAAGAGGAGATATCTGTATCATCTACAGGTTTAAATAGCTTGATAGGGTTTAGTGGTGAAAAGTTGAATAACGTTTTACAAGTTGACCTTAAATATTTGGGGGATAACACTCCTTTAATAAATAATTTTATTAAGTTCCCCGCTGGCGCGAGAGTCTTGATGGAAGCGTATTCTGCCCAAGGAGGAGAAGTGATGCAAACAACTGCGACAATTAAACAGGTAAAACTGTAAATTCAGTGTAATGTATATTACATATGGGAGTTAAGAAACTGTCTAATATTCAGTTGGAACCTCACAACTTTTTTTCAATAAAGTTTAAAGAGAGGAAATTTAAATTTACCGCAAATCAACGCAAATTTCTAGATACACTACTAGATCCAGAGGTAAAAATCATGTTTGTGTCTGGACCAGCTGGTTCTAGTAAAACTTACATGTCTTTATATGGTTGTCTTAGATTAATGTCTGAAGATAGAGATAAGGATCTATTATACATTAGAAGTATTGTAGAAAGCGCTGATAAAGGTCTAGGTAGCCTTCCTGGAGATATGTCTGAGAAATTCAACCCTTTTACGTTGCCTCTCTATGACAAACTAGAAGAAATCATACATGAGGGCGATACAGCCTACCTGAAACAAAAGGAACGTGTCAATGCTATACCTATAAACTTTTTAAGGGGGGCTAACTGGGAAAACAAACTAATTGTAGCTGACGAAGCGCAAAACTTTACATTTAAAGAGTTGACCACTTTGATTACTCGTATTGGTGAAAATACTAAGTTAATTATCTGCGGAGACTTTATGCAAAGTGATATTGATGGTAAGACAGGCTTTAAAAACATGGTTGATATATTTTCAGACGAAGATTCTAAAGCTAATGGTATTGATACCTTTCAATTTACCAACAAAGATATTGTTAGAAGCAAAATTTTAAAATTCATCATTTCTAAGTTAGAAAATTGGAAGAAAGTGTAATAATAATATATAAACAGGAAAATGCGTCAACGCGAAAGCGGCGAACAGCTTATAAACAAAAGGATGCATCAAAACTTGTTTTTTTTGAAAATTAATTCATAAACAGTAAAATATATAGTATGGCTCACATATTTTGTCAAAGTTGTGGAAGTAAAATTTCTTACGCTAACGCAAAGCCCAACTTCTGTACGAAGTGCGGCCAGCCTCTGAATTCTAGAGCTTCTACTGTTTCAACGAATACTTCTGTTACAGAGACAATAAAATCTTCAGTTATCTCGTCTGACGAGACAGATGCTGAATTTGTCCCTGAGATTACCGATTTTCAAGTAGATTTTGAAGTCTCTAATATTTCTAGTAGAACACTAGGGTCATTAATAGGTGAGCCAACTCCTAACACAACGAGTAGGAGGCGCGAACCTAAATCTGTTAATGACTTTATTGATGAAAAGAAAAAAGGGAAGTAATTATACATATGAAGACTTCTCCGAAGTAATCGATTTAGCGATAAAGAAACAGCAGTATAAATGGCGGCTGAATGCTGTTAGGTGGTTTGACTTTGAAGATGTAGAACAAATCATAAAAGTTCACATTGCTAAGAAGTGGGACATGTGGGATCAAGAGCGACCTCTTGAACCGTGGATAGGTAGGATTATATCTAACCAGATAAGAAACCTAGTTAGAAATCACTACGGCAACTATGTAAATCCTTGCCTGAATTATCAAGAGCCAGATCATGACTCATCTACCTGTCCGATTTGTCAGAAGTGGGAAAAGTCTAAGAAAGCGGGGTTAGAATTGAAAATACCGCTTTCTACGGAGGATTTCATAAAAGAAGTAACAAATAAAGAATATTTAGACTTCGACTTCTCTTCATCACTTGAAAAGCTTAATTTCGAGATGCAATCCCGCCTGAAGGATAATCATTACATAGCTTACAGGATGTTGTATTTTGAAAGTAGTAGCGAAGAAGATGTAGCTAAATTTATGGGATATAAGATCTCCCCGCAAAAAAGAAAGCTTGGTTACAGGCAAGTAAAGAATCTTAAGAAGAAATTCCTACAAGTAGCTATAGAGATACTAAAGGAGCAAGATATTATAGGTGATGGAGCTGAATAAAGATCAAAAAGAGTTTTTAAGAGTTAATTCTCAAGATATGCCAGATCTTATTGATTTGACAAAAAAATGCTTTGGCGATGAATCTTTGGATGGCAGATCTAAGGAAGGCCGCGCTGTTCGCAAGTTCTTAGTAGAGAACTCTATAAAATTCAAAACAACAAGTAGAATACCTGCTGAAGTTATAAATTTAACAAAAGAGCAAGGAGAATTCATTCTGCAGCAAGCGGAAGAGGGATTGTCTTCATTGGAGATAGCTAAGATAGTTTTCCCGTCTAGAAATGTAAAACCTCTAAGTTCTGAACAACGTGTAGTCTTAGAGAAAATTAGAGAGGTAAACCCAGATATTTTACCATCTCAAGATTCGGGAGCGTTAAATTCTTACATTTCTCCAAAATCTCCATCACGAATCATAAAAAAAGTAAATGATGCTACAGGACTAACATTAAACGAGCAAAAACTCAACAGACAAAAACAAATTTGTATAGAGAAGCTTAAAGTAAACCTTTCTAACTCTAGATTTTTAAAGATTATTAATAATTTTTTAAACGAAGAAGATAGAGTTTTGTTTGAACATGAATTTGTTAGATTGACATGGGATAAACCAGATCTAACGGCTGATGAATTGAATCTTTATTTAAACGTCTGTAAAGAGGTTATAAACTTAGAAGTTATAAGCGCTCACCTAAATAAATTGAACAGTATGTTCGATGACGCTGATGAGCAACAGGAAATGTCTATCCGTTTAGCAGAGATTATAAAAACTAAGAGTAGCGAGTATCATCAGTGCGAAACCCGCATTGAGAACCTCACAAAGAAGCTTCAGGGCGACAGGGGAGAGCGCATGAAGAAAATGCAGAAGGAGAACGCATCTTTTCTATCTATCGTCCAATTATTCCAAGAACAGGAAGAAAGAGAGACAATGATACGAATAGCTGAGATGCAAAAAGAATCAATCAAAGAAGAAGCTGAAAGGCTAGAGGGTATGGCGGAATGGAAAGCTAGAGTTCTAGGAATAAGTCAAGAAGATGCAATTTAAATGTCAGGAATGCGGCAAGGAGTTTAAAAGCCGAAGAAGCTTACATACTCATATAAAAGTCCATGATTTATTTGTGGGGGACTATTATGTGAAATATTACCCACGTTTTGATAAGTTAACTAATCAACCGATAGAGTATAAAAATTACGATCAGTATTTCGCTACTGACTTCATCAATATATCTAATATGAAAAAGTGGTGCGATCAGGCTCCGCGAGAAGAGGTTAGAGAATTTATAAAAAAGTCTTTAAAAGAAAAGCTAGGAGCCAAGGGCATTCAAGCAGGTCCACCGTCCACTTACCTACTAACGGGTGGTCTTCCCGATATTGACATCTGTAAACAGATGTTCGGCAGTTATCGTGAAACCTGTCAGCATATCGATATGCTCCCCATGCTATCAGCGTCTTTACCAAAAGATTTCCAAAAAGATTATAGTGATACACCTATACTAATTGACACTAGGGAACAACAGCCATTATCTTTTAATAATTCTGACTCATTGAAATTGGATGTGGGTGACTATGCCGTGGGCGGTGATCTATATGACTATACATTTGTGGATAGGAAGTCTTACCAGGATTTTTGCTCTACTATTACAAACGGTTATTCGCGTTTTATCAAAGAGTTAGAAAGATGTAGATCTATTGGTTGTTTTCTTTATATAGTTACAGAAACAGCTTTTGATGATATGTGGGCCACTAATAAAAAAGGCTTCAAGAAATTTAAATTAGATTATGTTTATCATCAGATGCGTTCTATACAATCTGAGTATACTGATTGCTGTCAATTTGTGTTTAGTGGCTCTAGGGAGAAAAGCGAGGAACTTATACCCAAAATCCTTGTTTTAGGAAAGAAGCTATGGAAAGTAGACCTTCAATATTTTTGGGACAAAGAAATTAAAAAAGATGGCTTGGGAAACAGGAAAACAGAAACTCCACAGAGATTACAAGGATATAAACAAACTCATTCTAGAAAAAGAGGGGTATTTAGAAGAAACGGAAGCTAAGATCCTTCTTTATAAATTTTTTAGGGAGAATCCTTCTTTCGCTTGTGAGTTACTCACTGGGGTGAAGTTATTCCCTTTCCAGCATATGGCCATCAAGTCCATGATGGAGTCCGATTACTTTTTGGGGATCTGGAGTCGCGGAATGTCCAAAAGCTTCTCTACAGGCGTTTTCGCGCTATTAGACGCTATTTTTAATCAGGGTGTCCAGATAGGTATTATATCAAAGTCTTTTCGACAATCTAAAATGATTTTTAAAAAGATAGAGGATATTGCTAAAAGTCCCAAAGCGACATTTTTTGCTCAGTGTATCACTCGCACATCCAAAATGAATGATGAATGGGTTATGGAGATAGGTCGGAGCAGCATAAGAGCGTTACCTTTAGGTGACGGAGAAAAGTTAAGGGGTTTTCGTTTCCAAAGGATGATTATTGACGAATTATTGTTGATGCCTGAAAAAATTTACAATGAGGTGATTATACCCTTTTTGTCTGTTGTGGAGAATCCTACTGAGAGACAAGAGGTCTACGATCTAGAGACTAAGATGATAGAGCAGGGTAAAATGAAGGAGGAGGAAAGGAAACGCTGGCCAAACAACAAAATTATTGGTTTGTCTTCAGCCTCTTACAAATTTGAATACCTTTACAAGATATATCAAAAATACGAATCTCTAATATTGAATGAAAACAATCAGGACGGAGCGCATAGAACGATAATGCATTTTAGTTATGATTGTGCGCCACAGCAACTTTATGACCAAAGCTTAATCAATCAATCTAAATCAACCATGAGTCAATCTCAGTTTGATAGAGAATTTGGAGCTATATTCACTGATGATAGCTCAGGGTACTTCAAGGTGAGTAAGATGGCTAATTGCACCATACCTGACGGTGAGGGCCAATCTGTGGAAGTTATAGGCAATCCTAGAGATGAATATATATTAGCTTTTGACCCATCGTGGTCTGAAAGTGAAAGTTCTGATGATTTTGCCATGATGCTTATAAAACTAAACAAGCAAACTAAGAAAGGCACAATAGTCCACAGTTACGCTTTATCAGGTGCTAGCTTGAAGACTCATATTAAATATATAGCTTACGTGCTTACTCATTTCAATATATCTGCAGTGGTTGGTGATTACAACGGAGGTGTCCAATTTATTAACTCTTGTAATGAAAGCGATATATTTAAAAAGAAGAATCTTAATTTAGGAGTGATAGAGGCTGATCTTGATAAGTCTAAAGACTATAATAAAAATCTAAGGAGACTGAGGAATCAATATAACAAATCAGATAAAAATTTTGTATTCTTGAGGAAGCCGACATCAGCTTGGATTAGATTAGCTAACGAATCTTTACAATCAGCTTTCGATCACAAACGTATATTCTTCGCTGGTGCAGCAATGAATGATGACTACAACAATCAAAGGAAGTCTAGAGTCCCAATTGAACAGTTGAAATTCATAAGAAATGATCAAAATGAAAAAGGGCCAAAAGGGGCTAGAATGATTGATTTTGTAGAACACCAGAGAGATATGATGGATCTAATCAAAGTCCAGTGTGCTATGGTTCAAATCACAACATCTTCACAAGGTACGCAGAGCTTCGACCTCCCCCCTAACCTAAGAAAGCAAACTGGTGCTGATAAAGCCCGTAAAGACTCTTATTCTGCCTTGGTGCTAGGTAACTGGATGATGAATGTATTTTATGATATGGAATCAGATGATATTTCAGATCAACAGAATACCTTCACTCCAATGTTTATTTCTTAACTTTTAAAAGTTGAAAGTTAACTTTGAGGTGTAAGATAATTTATATCTCATGTCTAAAAGAAAATATACTAAACGCTCTGAATATTGGAAAAAGTTTAACATTTCAGACCACCCATCTCAGGTAGAAGATAATACCGAAGAAGCCTCTCCTGAGCTATTAGGGGAGCCTTTTTACACTTCAGACGCTTCTTACAGCGGAGTATCAGAAGCTAGAAGGCAAGGGGCATCAACCAGCGGCTTTTCAGGTTCTAGAACGAATCGAGCTGCTTATACTAATTTACATAATCGTTATTCTAGTATTAGGTTAGGTCTACTACCTTACGAATATTCTTCTGAGGGTATTACCTGCAGAGATGCTATAGAACTTTGTCAAAAAGCTTATTGCAACGTAGCTGTATTCCGAAACGCAATAGATATTATGTCAGAGTTCACCAACACTGATATCTACTTAGAAGGTGGCTCCAAGAAGAGTAGGGAGTTTTTTTATGAATGGTTTAAAAAAGTTAATATTATAGCTCTTAAAGATCAATACTTCAGAGAGTATTATCGCAGTGGTAATGTTTTTCTTTACCGCATAGACGGAAAGTTTAAAGCTGATGATTACGCTAGACTTATCAATCAAGTCGGATCAATTGGCACATCAACCAATAAAATACCACTAAAATATATTCTTCTCAATCCGTATGATGTAATTGCAAAAAGGGCTACAACTTTTACATATGGAGGAGTATATCAGAAAGTTTTATCTGAATATGAATTAGCTAGGCTGGCTAACCCACAAACAGAAGAGGACATTGCTATATTTGAAGCTTTGGATGACGAGATTAAAGAATCTATACAAAGAGGATCTTTTACAAATAAAGGTATCAGTATAGACTTAGACCCTCAGAGGCTTTCATATTCTTTTTATAAAAAACAAGACTATGAGCCATTTGCCGTGCCATTTGGTTTCCCAGTACTTGATGATATCAATGCGAAGCTTGAATTAAAAAAGATGGATCAATCCATTACCCGCACAGTAGAAAATGTGATATTGCTTATCACTATGGGTGCAGACCCAGAAAAGGGAGGGGTTAACCCAAACAATATGGCTGCTATGCAGAACCTATTTAAGAATGAAAGTGTAGGTAGAGTTTTAGTTTCGGATTATACCACAAAAGCTGAATTTATTATCCCTGAACTAAATTTAGTACTTGGGCCTGAAAAGTATCAGATACTCAATGAGGATATTAAACAGGGATTGCAAAATATTGTAGTAGGAGAAGAGAAATTTAATTCTACTCAAGTAAAAGCTCAAATATTTATTGATAGGCTACAGGAGTCGCGATATGGGTTTTTAAATGATTTTTTAAACAAAGAGATAAAAAGGATAGCTAAAGACTTGGGTTTCCGCTCTTGGCCTGAAGCTAAGATGAAAGATATAGACATGAGGGATGAGGTTCAACTTATGAGAGCTTCTACTCGACTTATGGAATTGGGAATCATTACTCCTAAACAGGGAATGGAGATGTTCCACAATGGAAAGTTCCCAAATCCCGATAAATTAGAGCCAGCTCAAAAAGAATTTCTTGAAGAGCGTGAGAAGGGGCATTTCAATCCTCTGGTCGGTGGAGTCCCTGTATTCGACCCTTCAGGTAGTTCATCAGGCCCAAGAAAAGAGAGTGGTAGGCCAGAGGGGACTACTGGTATTCCTTTAGCTAACGCTACTTATTCTAGGGCTAATATTCAAGAAACAATCTATTCTATAGATAGTTTTATCCATGACTCTAAGGCAAAAATGGCTTCTCATTTAAAAGTCGAAGAGCTTAGTCAATCTCAAGAAGAGATGCTCTCTAGCCTCTGCGAATCTATAGTTTGTTCACAGAATAAAGAATCTTGGGACGAAACCCTTGAATCATGTGTAAAAGATTTTAATAAAATAGAGGATTTAGATACTTTACGGGAAGTTTTAGATATATCGTCTGAGCATTCTTTAGAGACTTATCCTGCAGCAATTCTATATCATAGCCATGAAAAATAATTTTGAGTATACAGAAAACGGTATCGAAGTCGATATATCTGAAGCGATGCATTGCGGAGATAAAAACAAAGAAAGTCAATCTAAAAAGAAAAAATATTCTAGTTATGGTTCTCCAGATGTCGATAAACACTATTTTGATTCTAAAGAAAAAGCTATGGCTGACGCTAAAAAAATGGGACTTAAAGGTTTCCATTCACATAAAGGTAAAGACGGCAAGGTTGTCTACATGGCTGGTCCCGATCACGCATCGTTTATGAAAAAACATAAAGAGATGATAAAAGAATCTGAAGCGGGAATGTCTCCAAAACAAAAAGCTGCTCTTGATAAGAATAAAGATGGCAAGGTAACCAAGGAGGATTTCGAACTTCTACGTAAAAAAGGGAAAAAGTCAGAGAGTAAAGAGGAGAAACCTAAGAAAAGCTATGCTAATCTTTTAACTGACATAGCTAACAAAGAAGACTCCGAGTAAATATGGATTACAAATACACCGCGACTTTCGAAGCTCCGCTGTTATCTTGTGAGATAAATAAAGCTTCGTTTATTTCAGAGGCTTCTCTAAAAAACTTAGAGCCTCTCATACCAAAAGAGATAGACTACAATGAGAATGTAGATCTTATGGGTGTGGCTTTTAATGCTGCCGTCATAAATCAATTCAATAAGAATGGTGATGGTATGGATGCGGCAACCGCTGTTAAATACACTAATAAGTTTATTCATAAACCCACTAATATCGAGCATGATAAACAAAAAGTTGTGGGCCATATTGTTTCAGCTGGTTACAGTGACTACAAATCTAGCGAACTTATAGAAGAAGAAGCCGCAGCTTCTATGAAAGAGCCTTTTAATATAGCTCTTGGGGCTGTTTTATATAAGACTATAAACTCTAGTTTTACTAATTTAGTTGAAAAATCATTAGACGAAAATAGCAAACAATATCAGAAAGTATCTGCTAGCTGGGAGGTGGGTTTCAATGATTATGTTTTAGCTGTAGGGAGTGATCGTTTGAGCGAAGCGCGTATTATCTCTGACCCTGAAGAGATATCGGAAATGCAGGGCTTTTTGAGGAGCTATGGTGGAAATGGTAAGACAGATAAAGGGGAGACTATAAATAGGTTAATCAAAGGAGATATATACCCATTGGGTATCGCTTACACTTTGAACCCAGCTGCAGATGTTAAGGGTTTGTATGCCCCTTCTGAAGAAACTAAAAAAGTTTTTATATCTGATAAAAGGGATAAAATTTCACAAAACAGTAATTTAAATGTAAACAACGAAAAGAACATTATTGATATGGAACTTGAAAAAACTCTAAATGAACTAAAGGATCTTCTTAGTGAGAAGAAATTCTCCAAAGAAGCGGTAGCTTCTATGACCGATACCTTTGCTGATGCAATCCGTCAACGGGACGAACAATACCGTAAGGATCTTGAAGCAGAGAAATTGGAGAAAGAAGAAAAGATCAAAGAATATGAAGACCTCAAAGCTTCGGTTGCAGAACTGGAAGCTAAATTTGGCGAAGCCAGTGAGCGAATCGTTTCTTTTGAGAACGAAAAGAAAGCTGAAGAAGCTATTGCTTCGTTCAATACTCGTATGGACCAGATTGACGAGAAATTCGAACTTGATGACCAAGATCGTGAATTCCTCGCTTCTGAGCTTAAAGGTCTTGGAGACGAAGCTGCTTATGAGGCATTTGCTTCAAAACTCGACATCCTTTGGAAGACTAAAAATAAAGAGGTTCAAGAAGAGTTCAACTCTCAAATTCAAGCTCGTATTGATGAAGAAGTTGCTAAAAAACTTTCAACCGCTTCAACCGAAGAGGTTAAAATCGAAGACGCTCTCGACGCTGCTGAAGTGGTGGATGCGGAAGTATCCAATGCTAACGAAGCTGTAGCTTCTCAAGAGCCTTCATTGCGCGATAAGTTCGCATCAGCTTTCTCTCGCGAAAACATTCAAATTTCTTAGAAAATAAACAAAAATAGATTATGGCATTACGAATTCTACCATTCAGACAATATTCTGACCACGATGTTGTGAACATGTACTCTGTCATTGGCAGTGACGTTCTCACAAGCACTACCGACACAGGCGCTGGCGATGCTGGCGTTTTCGTGAAGGTATCAGACGGAAACTTCGATAACGATCCTGTAACCTACCAGACGAACAGCTACTTGGGTAAAACCGATTATCCTTTCGTTGGTACTACAGAGATGTATCCTGAAGTTAATATTAAAGTTACAGGCGCTAAAGACGAAGATCACTGCTTAGGCATGACTCTTTATCAAACTGCTAAAAACGACGAAAACGGAGAAAAACTTCTCTATAACCCACAGAAGCAAGAAGAACTCCAAGCTATGCTCCCAGGACAAGCTGTCCCTATCGCTACAAAAGGAATTTTCACTTTAGCTTCCACTGCGTTTGACGGACCTATTTCCAGCTACGCTCCAGGAAACAAGATTAAACTTTCCTCTAATGCTGGTAAAGTTACTGGTTTTGCTTCTATCGCACTTAGCGCTCTTACAACTGGTGATTTAGTAGACGAAACTAAGATATTTGGTCATGTTCTTGGAACAGGATCTCGCGCTAGTGTCGGACCTACCACGGACCAGTTTGCTGGTAATTACATCGTTGTATCCTTTGACTGTAACTCTTAATAATAGAAAGGACTTTATAATATGAAAATTACTTTAAAACGTACCCCAGAACAAGTCGAGCTTGTGAAAGCTATGGCTTCTCGCAACCGCACTGTTGCACATGAGGCTCAAGTAGCTCTTGCTGATTTCATCGGACCAGTTTTGGCCGAGGTTCTCAACAACGCTCCTACTATTAGCACTCTCTTCCAGTCGCTTCAATTTGACGCTGACGACAATCCTAGCATTCCACTTGATCTTTACTATGACATCTCTGATGAAGATTATGTTAAAGTATGGAGCCAAAGCCATGCTGGTGGACTTCCAAGTAACCAAGTGCTTCCTACAGCTTCCGAGCTGAAGCTTGCTACTTACACTCTTGATTCCGCTGTTGACTTTGATCGTCGTTATGCTGCTAAAAGCCGTATGGATGTTGTTGGTAAGACTTTCTCCCGTGTCGCACAGGAGATTCTTCTTAAGCAGGAGCGCACTTCCGCTTCCTTAGTCATGACTTCGCTTGCTAACGCAACCATCAATACATCTCCACTCGCTGGCGATGCTCAGGTTTTCCGTTCTGCTCTTGCTGGCTCATTCCTTATTGATGACCTCAATAAGCTTATGACTCTTGCTAAGCGTATCAATACTTCATGGATTGGTGGAACTCCTACCACTCGCACTCGCGGTATTACTGACCTTATTGTTTCTCCAGAAGTTGTTGGCAGTATTCGTGCTATGGCATATAATCCTGTTAACACTCGCGGCGGTGACGGTGCAGGTGCAGCTGGTGACGCTTCTACAGCTAACCCAATTGCAGCTCCAGAGTCACTTCGTGAAGATCTTTTCCGCAACGCTGGACTTGATAGCTTCATGGGTCTTAACATTCTTGAGTTTAACGAGATGGGTAAAGGGCAGAAGTTCAATACTATCTTTGATACTGCAGCAGGAACAACAAACTACTCCAAGTTTGATGGGACTGGCACAGCGCAATTCAACGGCGCTACTACCGAGATTGTTGTCGGGGTTGATCGCACTCGCGATTCCCTCATGCGTGTTGTTGCTACTGATCCAGATAGCAATAGCGAGATGAACTTGATTGCAGATGACCAATACAGTGTTCGCCAGAACAAGATTGGTTACTACGGTCAAATCGAAGAAGGTCGTGTTGTCCTTGACAACCGTGTCCTCCTTGGATGTATCGTCTAAGCTAGACTTAACACTTATAAAGAGAGCCACTCCTTCGGGGGTGGCTTTTTTTTGTAATTTTTTTATTTAGTGTATATAATACTGTATGGCTGAAGAAGAAAACAAACAAGAGAATGGAATGCCTTTCAATGAGGTCACTACTGGGCAAGAGATCCCCCCTAAAAAGGGTTTGTTGGAAGAGTTAGAGGAGCTTAGGGAAAGTGGTCAGACTAGCACAGCTAGATATCAAGAAGTGATGAAAGAGGTAGAAGTTATCTTCGGGACAGGGGAAACTAATAGATTCGGAACTAATGATATTAATATTCTTAAGGAGAAGCTAAACAAAATGAGCAAAGCTGACCTCCAAGCTTTCTCTAGGAAGGTGGGAGTTAATCCATACTATGAAAAAAGCGCTGTCCATGATAATATTATTAAGGAGTTTAATAGATATAATAGCAGAGGGAATATCGCTACTGCACCCCAGCCAGTTCCAGCTGTGGAACTAGACCCTAATAATCCTAAACATAAAGAAGTTCTTGATTGGTTAAATCAATAAAGATGGTGTAATACACTATATGCCGAATGTATTAGAAGACCTCGCTTCAGGGATTGTCACCACGGAATTCGATGGTGATACAGGGATAGCTACAGTCGCTAGTGTTAGCGGGTGGCTTTATGAGAATTTAGGACAAGTCAATACTTACCTCTATACAAACTTTAGCGGAGATAACGCTCAGGGGACTTATGGTCTGATGGATATTGAGGCTCAAAATGTCCTAAAAGAACTATACCTTTCTAATTACTACAATAAAGAGGCTAGGAACGCCCTCAGAGGCATTACTAGGTCGTCTGTGAGTGGAGACAACGTTTTGTCCCTAAGAGACGGTGACAGCGCTGTGACGTTCATTAATCGTAATGAGGTATCTAAAGTCTATCGAGGGTTAGCCAATGACTGTATGGACAAGGTAACTAAGATGGCAGCTCAATATAACATCTACCAAGCCCAACCTAGACAGTTGGGTGGTATAGATGCTAGTGGGATAGGTATCGTTTATACCTAAATTACTTACCTTGTAAAAGAGCTTTATTCTTAAGGTATTCAGCGCGAAGAGCGTCATCCTTTTCAGGGTTAGCTTTACGGGCTGCTACAAACTCCTTTTTTAGCTCGCCAAGAGTTTTAGCTGTAGGCTTAGGAGCTTCTACTTTTTTAGGAGCTTCTACTTTTTTCTCTACAGCCTTTTTGGGGGCCACTTTCTTTTTTGAATCACTCATAGCTTTTAGTGGAAATCTTTCCAATCTCTACCGTCATTACAGATTTTGTTTGGTCTACGCCCCTCGTAACCGCCTGAAGATTTAGGTTCTTCTTTCTTTGGTTGCTCAGGCTTAGACTCCCCTTTCGGGGAGAAAAATGTGCTACTTTCTTTTTTATCTTGATCAGACATATTAGATAAAGACTGGGTTAACTCCAACACCGCTCATAAATACGCCATTAAGCTGGTCTTCGGGTCCACCTATTTGAGTAGAAAATGTAATATCTACGGTTTTATTCGATCCAATGCTAGAAGAGAAAGACTGGCTATCGACTTTCAAGCCTTTAAGAGTATACTTAATAGCTTCTTTGCTTTCGGAATCTTTAACTGAAACGCTTGCTTCTTGGACTCCAGAACCTAGTAAATTTGACAAGTTTGCTACTTGAGCTTCAGCTACTATAGCGCTTATGTTAAGTGTTGCATTGACGGGGAAATCGACTTCTCTTGCAAATGGGAATCGGCTACCAAGTCTATCGATAGGAGTTCTTGAAAGAGGCAGTGAAATAGAAGCGCTTTGAATATGCGCTCCATCACTACCATCTAGTTTCACTAGAGATACTCCATCTATAGCTGTCAGGTCAAGTGTTACATCTCCTGGACGCAATGCTGTAATAGCAGTGTCACCAGCTGATCCAGTAATTCCTCCGTCATCAGTTGGGTTAGGTAGAGTAATCGTACTAGCTGTATATATAGTGCCAGCTTCTTGATCTATCGCTGGATTTTGAAATTCAGGGCCACCCGTGACAGAGTTCATGTTAGCTCCTTCGACTGTTACGTTGACAGTAGGTAGAGAACCTACAGATAGATCTACACTATAATCGCTAAGGTAGCAATTTCCTATGCCAATAATAGTATCGGCATTATCGACGGCTGCACCTGCACCCGCCTGATTTAAATCAACGCCGTTAGGAGAAGTTACAATAAAAAAGTTCGTTCCAGAATTAGCGACTAACTGACCAGAAGCGAAATTACCTTTTCCATATGCAGGTGTCTTTATTTCACGTTGAGTATTTGCCCCGCTGTTTTCAACGAAGAAACCTAAAGATCTTTCGTTGAAACCATCTGTAAGGTAGTAGCTAAAGTCTAGAGATACGGTAGGTGGATCAAGAACCAAGGAATCAATCCTAGCTAAGTCTCCAAATTGGTTAACGTCTTGACGATTAATCGTAAAACTATAGTTAGCGCTTTGAACGCGATTCAACTGTTCGTGAGATACTGCAGATCCCGAAGCGGATGAAATGCTCGTGAATAAGCCTTCTGATTGGTAAATTACTCTGTTTCTTGACATAATTAAAGATTCTTTATTTTGTTTACAGTTTTAATATTAAAATATGAAATTTATTGGAAGCGATATCTATATTGTTCTATGTCGAAATCCACAAATCCGACATAAAGTTCATTTGCAAGAACATTTCTAGTCCTATCTGTTAGTTTTGAGGTCTTTACTTTCTCTATGCAGAACTTAGTTTCCCCTTTATAGGATTCAGCTAAACTCGTATAATTAAAGTCTCCTTCTTTTAAATCTCCAAATTCTGTGATTGGGTAACCTGACATTGGTATAGCTGCAATCACTTCATCTACAGAATCCATAAAGATAGACATAACTCCATCTAATTGGTATGTGTCCTCTGCGAGAATAACAGCTTTTGCTTGGACTTTTGTTTCTTGCATACCACCCAAAGCAAATGGGCATTTTCCGCTTGAGAAACAGACAGGAAAATAGCAGGAACTACATCATCATAAGGCTCAATATAAGTCAGAGGGCCAGATGGCAGTCTTGAATTAACAACATATTTGTTTTCTACTATTAAGTCATCTTCAGTATCATTAGTAAGATAAACATTAAAATCTTTTACCGCGAACTCTCCTGTGACTAGTCATGCTTGTATTATCTCCCGAAAACAAAGCTCTGCCATTTTCAAAATCAAAAACTACCCCGTCATCTCGACCTGATGTGCCAGCCCCTACCACTGAAACCCCTGTAGGTATAACAGCTCCAGCTATTGATGAATCTGTCACCCATTGTTTATATGGGCTTCCATAAGCTACATATCTAGAATCTAATCTTGGATCAGCATAGTTAAATAGCTCTCCAGTCTTATTGCTATAAGCTTCACCTTTCTTTAGTAAGAAATTATCGAACCACAAAAAGAAAGATGAGGTTAGTTTATGTTGGAATTGTTCAATCATTTCAAGTTTTCAAATCGTTTTCGGTATCTTTTTATCAAAGAAGATATATAAGGTCTGTTCTGAAATCTACCGCTTCTTACTCTTTTTACACGACTTTGTATCGCAGCCCCCGATCTTCCCTCACTTTTCCTTAATAAATATCCTAAACCTGACAAGCCTCTTTCTATACCTTCGGCCCAACTTCTTCCAGAAGCCCAAGGTAAAGGTGTGACCATGAATATATCTTCTGCTGTAGGCAAGGACACTTCAAATTCAACTCCTATACCCCTCTGTTTTATTTCTTGTTTATAAATTATTTGAGTTCCCTCTAACATGTTTAATATTGGAGATATTGGTTGCTCTCCTGAATTAAAACCTATAAATGCAAATAAATTACTAATACCACCAAGAGTACCACTAATGTTTGATGCTCCAGCTCCTTCTAGCAGCTCTATAGTAACGGGGTCAGTCAAGAACTCTTTGATCATTTCATTTTTTAGATCTTTGAATTTCTTGTTTATCTCCTTTTCAAAGTCTCTTCTTAGAGCTTTTGGAGCTTGCCTTTTTAAAGCATTCTGGACATCTATAGGTAGTTTCGCCATTTATTCAGTTGGGCTTAGAACGAAGGTGTAGAACTGATTAGAGGTGAAACCTCTAGGCTTACCATCGCTTTCTATTATAAACATTGTTCCATCAAACTCAACTCTACGAGCTTCGCTAAGATAGTTGTAACCATCTACTTTAACTACTATTCTTACTGTGCCATCAGACACTACCACTTTGTTTTGAGTACCAGCTTGATCTGCTGGACCATCATCTGTCAAATACGATGTATCCATGTCATCATAATAGATACGAGCTTGAAACGTTTGAGATTCGGTAGAATATTCTACTGAGCTATCAGAGCCAGTATTAGTTCTTCCATACAAAGAGTTCCAAGAGCTATTAGAAGCTATGAGGGTTTTCTTAGCATTCTTGTAAACTGTTATAGTCCTCGCAAATGTAGTATGTAAAGTATCAGCTAAGTTCTGAACTTTTGTTATTTGGTCGCTTGATAAAAAACCTGCCATGTTGATTTTTACACTATTATTTATATAATAAGATAGGTTTAAGGATGAACGCTAAAAAAAATTTAGAAAAGTTGTCTAATGATGAGATTTCTAGGCTTTTCAAAATGATGCTTATCATGGTCGAAGATATGAAGAAAGATCACGATTTTCATTATGAGAAGCTTTATAAAAATATCCCAAAGAAGTATCACCCAATTATAGATACCGCAGATCACTTTACCCCTGATAAGGCGGATTGGATTCGAAAAAGAATTTTAGATTGCGGCAATGAATCTATTAGAAATTTGTGTTCTAGAATTGATAATTATCAGGTAAGTTTTACATTTAAATAAGGAAAAAGGTTATGGCATTTAAAGAATTGTATTCGTTCACTATCGAAGAAGAAAAAGAAGTAGAAAAAACTTCTAAAAGAAAAAACAAGAAAACTGGAGAGGAGACTACTGTCACTAAGAAAGTGAAGCAGAAAGTCCCGATCCAAATCTCGATTAAACGTCCTTCTCGTAGAGAGCTAGAAGAGGCTGAGCTAGAATACTCTGTAGAAATGAGCCGTTGTGTCAAAAAAGGTATTTTGACTAAGGCTATGCTATATAAGAAATATAGTGATACTGGTGGTGTCTGGACTGAAGATGAGGCTAAAGATTATGGGGTTTTGTATAAAGAGACTTTTGAAATACAAAATAAGTATGTCAGACTAGAGACTATCGAAAAAAAGACTGATGCTCAACTAAAAGAGTTGGACCAGTTGAAGACTGACCTCGCAGAGATTCGACGGAAACTTGTAGACGCTGAGACTTCTATGGAGAGCTTGTTCAACCATACCGCTGACAATAAAGCTCAAAATAGATTGCTTCTTTGGTACACCCTAATGCTCACAAACATCAAAGCTGATGCTGATGGCGAATTCTCTCCTTACTTCAAAGGTGATGATTTTGATGAAAAAATTGAGGATTACTACAAGAAAGAGGACGAGGCTTCCGCATTTTACTCAGACGTTGTAAAGAAAGTCACCACTGTCTTAGCTTTCTGGTTCTTTAACCAAGCATCTTCTCCTGACGAATTTAATAAACTTATTGAAGATGTCGAAAAAGGTGAGGTTTGAAGGATGAATTCTATATCTCTTTAATAGGGGAAGCTTTTGATGGCTACACAGAGGCATCTTTAGGTGATGATATTGTTTACATTAAACACGTAAATATTAGAGATCAAAGGTATCTACACAAGTATTTTGAAAAATATAAAGATTTAGCTCTCAAGAGGGGTCTTGAGACAGAGGCTGAGAGAATAAAATACGTCTTGAAAGAGAAGCTTTGGGAAGAAAAAGACGATATGAAAATCGCTTCTCTAGAAGGCGAGATCACAAATCTAAAAAAAACTGTAAACCAACTATTGTTAGCCTCTCAAAGAGAAGAGTATAATAAGTTGATATTACAAAGAGCTGAAGAATTATACGAATTAAAGAAAAGCCGTTCTGAAGTCGTTGGTAAAACTGCGGAAGATTATGGAACTGGGAGAAGTTCAGATGAATTATTAAGATTCTTATTGTTTAAAGATAAAGACCTAAAAGAGAATCTCTATACAGAAGAAGAATTTGCGGAATTAGAAGGTTGGGAAATAAAACAATTAACTGACTTACATCTAGATATACAATCTAGATTAGCTGATGACAAGATACAGAAGGCTGTTCTGAGGCCATTCTTTAGTATGTATCTATCTCTTTGTGAAGATGCTTACGGATTCTACCAGAAACCTGTAACAGAATTAACTATATATCAACTACGAGTAGTATTGTTTGGCAGGATGTTCTTTAACATCTTCCAACACACAGAAGATATACCTGATAATATCCGAGATGATCCTGAAAAATTACTAGCATACTCCCAGAGTAAATCTAGCGGTAACACAGGTGGAATTAGAGATGACGCTGATAGCTCTGTTGTCTTCGGGGCTACTAATCAAGATGTCAAAGAACTTGGTGGAGAGAAAGCTGTTTCTCTTTCTGAGGAAGCTAAAAAACATGGTGGTCAACTAGATATGACACAAATGATGCGATTAGCTGGGCATGATGTGTAAATCTTTGTGTAATTACATTAAAGGTTAACGGATATGCCAGTAAGAATACCAGTAGTACAAACAGGATTAGAAGCCAGCATCGAGGCGGCAGCTAAAAAAGCAGGTAGAAACCTCAAGATAAATATGGGCGGAAACGCCAAAAGTATCGAGGGGTTGTCTCAACCTTTAGGTCGAATTACTGGTAAGGCCGATCAGTTTACTAAATCTATGGAAGCTGCTAATGCTCGCGTGTTAGCTTTCGGGGCTTCTGTTGGTATTCTATCTTCCGTCACTAGAGGTTTTCAAGATCTCATTAGGGTGACCATTGATGTAGAAAAGTCTTTAACTAGTATTAATTCTATTTTAAATGTCACAGCCAAAGAACTAGATTCTTTTAAAAGCACTATCTTTAGTGTCGCTAAAAACACAGAGCAATCTTTTAGCGTAGTAGCTGAAGCTGCTTTGGAATTAAGTCGCCAAGGTTTAAAGGCTGAAGAGGTTACTAAGAGACTGAATGATGCTTTGATTCTAAGCCGTTTATCTGGTTTAGGGGCTTCTGAAGCTGTCGCAGGTTTAACAGCGGCTATAAACTCTTTTAATCAATCTGGAATTACAAGCGCTGAAGTTCTTAATAAGTTGTCAGCTGCTGCTGTTTCTGCTGCTGTTTCTGAAAGAGATCTTATTGAAGGTATTAAGCGTTCAGGATCGGTTGCTACTCAAGCTGGTGTCTCATTTGATGAATTAGTTGGTGTGATTACAGCTGTCCAAGCTAAAACTGCGCGAGGTGGAGCGGTTATCGGTAACTCCTTCAAAACGATATTCACCAGAATACAATCTATAGACAAGCTGCGAACTATGCAGAATTTGGGTGTAGAAGTAACAGACGCTTCTGGACAAGTTTTAGGAGCTACGAAATTAATTCAAAACTTAGCTAAATCTTTAGAAGCGGTTCCAGATGCGCGAAAATTGCAGATAGCTGAAGGTTTGGTAGGGAAATTCCAAGTTGCTCCATTCTTGGCTATACTTGACGATTACAGTTCTAAGACCTCCAAAGCTATAGAGGTAACTAAGGTATCTCAAGGAGCTTTTTCAGAAGCTTATAATCGAAATGAAGCTCAGAACATAACTCTTTCTGCAGCTATCAATAAAACGACTGTGAGTGTTGCTCAATTAGCGGAAGCGTTAGGTAAGATTGGTGTCACTGACAACCTTAAATCTATGCTTGGTTTCTTTTCTACTGTTGTAGACGAGATACAAGAGATTTTGGACGGAGACGGTGTGGGGAGCAAATTTGCTAAAGGCATCGTCGCGGGTATAGGAAATATTATTACTGGACCTGCATTCGCTGTATTCGCTGCTGTTATTGGTAAACTCGTAATTGATTTAGTTAGATTTGGGGCTGGATCTCTTAAGACATTTTTTGGTTTAAATAAAGCTGCAAAAGAGCAAGCTACCCTACAAGGACAGATAGCCTCTACTCTTTTAGGTAATAAAACTATTCAAAAGAAGATCTTAGATATTGAAAATTCGCAGTTAAGCACTGCAGATAAAAGGAAAGCTCAAGTAAATTTTTTCACAACAGCTTTAAATGAGCAAGTGGGGATAATGACTAGGATGCAAGGTATTGCAGCTACAATAGCTCCTGGAGTTATGACTAATACCAGAAAGCTTAAAGGTCGCGGTGCTGGAGGATTTATTCCGAATTACAATGCTATTGTTGGTTATGGGTCAGAAAGCTCAGATATTAGTAAGGGTGTAGGAGGCGCTCCTTCTTCAGCGAGACCAGTAACTATACCCAACTTCAATTTTGGAGGTGGACAAAAAGGAACTATGGTCGCTAACAGTAGCGAATACATAGTTCCTAATTATGCTGGAGGAGATGGGTCAGCTATCTTTAATCAAGATATGGCTGCTTCTATAGGTCTTCCTCCAAGAGCTAGGAAGATTGGTGCAGCTGGGGGTTATATACCTAACTTCGTTAATGAAGACAAAAGGCTAGTAATGTTCTCTGGAGACGAAACACCAGCTGGTAGAGGGGTAGATACAGAAAAAAAGTTTTATGTCGGCAAAACTAAAAAAAACGACACAGCGGCTTATGCAACACAATCAGCGGCTAAGGCGGCTAAGTTGAAGCCGACAAGTATTCAGCCTGTTACTGTTCCTGAATATAAGTTAGGACCAAAAGGCACGAACAAAAGCCCCTTATCTATAAAAACTATTAGGGACAAATTATCTGCATCTTCTACATCTACAGCAATGGACTTTGCAAAAAGCTTAGCTCCAAAAAGTGGTATCCCTAATGTAAGCAGAGCCAAAATAAAAGAATTGTTTAACCCAGGAGCTTTCGAAGGCATGTCTGGAACTATTTTTGAAGTGGCTTTAAGTGGTGTTTTATCTGATGCTAAATTTGATGACTACGCGAGTAGAACTTCTACTTCTAGAATAGATTTACCTTATGATAAAAAACTTTTTGACTTGTTTGGCACTAAAGGTGCGGGGACACTGGGGGCAGAAGTTAAAGCTAATAGCACATTAGCCAAAGCTGCTTCTATAAAGTTTTATGACGTATTATTTGGTGGAGGTGTTGCAGCTGATTATAAAAAAACAGTTCCAGTTTACGATAAAAATGGGAACCAAATAGGCACTAGAGATACCGCTTTAGGCGCTCAAGTTAGACAGAGCGAAATAGGAAATAGAATGGCTGGGATTGTAGGCTCAAACGGTAAACAAGTAGGATTTCAGGCGCTTCAAAAAATGTTGGGGGGTAGAGTGACTGTCGGGGGATTAAGAAATTTGAGAACGCAACAGGGTCTCCCTAATTTTGCTGGAGGATACCTTCCTAATTTTGCTGGTGGGTTACAAGATGCGATAGGAAGAGAAAAATCTGCTGGCTTACCGATCAATCAGATTCGCGTAAACCAAGATCCCAAACTTAGAAACTCTGGTAACCCAATGGGGTTAGCTGTCACGAATACTAGAGACGAACCTACTGGGGCTATACCTAACTTTGCTAAGGGATCAAAGCCATCTACTGGAAATGATGGAGATGGAATAAGTGGAGATTTCCTCACTAAGATATTTGCTGTGCAAATAGGTATGTCTGCTCTTAGTGGGGTGTTGGGAGAAGTGACCGAAAAAAATAAAGCTGTAGCTAATAGTTTGACTGCTCTAAATGTAGTGATTAGCGCAGCTATGACCGCGCAAGCTTTTGGGGGTTTCAAAAGTGTAGGCGCAAATTTAGCGAGTACTTTTTCTCTGGGTAGAGGAAGGGGGGGAACGATTGCTGGGACAGGGTCTCTGGCTATGATGAGAGGGGGCAGAGGTGTTAGTCAAGGGATTGGTGATGCTGCGTCAAACTTAGGGGCTGCGTTTGGTCCAGGTGCAACTGGTCTTGGGGCTAGAGCTGGAATGGTTACAACAGCAGCAGCAGGTGCTGGGGGAGCATTAATGGGTGGATTAAAAGCAGCTGGCGGAGCGCTTTTAAGATTTGCTGGACCAATAGGAGTCGCTGCAACTGCTGGATTTGCAATTAGTAAAGCAATGGATCTATTCAGCGGTAGGAATGAAATAGCTTCAATTCAAACTAAACAGCTTGGAGAAAACGCTAAACTGGCAAGTGAAAAATTAGCCTCTATAGAAATTCCGCAGGAATTAAAAGCGCGAATAGTTTCACGAAGTGAGAGCAGAGCGAATACAGCTTTGGAAGGTCTAGCTCCAGAAAGAGAAGGATTTATTGAAAATCTAAAAAAAGAAATATTTAGTTTTGATAAAAAAGGTATTACAGATTTTACTGGAGTTGGATTAATTGCAGATGTTTTTGGGTCTATAGGTGGGAATATAGAAGGATCAGTAGACAGTAAATTGGAGGCAAACGTTAAGGAAGTTGTTAGACAAGCTGGAATATCTGGTTTAAATCCTCAGTTCATCGCTAAACAAGAGGAAATTATGGATGCCTCTAGACGCTCTAGAGGTGATGACGCACAGCTAAAAGGAGAAGAAATACAAAATTTCGTGAGTAGTCTTCTACAACAGATGCAGAGCTTAAATCCACAAAAGATAATCAGCCAAGTATCTGAATCTCTAAGTTCTGAGGATCTTAGTTTGATAAGGGAGGCTGAGCAACTTAAAAAAGATGCTAAAAAATCTGGGCGCACTTTAGGGGGGGCTGATCTGTCTAAAACTCAAGAAGCTACAGCAATCATCGCAGAGGCTTTTAAGAATTTCCAAACAAAAAACCCCAATGCAAAAAATATCAATCCCGCGATTTTATTTCCAGGCGTAGCACAAAGAGCTTCTACAGGAGATACTAGAACAGGAGCAATTGAGAAGATAAGAGGAGATCTAGGAAAGGAACAATTAAAAAGCGCTATAGATCTAGCAAAATTAAGAGCTGCAGAATTATCTGTAGAAGAAAAGTTACTAAATGGTGATAAATTCAGAAAAAATTTAACTGCTGTAAGGAAAGCTGAATTACAAGAGGTGGTCGCTCTACAAAAAATAGACCTTAACACAAATAAACAAATTGCAGACTCAATTAAAACAAGGATTGATTCTCTAGAATCTGTAGATTTTAATGAAGAAGAACAAGCCTCATTGAAACAAAAAATAAATGATCTTACTTTAGAACAATTGACCGCAGAAGGTATGGTCGCAAGACTCATTGATGAAACTCTAGATTTAGATGGGAAGAAAAAAGATGAAAAACAGGAGTTAATAAAATTACTAAATGAGGAGATAAGTAGGACGAGAAAACTCGGCGAAGAGGAGCGAAAAAATGAAAAAGATAAGAGGAAACCCGAAAAAGAGGGCATTAATTTTTCGGATAGGCTATCGAGAGCAACGAGTGTAGATATTAATAATATTGAAAGAGCTGCAATTCAAAGAAGTATCTCAGAAAGTGGAATCCAGAATCAGCTTAACATTAGGAAAGCTGCACTAAATCCTAATCTACTTCCTTTGGAAAAATTTAGACAAGAAGGTTTAATTGATAAAGCGTTTCGGGATGAAGAAGAAAAGAAGTCGGGTGCAGATCTGTTAGATAAAACAAAAATAGCTGTAATAAATTTAAGAGACGAAATGCCAAGTCTAAAAAAGCAGTTTGACGAATTACTCGGTGTGATTGATAAAGAAGGACTAGAGAGTTTAGATAAGGTGGCAACCGCTATACAACTAATAGCTAATGGGGCGACGTTTAAAGTAGGAAAAGAGACAGATATTATTACGTTTGAGGATACCAATACTGTTAAAAAAGGCGAAATTAAACCACAGCCGAAAAAAGCGATAATAGAGGCTCAGGAAGCACTTACTGAACTTGAAAGGGGTCGAGCTAATAACAAAATACTCAAGGAAGGAAATCAGGCAATAGGGGATGCTAGAGCGGAGCAAGAAAAATATATAGAAGGATTCAGAACTTTTAGTCAGCTCCTTACTAGATTTACTTTCGATCTAAAACAGTCCACAGAAGACCTAAAGTTGGATCTCCTATTGGCTAAAGATGGTGCTAGTGCTATCTCTAATATCGACCAGAGATTATTTAATGTTGATGCGAGAGCTGGTGGACCACAAGCTACAGCTAGAGCTTCAGATAGTCTAGCATTGAGGGGGGCTACCGATAAAATAACATTAGCTAGAACTAGTGTAGAACGACGAGCTGCGATAAAAAACAGAGATATCCTCGCTAAAGAATTAGAAATTAAAACAGAGGTAGCTGAGAAACAAAAAGATGGAGTAGAGGACACTAAAGAACTTGTTGCTCTTAGAGAGAGGCTTGTAGAATTAGAAAAACAAAGATTAGCGATTGGCACATCTAGAGCTGAATTGTTTGAAAATGAATTTGTCTTTACCCAAGAAGAAATACAAGAAGGTTTAGATAAAGCTTTAGTGCAAAATGCTAGAACATTTGTAGATACAATCAGAGATGGTTTAGTCGATGCTATATCTAAAGGTCAAGACTTAGGTGATACTTTAAAACAAGCTGGAGCGAATTTCTTTAATCAACAAGCTAACGCTAATCTGGGTGCTGCATTTAAGAACATCTCATCTTCGGGATTTGTTCAAAATATTGCATCAGTGTTCTCTGGTAATCCCAATGCTAAAGGGGGGCCAGTTACAGGGGGGTCGGGATCTAAAGACGATGTGCCAGCTTTGCTTATGGGTGGAGAATTTGTGATGAAAAAAAGTGCTGTTCAGAAATACGGTTCTGGATTCATGAACTCTTTGAACTCAGGTAACATCCCCGCTATGGCTAGAGGGGGGTTGTTCACCCCAGGAACTTATGGTCAAGGAGAAATGAAGGGTACACGAAATCTATTAGATTTCGCGACACAATCATTCACTACAGGAGCTTCTGATAAATTTAATTCTGGTTCAGGATTCGCCTCTATAGGTTTAGAGCCTCAGAGCGCGGCTCTAACGATGTTTGGACGTAGAAACAGCCCAGCATTCCAAAGGGAGCAAGCGTCTAAGCGGAAGGCGTTTGGATTGTTTACTAGGGCGGTAGAACAAGAAAGAGCGGAAAAAGAAAGGGGGAGTGGATTCTCTGAAATCTTGAAGAAGTCCCTGTTATCCTTTGGAGCGAGTTTTGCATTCAAGGAACTCACGAATTTATTCGGTAATAAAAGCCCAACAGCTAATATAACACAAGACTTCTCAGACCCGACTCAGTATGATAATGGATATGCATTTTCAGCTACAGGAGGATCAATTCCTTATGCAGCTGGAGTAGATACAATCCCTTCTATGTTGTCTGGTGGTGAGTTCGTCATGAATGCCGCTGCAACCCAGAGAATCGGCAGAGGTAATTTAAACGCTCTAAACTCAGGTGGTGGTGGTGGATCTGGTGACGTAGTAAGTAAACTAGATGAACTTATTTCTGTTTCTGATAATTCTGGAGAGACTGTGATCAATATCACCGTTAACTCTGATGGGTCATCTAACTCTGAAGGTAGTGGAGACGATCAGCAAAATTCATTAGCGATGAAGATAAAAGATGTAGTTAAACAAGTGATTGATGACGAGAAAAGACTGGGAGGGTCACTAAGACAAGCTAGAGCATAATGTACGGAACAACACTAAATTACGATTGTCATTTTTTTATCGCAGGGGCTGATGGAAGTCCCAGCGCTAGAGAGCTTTCTGGCGTTAAGAGCTTAGACATAGGTTATTCTAACAGCAGTAATATTTCGACTCCTTTAGGATCGACTCGCGGTGTAACTACGGTAGGTGGTCCTACAAATCAAACTGTTTCTTTCTCAAGAGATTTAATTTATGAAGATCCTATATTAGCTTTTACAGGTGAATCTGAAGCTATGAAGGGGAGTTTTAATTATAAAAATAATACTTCTTATGGATTTAATAGCGGCTATTTAACTTCTTATTCTGTTAATTGCGCTGTTGGTTCCATACCTAAAGTAAATACGTCTTTCGTTGTTTACGACGAAATGAAGACTGGAATTAATGCGACTGGGGTAACCCCTACTCCTATTTACATACCAAGTCAAGGATCTATAAGCGCTACTTGTGATAATAGCTCTAGTAATCGTGTCATCGGTTTTGATTATTCTTTAACAATGAAGAAAATACCGTATTATACTATTGGTTCTGAAACCCCAGTGGAAGTGAAACACATAAATCCAATTCAATATTCTGCAGCTGTCCAAATGGAAGTAGATGATACATTTTTAAAAAGCGGTTTTGATTTTTTAAATGCGAGAGAAGATAAAACTGTAAGTTTTTTATTGTCATCTAGAGATGGAGATGGAATACAGCTGCTCACAATACCTAACGCATCACTTGTTTCTGAGCAATTGAATAGTAGTTCAGATGGCTCCGTGAGATTAACCCTTAACTATATTGGACACTCATGAGTGAAGATTTATTTTACAACAGAGATCGTAACATAAGTGGTATAACTGCGCCTTCAAAACTCGCAGATCTTAGCCTTACACCAGTTTATGGATCTACTGTAGAATTCCAAGCTAAGAATCATAGATATACTACTGATGATTTTTATTATAATTTAATACCTCTTTCCGTTAATAGTTTGGTAGCGAGGTTTTCTTTGAAGTATGAAGTAAATGAAACTAATGCCAGAAAGCTCGCCAACTTTTTTGAAGCTCAGTCTGGGAATTTATTTATAGAATTTTCGCCAGATAACTCAGGAGTTTATAAGACTGTTTCTGGTTTCTGTGATAATTATGCTATTAATTTTATTAATAATCAACACTTTGAAGTAGCAACTAGTTTGACAGTTGATCAAGCTCCTACTTTGTTAAAGTGGTCAGGGATGGGATGCTTTCCGAACTTAGAATTCGATGATTATAATTATTCGGAGTCTTATAAAAAATATGATATTGTATATACGGGAATAAATCAGAATAAACTAGATAATTTTTATTACTGCACAGGAGATCATACTTCTACTGTTTCTAATTCGCCAACAGGATCGGCCTCGGCGTGGACGAGGGATTTCTTTTTTGAACCTGATATTGGAACTCAAAACAACGTAGAAATTAAATCTGATAAGTTAGAATTTAAAAACTCTTTCACTCAAAGATTTAAGACTAATAATAATATTGCGACATTCGATATGGATTACAGTTTTAATAATATCTCTGATAAACAATTAAAAACCATGATTCATTTTTTAGAGAACAAAGGTGGATACCGTAGATTTAAACATCAAATTCCTTCTGTATACAATAGACCGAAGGTATACTATAGCCCTAAGTGGACTCATACATGGAACTATGCTAATTCCAATACCTTAAATGTAGAACTTAAAGAAGACCCTATGGGTGTAATTCCAACAGGAACTTAATATGTCTAGAAATATAATAAGAAGCAATAATGCTATTGTAGCTACTCAAGATTCTACTACTGCTTTTTCCACCAGCAATAAGAATCTAAAACTGCATAAGTTAGCTCAGACTTTTAATTATTCAATTAATTATCCGAGACAACAATCTAAACAAATTGGTTCCCAAAAACTATCTACTAATGATATATATAATCAGCCAGATGTATCTTTAAATATTAGTTACATACCAGAACCTAACTTCTCTAATGAAGTTCAAAGTCGATTTCTAAATTCAACCCCTAAAGATGAATTTAAAAACATTTTTGATGCTGACGATGCACAAGAATCAACTAACTTTTACGTTTTAGTTTCTGAGAATCAAGAAGATTCCCTTATCGATTCTCTAGGTTTTGGAAGTCCAGCTAATAATTTTAATGGCAATGACGCTATCGCTTTTGGCAATTGTTTCCCTCAATCTTATAATCTAAGTTATGCTGTAGGGGCTTTACCCGTTGTTAATACTTCCTATATTTGTTCTAATGCAGTATTTGATAATTTAGTAGGGACTTCTATGGAGATGCCAGCTATAAATATGACAGGGGGTAATAATGATAATGTAGGTAGATCTCAATTTTATTTTAATCAAGATTTGTCTACACCAGCTTTAGAAAAAGCGCCCCCTATAGTTAATCCTACTAATAGTGGTAGTGATGTTAGTTTACAAAACTTACAAGTTGGAGGGCAAGCTATATCAGGTAAACACCTAGTTCGATCTGTAGATATGAGTGTATCTATACCAAGAGTATCAGCTTACGGACTAGGTAATGATTATGCATTTGGAAGGAAAAGGCAGTTTCCAGCTAATGGATCATTTTCTGTTTCTTCTCAAGTTTCTGGATTTGAGAGTGGGGCTATGACTGGTGTTTTAAATTCAGATCAGCTATATCAATTTGACCTAACTCTAGAAGCTAGTGGTAAAACCATGATATACAGAATAGAAGATGCAAAATTAGGATCTTACAATTATTCTATGGACATTAATGGTAGAATGAACTTCGATGCAGCTTTTACTTTTGAAGTGACTCAGAATAAAGGTTTAAAACTAAGTGGGACTTACTATTAATCGTAATCCACTTTAACGTCTTTACTCTCGTAGCCTTTTTCTTTAATCCTATTTGGATGCTCTGTCCCATTACGCTCTTTAGCGTAATTATTATAGAACTTTTCCTTAACAGGGTCTAGACCCCCAGCTTTCTCTGCCCTTTGTGCGCTGAGTTCTGCTGAGTAGTCCATCATATCGCCTATCGTGCCTTTTTTATTGTAAGTAGCGTCAATGTATTGCTGCTTATTAAAAGGGTCTATAGAGCTATCTATGGAGGCATGGGGGATGGTCCAAACCCTCCCCCACTCCACACCAAATTCGTCTATATATATATGTTCGTCATTCATCCCTTGAACTACCTCAAGGTGTTCGTCTGTATCAGGATGTTTGTAAACATATATCGCCATTATTTTATATCTATTTTTTTAGCTCCTTTAACAGCTTTTTTAGGTAAGGTCAAATGAAGCATACCATTCTTCAGAGAAGCCGAAATGTGTTCTTCAGATACTAAATCATATAAATATAATTCATAGTTTCTAGATCTATCTTCATTCTTAGCTGATACAGTTAGGACATTGTCGATAACACTGAGAGTTACATCTTTTTTAGAAAAGCCAGCTAATTCAAATTCTGCAAAATAAACATCTCCAGAGTCTTTAATTCTGTCATAAGCTTTCTGTTTGGGGTAACTAGTAATGTCGTTAAGTAGGTTGTTAATTAATGTATTCATAATCACAATATATATAACACTACTTGTGCCAAATTATTTTCCCTTGTAGATAAGGGATAAAATGGCTTCGGTAGTCTTTTCGTAAGTCATAGTGTCTCCCAATTTGACTCCCTCTGCGTTAATTTGTCCCACTTTAGTCTCAGCCTCTTCCATAGCTTTGATGACGGTTTCTTCATCCCAGTCATAGAAGTTTCCTTGATTATAATCAGCACCTTTATTGAAGAATACACCGTCTGCACTAGGTACAGTCTGTCCTGTAGATTCGATTAAAATACAATTGTCTTCTGTAGCCCAATCTTTATGGGAAGTTTCATTTAGAACAATGCTCCATTTACCTAAACAGGTAGCATTGAATGCAGGTAAGTTCCAACCTTCGCCACCAGAAAGACCAGTAAGGTCAATATCTATAGCGTTAAGAAGTTCGTTTACTTCTGCATTCTTTGCAAGGTGGGGTATAATGTTAAGATTATTATAGTTTTCACCTTTAGTGATATCTTGCCAAACACCATGCATTTGTTCTGGTTTGAAAAACGGGTTGTTTATGCAGCAAGATAATTGATATTTAGGGTTATTACCATATTTAGACAACCAAGTCTGGATAATCTTTTTGGTATGTTTTCTATTTTCGAATTTGCCCATTAGACCAAAATGGACAATATCTTTTAAGTATTCTCTATCAGTCCTTTTAAACTCCTCATCAAAGCCTAAAGGTATGAAATGGGTGTTATCACAACCTTCTTCCTCAAACATATCTTTCGCATATGTGGAGGAAAAAATTGTAGAGTCTTGAACCGCGCAAGTAGCCTTCTCAATCTTAGTAGGCTCACTACACTCATAGAAAGTAAACAGATGTTGATGTTTATTTTTTCTATTTTCAGACCCATTAAAATGCCAAAGTCTCAAAGATGGAATCTCTTTATCAACAAAACTCCATCTTTCGTTTATAGCATTATCAATGTATTCTTTTAAATCTTCACTAACATCGAATGCGGAAAGATCCACGTTATCTCCCGTAGGAAATAATCCTATCTCGACATTTAGCCTTTTTAATTCTTTGATAATATTATAAGAAACATTACCAAAACTGAGGCTGTTTAGAGGTGCTTCTAAAAGAAGTTTCATTTAAAATGGAACGTCATCACTATCGCCACCACTAGATCCTGAATTAGAATCACCATCTTCAGACTTCTTTGAGCCTAGAAACTGGAGGTCTTTACCGCGAATGAAGTATTTGCTAAATTGCTTACCATCTTTTTCCCAAGATGACATACAAAGCTCTCCATTTACAATAAATTCTCTACCCTTGGAGAGATATTTCTCAGCGATTTCCGCTGTTTTATCCCAATATTCGATATCTACGAAGCACTTAGTCTTGGCATTTGATGTTGAGATTCCAGCGCGAAGGCTGACTACTTTTTTCCCATTGCTGGTATTACGAACTACTGGATCTTTTACCAAATAGGCTGCTGCTGTTACTGAATTATACATAATTTATTTCGCTCTTTACTTTGTTTATAAACTTATTGTGGATGTTTATACACCCTTGAATGCTAAGGTCAAGACTATTTGCGATAGCTCTCCAAGGAGTGAGCTTATTATTAGGTGAACCGTATCGCATGTCAACTATTTTTTTTACTCTATCGTCAGATTCCTTTTTTAAGCACTCTTCGAATAGTATCATCGCCTCGTCTTTGTTGATATCTGGGATGAAAGATTCGCAGTGAGGCTCTACATAACTATTCTCGTCGTCAATAAAATACTCTTTACATTTTCGTTTTTTATTGAGGGCATTTAGACACTTCCATTTAGTCTGGTTTGCTAAGTGTGTAGAAAATTTAGTGTTGCGATTTGGATCATAGTTTAAAGCCGAATCGTAAATGGTTAAATCTTTTTCTCCTACGATCTGATTCTTATCTAATGTGAAATTTGGGTGAGACATGTAATGATTCACCATTGTGTGGAATATCCCAGAGTGCCTGTCTATCAGAGCTATGAGGCTATCCTCATCGCAATGATTTTCTTGTATTTTTGAGATTAATGTGAGGTCGCTATCCACTTCCACCATTCTACGTTCTCAAGCCAGTTTTTCTACTTTTTTTTCAGAAAAAAAATCGTTATATTTTATAATATATTTATAAAACGTAATCAATATAGGATAACGTATACTCAATCTATAACGTAAAAGGTATAAATTACGTGTAGCCCGTTTCACGGTAATTATGAAAACAAAATGTCTTCTGTCAAGAAAAAAAAATTGTGAAAATACTCTTGCCTCTGAGCAGTGCTGAGTGTAAAATCCTTTAACATGATTGCTGAAGAAAAAACAAATGAGATGGCTACGAAAAATACGAATAAAAAACTCATTTTTGAAGAGCAATTATCTAGAAAACCTGACCAATTCCCTTGGGCGCAAGACTTTATTGACGCTATGCATCAGGGGTTTTGGACGGATAAAGAATTTAGCTTTAGCAGCGACATACAAGACTTCAATGTAAATTTGAATCCTACAGAAAAAGAAATTATCGTAAGAACTCTTTCGGCTATCGGGCAGATAGAGGTAGCTGTTAAGAAGTTTTGGAGTAAGCTGGGAGACAATTTGCCTCACCCTAGCCTCACTGATCTTGGTTATGTTATGGCCAACACTGAAGTCATTCATAATAATGCTTACGAGAGATTATTGACTGTTTTGGGTCTGGAAGAAGTGTTCGAAGAGAATCTCAAACTAGACTTTATTGAGGGGCGCGTAAAATATCTCAGGAAATATAACCATAAGTTTTACAAAGATTCTAAAAAGCAATATGTTTACGCCCTAACGCTCTTTACCCTTTTTGTTGAGAACGTGTCACTATTTTCCCAATTTTACATCATTAATTGGTTCAATCGCAACCAAAATGTCTTAAAGGATACTGGTCAGCAAGTCAAATACACTCGTAATGAGGAAAACATTCACGCTTTAGCTGGGATTAAAATTATCAACACTATTCGCAGTCAATACCCTGAGCTATTCGACGATGAACTGGAAGAACGTATTCTTTCTGAAGCTCAAGCCGCTTTTATCGCGGAGAGTAATATTGTAGATTGGATGATTAATGGATTTAATGAAAAAGGATTGAACGCTGACATTTTAAAAGAATTCATCAAAAATAGGATAAATGATTCTTTAGAGAAAATTGGTTTTCATTCGGCGTTTGAAGTTGACACTTCTTTGCTTAAAGATACAATGTGGTTCGAAGAAGAATTGATTGGTAATAATGCTACAGATTTCTTCCATTCACGCCCTGTGGAGTACTCGAAAAATTCACAGACCTTTAACGCAGACGAATTGTTTTAATGACTGACTATTATTGGCTAAATGAGGACTCAAGAATATTTCTTGAGAGAGGTTACCTAAAAGGGGAATCTCCTGAACAGAGGATAAAAGATATAGCTGATACCGCAGAAGGGTATTTGGGTATTTCTGGTTTCTCAGATAAATTCGTGGGTTACATGAAGCAGGGTTTTTACTCTTTAGCTTCTCCTGTCTGGTCTAATTTTGGTAGAAAACGTGGGCTACCTATTTCTTGCAATGGGGTATATGTTCCTGATAGAATGGACGGTATCCTAGCTAAACAAAGCGAGGTTGGAATGCAAACTAAACATGGTTCTGGGACTTCAGCTTATTTCGGGGAACTTAGGGGAAGGGGAGCTAAAATTAATTCGGGTGGCGAGTCTTCTGGTGCTGTCCATTTCATGGAATTATTTGATAAGGTAGCCTCTGTTGTTTCTCAAGGGAATGTGAGGAGGGGATCTTTTGCTGCGTATTTGCCTATTGAACATCCTGACGTAAAAGAGTTTTTGCGTATTCGTAGTGAGGGTAATGCTATTCAGGAAATGTCTTTTGCAGTTACTGTTACTGATTCTTGGATGCAAGAAATGATTGATGGTAATAGAGATAAACGGCAACTCTGGATGAATGTAATAAAAAAGAGGTATGAGACTGGATACCCCTATATCTTCTTCCAAGATAACGCTAATAATCAAGCTCCAGATTGCTACAAAGATAAAGGCATGAAAATCTACGCTTCTAATCTCTGCAATGAAATCAGCTTACCCTCTAAAGAAGATGAATCTTTTGTTTGTTGTTTGTCATCTCTAAATCTAGTCCAGTGGGACGAGATAGTAAAAACAGATGCTATAGAAACTCTAACAATGTTTCTAGATGCTGTTATGGAGGAATACATCCAGAAGACAGAATCTATTCCATTTATGGAAGCTTCTCATAATTTTGCTAAACGTCATAGAGCTATTGGGATGGGCGTTTTAGGTTGGCATTCATATCTTCAGAGTAAGATGATCAGCTTCGAAAGCATGGAGGCAAAACTCTTAAATAGTTCCATCTTTAAGAGGATAAGAAAATCTAGTGATCGAGCTACAGAAGATTTAGCTAATCGTTTAGGTGAACCATTGTATTGTCAAGGTTATGGGCGCAGGAACACAACTACTCTAGCTATTGCTCCTACTACTAGTAGTTCTTTTATATTAGGCCAAGCTTCTCCATCTATTGAGCCTCTAAATGGAAACTATTTCACTAAAGATCTAGCTAAAGGTAAATTTTCTTATAGGAATCCTTATTTAAAATCTCTATTGGCAGAGAAAGGTAAGGACACAGATGATGTTTGGATAAGCATTCTTAATTCTGGGGGGTCAGTTCAAAGGTTATCTTTTTTAAGTGATGAAGAGAAAGATGTCTTTAAAACTTTTGGCGAAATTTCTCAAAAAGAAATTGTTATTCAAGCAGCTCAAAGGCAAAAATTCCTTGATCAAGGGCAGTCTTTAAATTTGATGGTTAGTCCAGAAACCTCTTATAAAGAAGTCAATCAGTTAATGATTTACGCTTGGGAAAATGGCGTAAAAGGTCTATATTATCAAAGAAGCGCTAATCCTAGCCAAGAATTAGCTAGATCTATACTTAATTGCTCATCTTGCGAAGGTTAATCGTTCATTTTTAATATTTAAAAGTGTAAAAGTTTTCTAGATGGAATACGATTTTTCAGATAAAGCGAAGGACTTCTTGGAGAGTCAGAGCGCTAAACGCTCTGGTCCAAAAGGATCGGCTCAAACACCCGCCAAGCCCTCTGAGAGAAAGAAGGGGTCTTCGAAAAATGAAAAAGGATCTGCTGGTGGAGATAAAAAAGCCCCAGCTATCACTTTTTCAGATAAAGTTATAACTTCTTTGAAGAATAAAGTAAAAGAGCATAACGAAAAATCTTCAAAAAAAGTAAGTCTAAGTCAGCTTAAAAAAGTCTATCGTAGAGGTTCAGGAGCTTTCTCTAGTAGCCACCGCCCTGGAAAAAGTAGGGGCCAGTGGGCTATGGCTCGCGTTAATACATTCTTAAAGATGGTTCGTGGTGGTAAAGTAAAAGAATCTTATCGGGCTGCAGATGGAGATATAGCCAGAGGTAGTGAAGACTATTATGTGGAGGAAATTGGCAATGCCTTTACTGATTTCGACGAGTTAGAATTCGGTCTCGCTAAAATTGATCTCTTAAAAGCTGGTGTTTCTGAATTGGATATGGATCAAGATATCGAAGATATTGATTATTCAGAAGCGGAAAAAAAAACTCTTAATAAGCCTTTTAGACTAAAAGGTGGTAAAAAGAAATTTGGGGTATATGTAAAAAGCCCAAAAACTGGGAATACTATCATGGTTAAATTTGGTGATCCTAATATGGAAATCAAAAGAGACGATCCTGATAGAAGGCGTAGTTTTAGAGCTAGGCACAAATGCGATACAGCTAAGGACAAAACTACACCTCGTTATTGGAGTTGTAGGTTCTGGTCGAAGAAACCTGTAAGTTCAATGGCTTCTGAAGAAGCTATAGAATGGGATGACGAAGAAATTTTGAGTGAGTGGGCTTGGGATGATGAGGGGTTTGCCGAGCATCAAGATCTACTAAACGCTTACCCGTTTCTTACTGAGATTAAGTTAGTGGTTGAAGAAGAAGAATTGTAGGTTATAATAACCTCACTAGATGAGGGTATTATTCATTTCCGACTTCACGCTGGAAGATAATTCTGGTGGCGCACAAGTAAGTAATAAAATTATAATAGATAAAGGTCGAGAGCTTGGCTATGAGATTAAGGAGCATAGCTACAGATCATCAGCTACCGATTTTTTGTCTTCTTATGATTTGGTTGTGAATTCTAATCTGGAGGTAATAAGTAGAATTACTCCAGAAAAAATCCCCTTGATCTTAAGAATGCCTAATTCAGTTAGGCTTGAGCATGACTCCTGTAGTTATTTAACTGACAGTCTTAGAGAACACTTTTTTAGTAAAGCCGAAAAAAATTTCTTTCTAAGCAATTATCATCTAGAGTTTTTCCAAAACTTATATGGTGACTACTTCCATAATGTGGAGATAAATTATGACCCTATCGATACTTCACTTTTCACTAAATCTGAAGATTCTAAAGAGTATGATGTAGTTTATTGCGGTTATCTGCACCCGCTAAAAGGATTTAACAATCTATTAGACTTTGCTAAAACAAATCCTGACAGGCAAGTAGATGTGTTTGGGTGGGGCGAAGCTTCTGCGGAGCGGTTTTTTAAAGATATTAAAAACATTAAATATCACGGATTGCTATCTCATAATGAAGTAGCGGAGGTATTTAAGAAATCTAAAGCTTTATTTCATTCTCCAATAGTAAACGAGCCTTTTTGTCGAATGGTGGGAGAAGCATTATTATGTGGTATTGATGAGATTATAGGTGACACATCAAAGATAGGGTCTTATAAGGAGTTCAATAAAGTTGGTTACGACAAATTCAAAGAGGGTTGTCAAAACGCAGCTTCTAAATTCTGGGAAAAAATAAAATGAACTTTCTATGTGGGACATATTTTAAGCATCAATGCGGGTTACAGTTAACAGACTATAAAAACGCTAGAGATTCAGTTCTTGTAAATTTCAAAGATGAATCTTTAGATAACAACCTCGTATTTTGTAAACCTGAGTATTTGAGCTTGTTAAATACTTACTCTAAAATAGGTTCTGTAAAACTCCCAGATAAGTTTGATTTAATCACTCATAATTCAGATATAAATTTCGACGCTCAACAAATAGACTTTGTATTAGATTTATTTCCTAATATTAATAATTGGTATACGCAGAACTTAGTATTTGATCATCCTAAACTAAAGCCGATTCCTATTGGTATAGCTAACCCCAAATGGTCACATGGTAATCAATCAAGATTTCTTGAGATTATGGGTGAGAGTCAAGAAAAAACAAATAAAGTTTACGTTAACTTTAATGTATCTACTAATCCTCCAGCGAGATATGATTGTTTAAATAAAATATCTGATCAATACCCTTTGCAGAATAAAAGCAATTACCCAAATGCTGCTTCGATACAAGATCATGATGATTTTGTTGATTCTACTCAAAAAGATTATTTAAGAGATATTGCAAAATCGTATTTTACAGTTTCCCCTGTAGGGAATGGCTTGGATTGTCATAAAACTTGGGAAGCTATTTACATGAAAAGCATTCCTATAGTTAGTAGATGGCATGGGGTAGAGAAATTTAAAGAGATGGGTATACCTATAATTATAATAGACGATTGGTCCGAATTGAAAGATTTAGAACTATCTCCTGATCTTTACAAAAAAACTTGGGGAGATTTTGAGCCAAGCAATCTAAACTTCGATTTATTCAAATGAAAAATTTAGACAAAGTTTCAGTAATACATTATACTAAATTAAAAGATAGAAAAGCTCACATGTTAAAAGAGCTAAAACAATGGTTTAGTGGTATTGATTATCAGTTCATTGAGGATTTTGACCAAGAAAATCTAACTGAAGATTTAATAAACGAAAATTTTGATCTGCTAACTTTCGAATCTAAATTTGATAGGAAAATGTCTTTGTCTGAAATGTCTTTGTGTATGAAATACAAGAAGGTGGTCAATGACATATCAAATCAAGAATCAGGAGAACATTTTTTTATATTAGAGGATGATGTTATATTTAAAGAAGACCCTATGGTTTATTTAGAATCCATGAATGAGTTTTGTAAAGATGAGGGCTTTAAATATGATTGTGTTTTCTTAGGGGAGGCTTGGATAAGAAAAGGTGACGATAGAAATGTGTTTGGTAAAAAAAATCACCCAGCGACAAATGGACTATGCACAGTTCTATATACAAAAAATGCATTAAATAAACTTAATGATTATTTACAGTCTACAAAAATAACTCAACCCTTGGATTGGGAATTTAACACTGCTTTTGAGAAAATGGATTTTCAAGTCTATTGGGGGAAAGCTATAACAAAGCATGGTAGTGTATTAGCTATGGATGAAATAGAATTTAAGCATCTAAAATCAACCTTAAGAGATTCATATTAATGTCTAAAAAGATAAAATTAAAATTTTCTTCGCCTTGGGATTCTCCAGAAGATAACAATAATCGTGTTCTATACAACTGGGGCAAACCTCCCGATTGTTTTGAGTTTACTACAGGTGGAGATTATGATTATTTAATAGTTTTGAACCATAGTGCTGAAATGTATTCTTCTCCAAAAGAAAAGAATATAGCTGTCACAATGGAGCCTACTTGGAGTGTTAACTCATTAAAAGATCTTGGTGATTATTGTGATCATGTTATTACTTGTGATAAAAAAATACAAGGAGAGAATATCCATCATACATTTTCTTTTTTGTTTTCTCATGATTCTAGAAATAATATACATACTAATAATTTATATGGACCAACTGCTAATGAATATCTAGAAAATGATTCGTTACCTGAAGGTATAGATTCGGTAGATTATTCTAAAAAAATGTCTTTTATGGTCGCTAATCATGGAGCTTTAGCGGGTTCTACACAACCTGAATCATCCAATTACCATATCAGAGAAAATTTATTGCTAAAGATTTTAAATTCAGATTTAGACGTAGATATTTTTGGAAAAGGATGGTCAATAAATGATGAAAGATACAAAGGTGCGCCTCCTCTTAAAAAAGACGCTCTTAAAAATTATAAGTATTCTATATGTATGGAAAATAGTTGTGAAGACTTATATATTTCTGAAAAATTCTTCGATTGTTTATTGAACAACTGCGTACCTGTATATTATGGTTGTAAAAATATAGGAAAAGCATATAATGAGAATTCATTTATAACTTTTAATCCAGAATCTGATAACGTTATTCAAGAGCTAAAACAGATTATAAATGAACCAATTTCTTGGAGGTTACCCGCCATCAAAAACAGTAAAAAAGATTACTTTACTAAATACAATTTATTGAATTACTTAGAGAAATTTATAAAAAAAAATAATTACAGTTAACTTTAAAATTTATGAATATACAAGACGTAGTGAGAAAAAATAGGGAGACTTTAAGTTCAGTAGATTGTTTTATCACTGATGAGAATTACAATGATAGCCCAGATAATTATGGCTTACCTCTACATGTAAGACATTTAATTGATTTGCCTATTAACAAAGATTTGACTTATGTAGACATTTTGATGTTTTTAAAAAACCACTTAGAAACTGAAAACCCCAAATATGTAGAAATAGGAGTCTCTGTTCTTAAGACCTTTTATCAAGTGGCTAATTTTCTTGACGATTCTGAGTTATACGCTTTTGACATTAATAAAATTAATCCCAGTATTGCAAAAGAATTCACTCTTACTCAACAAGGGTCTCAAGTCAATAAGTATGAGTATAATAAAAATAAAATAACTCATTTTAAAGGTGATGTGTTTAAACAAGAAGACTTTGATTTATTTAAGAAAGAAGTTAATGGAGATGTAAATATAATTTTTTCTGATGCTCATCATACAGGAGAAGGTCTAAGAGCAGAATATGATTCTTTTATTAAAGAGGGTTTGTCTAAAGATTTTATTTTGTATTATGATGATTTACAAAACCAACCTATGCAAAAAGTTTTTCTGGAGATTTGCCAAGAACACAAACAAAAAAATCCTTCTACCACAAGCGCGTTTTTTAAGGTAAATGGTTGGCTAGGGCAACATGAGAGTTCTCACATTAATGGAATTATTACTTCTATTGATATACGTAATATTTTTCCATTCGTTAACTATATATAATATAACGATATATGAAATATTTAATCAACTATGCGAATAAAGGTTTTTATAAATCTCAAAAGATGAATTCTATTTCGGGTATATCTGCTGGATTTGATTCGGTTATCCAATATAGAGAAAAAGATATAGATAATGAATTCGCAAAGAAAAACCATAAAATACTGGATCAAATTCGTGGTGCTGGTTATTGGTTATGGAAACCTTATTTTATATACGAGACTCTGAAAAAAACAAACAATGGGGATATAATCTTCTATTCTGATAGTGGTGCTAAATTTATAAAGTTAATAGAACCTATTTTAAAAAAAATAGAGGTAGCTAATAATGGAGTTGCGGTTTTTGAAATGTCGGGGCATCATAAAGAAAATGAATATTGTAGAAAACAAGTAGCTCAAGAAGTTGTGGGCTGCGATGAGAACATCATTAGTAGTGATCAAAATATGGCTAGTTTTGTTGGGGTACGTAATTGTCCAGAGGCGGTTGATATAATTTATCAATGGCTCAGTCTTTGTCAAAAAGAACACCTTATCATAGATTTACCGCCTCAAGAAGATGAGTTTCCCATGTTCAAAGAGCATCGCCACGATCAAACCCTTCTAAGTCTTTTGAGTAAAAAATTGAACTTAGACACTATTACTGATCCATCCCAGTGGGGTCTTATACATAAACAGACCACACAAGAAGATTATTTTATTGACCATCACAGAGGAAGAGAATGAAAAAAAATCTATACATACATCACCATTTAGGCTTAGGCGACCATTTTGATTGCAATGGAATGGTACGATATATTCTGGAAAAAACCCCTTTTGATGAAGTTAAAGTTTTCTGCAAAGATATAAATTTATCTTTGGTTAAAGAAATGTATGAAGACAATAAAAACATAGAAGTAATCAGTTTAAAAAGTAACCCTGATTTGTATGGCCAATTTGATTCTAACGAATACTCTCAAGTAAAAATGATTATCGATGAAAATACAGTTTCTGCTTCTTCGTTATCTGAAATTCTTGAATATGGTGAAAAACACGATACAGTTCTACTTGTTATAGGTCATGGTTTTTATAAGTCGGTGAAAGGTAAAAATTGTTGGGAAATTTTTTATGATCAAGTTGGAATTCCGTATGAAATAAGAAAAGATTATTTTTATTTAAAAAGGGATACGGAACAGGAAAAAAATCTTTTACAGAGAAAAAACCCTAATGGTGAACCTTTTATTTTTATTCATGATGATAAAAGTAGAGGCTTTGAAATAAATAAAACATACTTGTCAAACGACGAACTTTTAGTTATTGAAAATGACGTTTCTGAAAATATTTTCAATTTTATTGGTGTTATAAGAAAAGCTCAAGAAGTGCATTGCATGGAAAGTTCTTTTAAAACATTAGTAGATATTTACTGTGATCAGGATAAATTATTTTTTCACGATTTTAGAGGTCACCCTTTAGGTTTTCAAAGCAACAAAAATTGGAAAGTAATAAGTTATGAGTGAGTTAAATTTTATTAATTATAACTGGATGCCAACAGTAGCAGACCATGTAATAGACTTTGACAATTCTTTTTATGTTAACGCTGGCATAAGTAGATTACATCAAAAAGAAAATCTTCAACCAGAAGATGTAAAAGATGGAGATATTGTGTTTGTCAAAACAGATTATGTTTATCATGGCCAATTTATAGATGTTTTAAAATTAATAAAAAGTAAATTCACGCTTATCACCGCTGGCTCTTCTTATAACGTGAGTTATGGTCATCCTTCTTATCTTGATATATTAAACTCTGACAAAATCAAATATTGGTTTTGCACAAATCCCCCTAATATAGATCACCCAAAATTAATAGCGATGCCTATTGGGTTTGAAGAAAAAGAAAGAGCTGGTGGAGATCAACACATAATAAAAAAACATTGGGATAATAAAATACGATGGGAAAATAAAATTAATAAACTTTACCTATCTTACCATACTAAAGGAAACAACCCCAATAGAGATAAAAATATAAACTATTTAAGTTCTTTAGATTTCGTTCATGTAGAGAATGAAAAGATGCCTTTCGATGATTATTTAACTGAATTAGGTAAATACAAATATACAATATGTTTGGAAGGGTCAGGTTTTGATACTCACAGAAATTATGAGTCTCTGCTTGTTGGTTCTATACCAATTATGATAGATAGTAGCGTCAGACAAGTTTACAGAGATTGGGAGTTACCTAGCGTTTTTGTCGATAATTGGCAAGATATGTCTCATGGTTTGGAATTAGAAAAATACGATGCTTTAAATAAACTGGCTAAAAACACAAAATCTTTCCTAGAAATTTCTTCTCATAAAAATAAAATATTAGAATACTCTTCCTAAAAAAACAGAATACATCTGTGATAAATTATTATGCTTAACATATCTTTCGAAAAAAACCCTATCCTTTATAAAGATTACGAGGCTTGCCAAGATATGTTGGCTAGCGTAAAAGATGAGGATTATGAGTATCCAGAACATGTCACTCTATTTCATATATATACTGAATTCAGAACAGAAAAAGAGATAGAATGTCTAAAATCTTTTCTAGCCACACAGAACTTAGAAAAATGTAAGCTTATAATTTGGTCAGACTATGATATAAATGATAACGAGTTAATTAGACCATATAAACAATATCTAGATTTAAGGTTATGGGATGCAAAAAAAGAAGCTAAAGGCACTATGCTAGAGGGGATACCTCACTTAGAGGCTATGGATCATAAGCACTACTTGCAAAGTGATTTACTTAGAATATTAGCGTTGTATAAGTATGGAGGTGTTTGGGTAGATATGGATATAATCTTTTTAAGAGATTTTAAACCTATTCTCGATCAAGAATATATGTATCAATGGGGAGGCGATACAGATTTTGCTAACCAAGGTGCTTGCGCTACAGTCCTTGCTGGGTTTAAAGAGAGTGAATTTATGTTAAAATTGTTGCAGGGTGTTGTCGAATCAGAAATAATTCCTGCTACTACTGTATGGGGTAAAGATTTGTTCGCTTCTCTGTGGAAAAAATGGCCTAATTTTACTATTTTTCCGTCTCCCTTTTTTAATACTGAATGGTTGATTAGCAAGAAAGATATAAAGCTAAGTGAAGATGTCGAAAACGGTTGGTTTATAAACAATGATATAGGTGATAAACATTTATTTTTAGATTCTTTTGCTTGGCATTGGCACAACTCCAGCAAGAAAAACTTACCTATAGAAAAAGGTTCGAAATTTTATGCTTTACGAGAATTGACTAACAAAAAGCTCAGGGATAAAAAAATAATATAACTTCAATAAAAAAATGAATGTAGAAGTAGCTATTGGCGAGATCTTTGATAAGATAACTATCTTAGATATCAAGTTGGAAAAAATTAAAGATAAATCTCGATTATTTTATATTGAAAAAGAAAAAGATATTTTACAATCAGCTCTGTTGTCTGAAGATGTTAAGCTTGATTCTGGTCTATACCAAGACTTGCGTGAGATTAATGTAAAAATTTGGGACACAGAGGCTGGTTTTAGAGATAAAGAATCTAAGAAAGAATTCGATGATCAATTTATTGAGTTTGCTAGATTGAATGCTAAATATAATGATGAGAGGTTTGTTATGAAAAAAAAGATTAACGAACATTATAATTCTGACATAAGAGAACAGAAATCTTATAACGCTTTATATGAAGAAGATAATTCAAATTGAACCTTGGATTGACAAGCGGGAGCTTAAAGAGTTAAAAAGAGTCATTAAATCCACATTTGTCTCTGAAAATAAACTCAATGAAGAGTTTCAAGATTCTATTAAGAAAATAACAGGGTCTAAATATGCAGTCTCAATGACAAATGGCACTGCGGCTATTTTTTGTGCATTAAAAGCTTTAGGAGTGGGCGAAGGGGATGAAGTTATCATACCTAATCTTACTTTTATTGCTTCAGCTAATGCTGTTATTTTTGCTGGGGCTACTCCCGTCCTTTGTGACGTAAATGAAAAATCTTTGTGTATGTCATCGGAGGATGTCTTGAAGGTTATTACTCCAAAAACAAAAGCTATTATGCCAGTGCATCTTTACGGTCAAAGTTGCGATATGGACTCTTTGTTAGATTTGGCGAAGAAATTTAATTTAAAGATCATAGAAGATGCGGCTCAAGGTATGGGTGTTTTGTATAAAGGTAAACATGTAGGTACATTTGGTGATGTTGGTATATTATCTTTTTACGCTAATAAAACAATTACATGTGGAGAAGGTGGAGTAGTGTTGAGTGCAGACGAAAATATAATTCAAGATTGTTATAAGATGAAAAATCATGGCAGATCTAAAAAAGGGGTTTTTGTCCATGAATCTATAGGTTTTAATTTTTGCTTCACAGAAATGCAAGCTGCCATAGGGATTTCTCAATTAAAAAAATTAAAAAAAGTAATACATAAAAAGAATAAAATACACAATTTTTATCTTAAAAATATAAACAATAATCTTCTTCGCGAAATACCATTTGATGAGAATACCACACCCGTGCATTGGTTTTACTTCTTTTTTGACGGATTATAAAGAAGATTTCAAAAAACATCTAGATTGTAATGGCATACAAGTAAGAGACTTTTTTTACCCGCTACATAAGCAGCCTTGTTATCAAAACTCAGACTTGGTGGATTGTTCTGCAGAGCTTCCAGTGAGTGAAAAACTTTATAATTGTGGAGTTTCCTTACCTTCGTCTTATAATATAACCAAAAAAGAACTAAGCCGTGTGTGCGAAGTAATTAATGATTTTAGGATATGATCAACTTAGTAAAAGACACTATATCAGAAGAAGAAATATTGGAATTGGTAGATTGGTTAAAAACTTCTCCTCAACTCACCAAAGGTAAACTTACTGAAAAATACGAATCCCTCTGGTCAGATAAAATAGGGTGTAAGTATTCTGTCTTTGTCAACTCAGGATCTTCAGCTCTTTTGATATCTATATACTCTTTGATAGAAAAAGGTCTCTTAAAAAGAGGAGATAGTGTCATAGTCCCAGCACTGTCTTGGGCTACAGATTTATCTCCAGTAATCCAGCTTGGCCTTAAACCAGTTCTTTGTGATTGCAATCTTAATGATTTATCGGTAGATCTTGATCATTTACAATATTTGACAGTTAAAGAAAAACCTAAAGCTATGCTTTTGGTATCTGTTCTGGGGTTAGTCCCTGAAATGGATCATATTGTAAACTTTTGTGAAAACAATGATATCATTCTCATAGAAGATGCTTGTGAATCTTTAGGTTCTTCTTATAAAGGCCGCAAACTAGGTAACTTTGGTTTAATGTCTTGTTTCTCTACATATTACGGCCATCATTTATCGACTATTGAAGGAGGTATGGTTTGCACTAATGACGAAGATCTTTTTAATTTGTTGAAGTCTCTAAGGAGTCATGGTTGGGACCGTGATATGAGCAATGAATATTCAGAGAAGTTAAGGAGAGAGTTTTCTATAGACAGTGAATTCGAATCACAATACAAGTTTTACTATTTAGGTTTCAACCTTAGATCTACAGATCTACAAGCTTTTTTAGGCATCAATCAACTCAAAAAGTTTGATAAAATAGTCGATAAAAGAAATAAGAATTATTGCCTTTATAGAGAAGCTTTAACTAATTCTTACTGGCAGTCTCCCGAATCAACAGAAGAAAAATATATTTCCAATTTCGCTTATCCCATCATTCACCCAAATAGAGATGTCATAACAAAAGAATTAAAAAATAATGATATAGCATCAAGACCTTTAATTTGTGGGTCTTTAGGGAAACAGCCTTTCTGGACAAAAAATTACGGCCCTTTAGATTTACAAAATGCTGATAAAATTAACGATTGGGGTTTTTATTTACCCAACAATCATGAATTAGAGCCAAGCGAAATAGAAAAAGTAAATAAAGTAGTAAAATCTGTGTGGTAATATATAATAATATGAAAAATTTAAAAGAGACTTACTATGGAAAAAAAATCGACCATATGAATATACTAAATATCGATGACGCGACTAAGTGGTTGCAAGGTAAATCATGTGTTGTGGTTACAGGGGTGACAGGTCAAGATGGTAGTCATATGGTAGACTACTTACTAAAGAATACAGATTATGTAGTTTTTGGATGTGTAAGGAGGTTGAGTGTTTATAATCATAAAAATATTTCTCACATCGATGACCAAAGATTTAAACTTATTAATTTTGATTTAACTGACGCAAACCTTATCTCTAGAACTATTGAGGCTCTTAAGCCTAAGTATTTTATAAATTTAGCAGCGCAAAGTTTTGTCGGGAGTAGTTGGGATTTTGCTTTGCAAACATGGGAGACTAATTGCACTTCAGTGCTGAATATTCTTGAGGCTATCAGGAAACATACCCCTGAGTGTAGGCTCTATTACAACGCTGGCTCATCAGAAGAATTTGGGGACGTCCTGTATTCGGTCCCTCAATCACGAACTTCACCCTCCTAGACCGCCAAGCAGTCCTTATGGGGCTTCCAAAGCTAGCTTCTAGGCAGCTATGGTTAAAGTGTGGAGGGACTCCTATGATATCTTTACGCTGTTCAAGGGTGGCTGTTTAACCATGAAGGCACTCGGCGCGGGGAAGAGTTTGTCACTCGTAAAATAACTAACTAATGTCGCTAGAATTAAGAACGAATATTCCGAAGGCTTGATTATTTTGAGCCTCTTTACAATTAGGTAATATAGATTCAAAAAGAGATTGGAGCGATGCGGAAGATTTTGTAAAAGGTGATTTGGTTGATGCTAAACCAAGAAGAGACCTAAAGAGTATGTTCTGTCTTCCAATGAGACTCACACTATTAGAGAGTTTGTTGAAGAAGCTTTTAATTTTGCTGGGTTTGGTGCAGATAAGTGTCAATGGGTGGGAGAAGGTGTTGAGGAAAAATATATTCATGAAGATAAAGTCTTAGTTGAAATCAATCCTTACTTTTATAGACCTGCAGAGGTTGATTTGCTTTTTGGGAGATTCGTCTAAAGCTCGTAAAGATCTAGGGTGGGAGCCTAAAAGCAGTTTTTTAGATTTGGTTAAAAAAATGGTTGACCATGATTTAGCGCATAGCTAGGCTTCGGCGTGAGCAAGCCTAAGCCTCTTAACAAAAGGGAGATAATCTTCCGATTAATAGAAGTCCCTGATAAGGGCAGGAGGAGTACCTTTTTTGCTAGGGAGATGAAAATGCTTAACGATCTTATGTGGTCGTTACTCTCAGGAATTTATGTCCATAGTCTCCTTCGATAAGAAATTTGATTCTTTAGCTTACTTAGTCAGCGATAAACTAAAAGGGACTCTAGACGAAAAGTTCAGAGCTTTTAATTTTAGAGTTGACTTATCGAAGTATAAGACCTATGATATAGGCGATAAAGTGGGACCAGATGGTGATGTGTCCCGCATCAAGAGAACCATAAAAGACTTTTTAAATGAGTGATAGCATAAACCCAGCAGGAATCCTTAACAATTTTCTTAAGGCTAATAAGACAGACCATTACAATTTTGAAGAGACTATAGATTATAAAGTCTCTAGTGGTTCCCTGCAATTTGACATGCATCTTGGAGGAGGCTTCGGTCCTGGATTGCATCGCTTCACAGGAATTAATGAGGGAGGTAAAACATCTGAGTCTTTGGAGGTTATGAAGAATTTCTTGAAGACAATACCTAAAGCTAGAGGTGTGTACATTAAAGCGGAAGGAAGGTTGAGTCCAGAGATGCAAAAGAGAAGATCTGGGGTTAAATTCGTTGATCAGACGAATGGAAAGAGGGAACTTGTTTCGTGTATGAGAGTAATATTTATGAATCAGCTATGAGTCTAATTAAGGAGTTGATCACCAATAATGACGATAAGAATCAAATATTGTTTCATCGTCGATTCTATTGATGGCTTAATTCAGGAGAGATGATTTAGTAAGAGTTTTGAGGACGCTAGTAAAGTGGCGGGTGGTGCATTAATCGCTTCAGATTTTTGTAAAAAGACTAGTGTAGCTTTAGGCAAAGCGTGGTCACATGGCTATCTTTCATTAGTCAGGTCAGAGCAGATATCAAAATCGATCCATATTCCAAAAGCCCTGTTCGACAAACTACTGCTACAGGAGGTAATGCGCTACTGCACTTTGCTAACAATATTCTAGAGTTTGAGCCTAGATTTAAAGGCGATTTCATTTTGCAGAACCCTTCTATCAAGACTCCAGATGTTAAGAAGAACCCGATAATTGGTCATTTCGCTAAAGTGACAATCAAAAAATCTGCAAACGAAAAGACCAACACGACAATACCTTATCCAATTCGTTATGGTCGCACAGGAGGCACATCGATTTGGGTAGAAAAAGAAATTATAGACTATGCTCTATGGATGGGAGTTTATCACTAAAGCTGGGCTTGGTTAAAAGCTACAGATGATTTCATGGAGCTTGCTAACTTCTAAAGGTTTTACTTTCCCAGAGAAGATTCAAGGCGAAGCTAAGCTGTTTAAACATATCGAGGAAGATAAGGATCTCAGTGCATTTTTAATTGAGTATTTTAGAGAACAGGTCGCAGCTGTTGAGGCATGAAGTTCTTTGATGTAAATGGCAAAGAGCGCAATCTTAAAAACGCAAAGAAGTATTTAATTGATTGGGAAAAGCCTAGCCGTAGTAAATTTCAAACTACTGTAAAACAATTTCTTTACGACTATTGGAAGAATGATATAGTCTTCGAAGAGTTTAGGGTTGTTGGTAGTAGATTGTCTCTAGACTTTCTATAACGCTAATAAAAAAATTGCTGTAGAAGTTCAAGGCGCACAACACACAAAGTTTGTTAAATTCTTCCACAAGAATCGCTTCAAGTATGCAGAGCAGTTAAAGAGAGACATGCAGAAGTTCGATTTCTGCAAAGCTAACGAAATTAAACTAGCAGAGATCTATCCTCAAGACGAGATACAAGCTTCAGTATTCAACAGACCAAGATATCTATTTATGAATTTACCAGATGGCAGCGAAAATCCAGAGTTTTGTATCCCCATTGAAATGGTGGAAAAGATTTATGAATTGTCTGGTGGTGCTGATAAATATAAAGGTGTAATCATGGCAGTCTCTTCGGAAAATGGAAAACCTCTGGTTTATTGCAAATTTGATTGCAGTATGACGGAGTTTGCCTTAACAAAGGCTTTAGAGAATCATTTCAGAGAGTCCATCTAACGAACTAATTGAAGAAGACATATAGAGATGATATACAATTTTGAATTAGAAAAGCAACTGTTAGCTGGTTTACTCAAAGAGCCAGAAAGCTTGGCTGAGATATCTAATTTTATCAGTAATCTCAGACTTTTACTCTAAGCAAAGTTCTCTTGCATTCTGCTGTCTTCCGTATCATACAACAAGCTATTGACGCTGGTGATGAGATTGATGAGATTATCGTAGCTCAAAGAGTTAATGATTTAGGATTATCCTTTGAGGACAATCTCAATCCTTCTGATTATATTAAGTCTTTGTCGCTCAGGAAAGTCCCAGAAGGTAATATTTTAAAGACAGCAAAAGAACTTAAAAAGTACTACTATACGAAGAGAGATACTTGAGTCTTCTCAAGAGATAGCTAAGAAGATGAAGAACATCTCACCAGAATCTTCTTACAGAGAGATTATAGAGGTGGCTGACAATGTTTACAATTCTCGCATTAATCTTTATGAGATCGGCAACGATACGCCAGAAAACATTTATGAGGAGATGGAGGCTCTTGTCGAGGAGCGAGGCAACAACCCAGTCACAGAATTCGGAATGATGGGGCCGCATGAAAAGATTAATGATATTTATGGCTCTCTATTGAGAGCTGGTAATATAACTGTTATCGTAGCGAGGTCTGGTGTAGGTAAGACGCAGTTTTGCATGGATTATTCCACTAAAGTTAGTTTGAAATATGATGTGCCAGTTCTCCACTTCGACAATGGGGAGATGAGTAAAGAGGAATTAATTATGCGACAGTGCGCGGCTTTGTCTGGAGTTTCGATGCATTTACTTGAGAGTGGTAAATGGAGAAAAGCTGGTCAAGATGTGGTTGATAAAGTTAGGTCTGTATGGCCTAAAATTGATAAGTTAAAGTTTTTTTACTACAACGTCGGGGGTATGGATGTTGACTCTATGGTGAATACATTGAAACGTTTTTATTACTCCAAAGTGGGTAGGGGTAATCAAATGGTCTTTTCTTTTGATTATATTAAAACGACCTCAGAGAGCAATGGTAACAAATCAGAGTGGCAAGTTGTCGGGGAAATGGTCGATAAGTTTAAAAAGTGTGTGCAGAAAGAAATTCTACACGATGGTAATCCTATGATTCCCATGATAACATCTGTGCAATCCAATAGATACGGGATCACTAATAATCGAAACTCTCAGAATGTAGTTGATGATGAGTCTATCGTTTCTTTATCGGACCGTATTACTCAGTTCTGTTCTCATATGTTTATTCTTAGAAGTAAGACGGGTGATGAGGTAGAGAGCGAAGGGGAACGATTCGGTACACACAAGCTTATTAATGTTAAAGCTAGACACTTAGGTAGTGATATAGCTGGAGCTGTAGAACCAGTAAGTATTGGAGATACTCTGAGAAAAAATGCTATTAATTTAAATTTTAATAATTTTAATATCACAGAGAGAGGCGATTTAAGAGATATCGCTAGAGTGTTGAATGGAGAAGAGGAATTGCAACAAAATGAACATCAAGAAGAAATCCCAGACTTCGATCAATTCTGAAGACTTCCAAGGAATCTTAGAGTCGATAGGTTACACTTTAATTGATTGTGGTGATCATTGGAGAACTCAAGCTCTATATCGAGATGGTGATAACAAAACTGCACTTAAGATTTACAAAAATACTGGCGTTTGGATGGACTTTGTCCAAAACAGGGGGAGTAAACCTTTTGAGGCTCTTATAGAACTCACGACTAAAGACAAAAAAGAAACAGAAGCCATCCTAGCTAACTCATATACAGATGAGGTTTCGACATATCAACCTAATGAAAAGATCCAGATGGAAAGAATATATCCATGACTCGTCCTTAGAGAGAGCTATTCCCTAACTATCACTTCTATCAGGGTAAGAAACATATCTGAAGAAACCCAAAAGGCTTTTCAAGTAGGATTAGCGGGGGTTGGTAAAGATGTATAGGCGAATGGTTTTCCCTGTTTATAACGAACACAATCAAATTATTGGATTCTCAGGTAGACATGTGGAGTCTAATAATGATAAGTGGAAGCATCTTCCTAAATGGAAACATGTAGGGAAGCGAAACAACTGGGTCTACCCAGCTTTTAACACTGCGACAGGGGTCGATGAAGAGATAGAGTTTAAAAAAGAAGTAATTTTAGTAGAAAGTATAGGTGATGCGCTGGCTCTTTACGAACAAGGACATTAGGAACGTTCTTGTCATTTTTGGCTTGTCCGTTAATAGTAATATTGTCAATTACCTTAGTAGCAGGGCTGTTAATCGCATATATATTGCTACAAATAACGACTAACAATGGCAGCAGTGAAAATAGAGGGCTTATTGCAGCCTTGAAAAGTTTTTTGAAATTGTCTAACTATTTCGATCTTGGGTCTTTAAGTGTAAAATTTCCGCCTAAGCCGTATAATGATTTCGGTGATGCTCATTTAGACGGCTGCGACATTAAGAAAGACTGGTTGAAAAATCAATAGATCAAGATGCACAATTAAACTTTATTTGCGATTTTGTTAAAAACAACCCTTCTAGCTTCACTAAAAAAGAAGTAAAAACAGCCTTGTTGCTAAGTAATGACTGAACCTCAAACACCTCTTATCTGCTAGTCGAATTAAAACAGCTCAATCTTGTTCTTGGCTTTATTGGTGTAAGTATAAACTAGGTCTTCCAGAAAAGAGTAATGATGGAGCTAGAAGAGGTTCTATATGTCACTTGGTTTTTGAAGTTCTTGGTGTTCCAAAGAGAAAAGAAGTATTTTGATAAAATAATTAAGACTCAAGATGTTTTTTCTGTCCCGTCCATCAAACGTTTATTTTTAAACATGCTGAGAAAGAGGGGGTAGATGATGAAGAGAACATAGAGATGATGAAGGAGATGATCTTCAATGGCCTCTCTTATGATTTCTTTGGAGGTGATTTTCTGAACCAACAGAAGAGTATTCTGAGAAAGATTTTGATATTGTCAAGAACGACGGTGAGATCAGTTACAAAATTAGAGGCTTTATAGATAAACTCTTTCTTTATAAGGACCAAAAATTTGCTTTGATTAGGGATTTTAAAACTAGTAAAGATGTATTCAAAGGAAAAGACCATACTGATAATTTGCAGGACTTAATGTATAGCTTAGCTGTAAGAGATCTGTTCCCAGAATACGCTAATAGAGTTAGTGAGTTTCTTTTCTTAAAGTTCGATTTAGACTTGAAAGCAAAAAAAACAGGTATTGTCAGGATGGAGCCACTTGATCCTGATGAGCTAGTAGGTTTTGAGTTGCAGCTTACGGAGATACAAAAATATCTCGACAATTTTACAGAGAGAGACGCAAAATACAACTTCGCTGCTCGTAAAGGCTTTCCTTCTGACAGTTCCTTTAGTGGGAAGTTGCTCTGTGGCTTCGCTACTAAAAAGGGGGAACTCAAAAAAGATGGCAATCCAAAATGGCATTGCTCTATGAAATTTGATTTCTTTTATTACGAGGTCTACAACTCAGAAGGGAAAACAGTCAAGTGTTACTTCGAAGAGGATTTCTCTGAAGATCTCGTCCCTAAAGGGGGGAAATATGAGATCAGATATTATAAGGGTTGCCCAGCACATTGTTCTTGACTCGTAAGTCTAGGCTTGTATAGTTGGGTCATGGTCCCAGTATTCAAATCTACTTTCTCTATAGGGAAAAGTATTTTAACATTAGACGAGGCAGAGAAGGACGGCGGTCCTGATAGCATCTTATCGATATGCGAAGAAAACAATATTAAGAATCTTGTATTAGTTGAAGACTCTATGACAGGTTTTGTTACTGCTCATAATAGGTGTAAAGAGAGAGACATGAATTTAGTTTTTGGGCTTAGGATTACATGTTGCAACGACGTAAATGAGGATGATGATTCTGATCATAAAATTGTAATTTTTGCTAACGATGACGATGGATGCAGACTATTATATAGAATCTATTCATATGCTTATACTAGTAATAGCGGGAAAGTAGATTTCAATTTCTTGAATTCATTATGGAGTGATAGTGTCGATTTAGTTATTCCATTTTATGATTCTTTTATATATAATAATAGTCTGCATTTAAAAAAATGTGTCCCTAGCTTCTCAAAAATTAACCCTGTTTTTTGGGTGGAGGACAACTGCTTACCTTTTGATAAATTGCTATCACGTAAAGTAAAAAAGTTTGCAGATAATATGGGGGCTAAATGCAAAGATGTAAAAAGTATTTTCTATAAAAAAAGAGAAGATGTCGAAGCATTACAGACATACAAGATACTATGCAATAGAAACTTTGGTAAAGCAGCTACTCTGAGTAGTCCAAATTTAAATCATTTTGGTAGTCAAGAGTTCTGTTTCGAGTCATACTTAGAGAAGAAAGAGGTAGCTAATGGATGAATCATTATTAAGGTTTGATAAGAACCAAAAATATTTAGTTTTTGATACAGAGACTGAAGGTTTGAACTTAATCAGGTCAAGACCTTGGCAGGTTGCTTGGTTAGTGGTAGAGGGAGGTAAGATCTTGGAGAAGCACGATATGTTTCTGGATTGGCCGAACTTAGATGTCTCAGCGGGTGCAGCTAAGATCACAGGTTTTACTATGAAAGAGTATAATAAGAGAAAAGAAAGCCCTCGGAAGGTCTGGGAGAAGTTCTCTAAGAATCTTTACGATAAGGATACTTTTATCGTAGGTCAAAATTTATTAGGGTTCGACGTTTATATGGTTAATATTTGGCGTGAGTTAATGAAATTAGAGGCTGATTACTCATATGTAGAACGCATTATTGATACTAGAGCTTTAGCTGTTGCTATAGCCAAAGATATTCCAGTAGATAAAGACGATTTTATCAGTTGGCAGTATAGACTTATAAATCATAGGGAAAGAAAGCTAAAAACATCTCAAGCTTTCTTGCTTAAAAAATACAATATAGATCATGACCCCAAACGATTGCATGATGCTCTTTACGACATTGAGATGAATTTTAAAGTTTTCCGTAAACAGCTCTTTGACTTAGAAATATGAATGCATTAAAATACACAGGATATAAAACGCCTTTCCCTGTAGGTGTTAAGTTGCCAGAGATTAAGATTGAGAATAAATACTACAAAGAAGTCTCATGTGAAGAATCTGCAGACAATTACCAGTTTTTAAGGAAGTTGTGTTTCAAACGTCTACAACAAAAAGGTATTGACAAATTTGATAATGCTCAAGTTTACTATGATAGGTTAAAAGAAGAGCTGTCTATCTTCCAAGAGTTAGGGTTTGTAGACTATATACTACTAAACTGGGACATTATTAATTTTTGCGTAGAGAATGATATACCTACAGGAGCTGGTCGAGGTAGCGCAGCTGGTTCTTTAGTTCTTTATGTTATCGGAGTGACGAATATAGATCCAATTGAGTATGATTTATTCTTTGAGAGATTTGTTTCGAAGAGTCGTGCAAAGAAGATAGAGCATGAAGGGGAGACTTTTCTCGATGGTAGTTTATTGGCTGATGTTGATAACGATATTTCTTATGATCGAAGATTAGAGGTTATAAAATATATTGAAAAAAAATATAAAGGCAAGACTTCTAAAATTTTGACGCTGAATACGTTAAGTGGTAAACTTTGCATGAAGGAATGTGGAAAGATAGTCGCGGAATTATCAGAGATGGAAGTGAATCACATTAGCGACTCGATTCCTAAGCACTATGGAATAGTGGCTAAATTACAAACGGCATATGAAGAGAGCGAGACTTTCAAAAACCATGCGGATAAATATCCTAAAGTCTACAAGATAGCTAAAAAACTGCAAGGTCTGAACAAGAATACTGGAGTCCATCCTTCTGGGATATCTATTTCCTTTTATGAATTAGATGATATTATGCCACTACAGACGACAAATGATGACTCTTTGGTTTCGGCATATGACATGAATGATGTAGCCAGTTTAAGTGTCAAGTTCGATATCCTTGGTCTTCGAACATTGTCTGTCGTCCATGACGTTTGCAAGGGGCTAGGGATAAAGGCTTCTGATATAGACCCTCATCACCCTAGTATATATGCGGCTTTATCTTGCTTAAGATCTCCGCAGGGGTTATTTCAGATTGAAGCAGATACAAACTTCAAAGTTTGCAAACTGATCTCTCCTCAGAACCTCGAACAATTATCAGCGGTGGTCGCTATAGCAAGACCTGGAGCTTTAGATTTCAAGGATGCTTATGCTACTTATGTAAGAACTGGAGAATTCCAATCTGTTCATGAGTATTTTGATGACATCCTTAGTTATACTGGCGGGATACCTCTCTATCAGGAACAGTTGATGAAAATGGCTGTAAAAGTAGGTTTTAGTTTAGATGAATCGGAACAGCTAAGACGTATCGTCGGCAAGAAGAAGGTAGATAAAATGCCAGAGTGGAAGGCTAAAATTGATGATAAGATAAAAGAGAACGGGTTAGATCCTGAAGTGGGGGAAGTCCTGTGGAAAGTTGCAGAGGACTCCGCTAATTATTCTTTTAATAAATCTCACTCTATTAGTTATGCTTATTTAGCAGCGATTACTGTATACTTAAAATTCAACTACCCCCAAGAGTTTTACCTAAGTCTTCTGAAGTATACTAAGTTTGAGCCTAATTCTCATGAAGAGATAGCTAAGATATCTCAGGAGCTTTCTTATTTTGACATTGAGTTATTGCAGCCAGATTTAAATAAGTCGGATATCGATTTCAAAATTGAAGGTAAGAATATTAGGTATGGTTTGAACTCGATAAAAGGTGTCTCGACTAAGGTCTTGGTATCTTTATTGGAATTTCGGGAAGATTCATTTTCTAATAAATATGAAGTCTTTTTGGCTGCTAAACAAGCAGGTTTGAACATCGGCACTTTATCAGCCCTTATACAAGCTGGATTGTTAGACTCATTTGTAAAACATACTAGACCAAGATTGGTTTTGGAAGCCCAGACGTTCAATATTTTGACAGATAGAGAGAAGAGAAATCTACTTGAACTTGGTAAGTCATACGATTACGATATTATAACATCAATACATGATGTAAAAACACAAGATATGGTTGGAGACGATAACAGGGTAATATTCAAGGACAAGAGGTTTGAGACATTCAAGAAAAAATATAAGCCCTACAAAGAAATTTATGAGATGAATAAAGTGCATAATAAGTACGCTAATTGGTATTTTGAAGAGAAACTATTAGGGTATAGTTATTCTTATAACATTAGAGAGATATTTACTTATGGACAGGATTTTCATTCTGCTGACGCAGTGAAAGATCTTGAACCTAGAGCTAGGGTGAAATTCGTCGGCTCTTTAACTGATATTATAAAACGTACTAGTCGGAACGGAAATAAATATGCTAGATTGACTATGCAGGATGAGACTGGTGTTTTAGAAGGGTTATTTCTAGATAGTGAGAGAGAGGGTCGATTAACTGATTATTTAGATTCTGGAAAAAAATTGCCTAATAAGGGTGATGTTGTTATAGTATTTGGGTCTAAAGGAGATGATATTGTGTTTCTCGACAAAATAGTCCCTTTGAAGGATAAAATCTATATGAAACTATCTGAACTAAAATAGTGTAAAGAATTATGATGGGTTTAGCCGATTTCAACCTTACACCTAAAGCGAAGAAAGGATTAAAAGATTCTAAGAAGTTTGCTAGGGATAATGGTCACGATTTAGTAACAGTAGCTCACTTGGTATATGGCTGTTTATCGAATATATCTGATACCTGTTCGCTTAGATTAAAATCTTATGATATAGATTTAGATGTTGAGGTGTTTAAAGGTATTTTCGAAAAATACTCAAAAGAAAACGAGTATTACTTTTTAAGTAAGAAGGGGCAAGGAGGATGGCATAGTGATGTGAATGAGACGATAAAGTCTGCGAAAGATTTTTCGGACATGTTCGATAGTTATTTTATTGGTATAGAGCATATACTTTATGTAATTCTGGATTCTGATAATGATTTTATAAAATTTCTATCTAAAAACAGTATCGATCTTCTGTTGTCAAAAGATTTGATTGAGGGTTATGTCTTAGAAGATAGCATTCCCGCTTTGGATAGGATGAGGGATTCATTTGTCTCTGAGACTGAAGAGCTTGTTAATGTCGAAGATCTCCAATCTCCATTACCTAATATCTCAAAATACTGCATAAACTTGAATGAAAAGTATATTGCGAATAAAAACGCTGTTATTTCTGGAAGGGACAATGAAATTCACCAGCTTGTAGAAATCCTTTCTAAGAAAAACAAAAGCAATGCAATCTTAGTCGGAGATGCAGGTGTCGGTAAAACAGCTATAGCAGAAGGTTTAGCCCAAAAAATCGTAGGGCAAGAAGTGCCGCCGCACATGTCTCTCATGCAGATTTGCTCAGTTGATATAAGTGCTATGGTCGCTGGGACCAAGTATAGAGGGGAGTTTGAAGAGAAATTCAAAGCTTTGATCTCAGAAGCGGAAAAAGAACCTAATATCATACTCTTTTTTGATGAGATTCATACTATAATAGGTGCTGGTAATTCAGAAGGCGCTGTAGATGCTTCAAATATGCTTAAACCAGCCCTTGCTAGAGGAGAGATAAAATGCATAGGGGCGACAACAACCCAAGAATACAAGAAGTTCTTTGAGAAAGATACTGCGATTAAAAGGAGATTCGAAAAAATAGAGGTCGAGGAACCTACTAAAGCAGAAACAAAAGAGATTATATTAAAAACAATTTGTTATTATGAAGATTTTCACAATGTTCGATATTTAGAATCTGATATTGATACAGTCATAGATTTTTGTGAAAAATATTTGAGTAACAAGAAGTTTCCTGATAAAGCATTCGATGTCATTGACCAATTGGGGGCTAGGACTAGGATCAAATACAACAAGACCCCATCTAAGGTGGATGACGTTAGAGATTCTTTTTGTAAGGTTCTAATGGATAGTGATAATGATGAGGAATTAGATGAGGAGCAGTTTACTTTGTTATTGAAAGACTACCTTCAAGTAATGTCTCGTTATCAAGAGAATCGGGGTAGGAAGCAAAATATTAGACAAAAAGACATCTTAGCTATTTTCCAAGAGAAGACTGGATTATCAGCGAAAACTCTTAATAAGAACCATTCTTCTTTTGTCTCTTTCTCTAAACAAATGAATAGCGAAGTTTTTGGGCAGCATAAGAATATAAATCTTATTTATAATGCTTTATCTTGTGCTAAAGCAGGTTTAAATGATCCTAGTAAACCATTAAGTAATTTTCTTTTTGTCGGAGATACAAGTGTGGGCAAGACATATACTGCTAAAAAAATAGCAAAGTATTTCTTTGGTAATGAGAAATCATTTTTACAACTTAATATGAGCGAATACCAAGATAAAACAGCTATCTCTAAACTTATGGGTGCAAATGCTGGCTATGTAGGTTATGACGAAGGTGGGCTGCTCACAGAGTTTGTTCGTAATAATCCCAACTGCGTTGTATTGTTTGATGAAGTCGAGAAATGTGAGCCTAAAGTTTTAGATATTTTACTCCACATTCTAGATGAGGGTTATGCTACAGATAACCTTAATAGGAATATCGATTTCAGTAAGACTATAGTCATTATGACTTCTAATATTGGTCATAAAGAAAAATCATCTAAGAGTATGGGATTTGCTCCTGATAAACAACAAGAGATAGATGTTTATAATTCTTGTGTTAAAAAATATTTTAGACCAGAGTTATTAGCTCGCGTCGATGAGGTATTGATTTTTAATGAGTTGGGAGAACGTGAATTGAGGCAGATCATAAGAAAAGAGCTGTTTGAAATAAAATCTAGACTATTAGACAGGGATATAAATGTAGTCTTGCAGAAAAAAGTAGAGACTTATATCTTTAATAAGATTAAAAATGATAAAAATCACGCTAGACAAATAAAAAGTGTTGTAAAATCTCTAGTTCAAGTCCCGATATCTAACTTCATCGTAAATAACAGAGATGTTGAGAAAATATCGATAAATATAGTTGACAAATCGCTACAATTTGCATAAGATATGGCATGGATAAAGTAAACCTACGGGTAATGAAAGCTATTCGCAATTCGAAAGGACGTTTCTTTGGTCTCTACACAAAGCAGGGTGAATCACTCAACGCTCAGCTTCAGTCTGAAACAGACCAAACAATTGTGGTTTATGATCGCAATTTTAATCGTACCCGCCGTTTCTCTAAAGCAGCATTTCTGGGGTGCGTATTGCTGCTAAAAAATTTGGTAAGGTTTTTTAAATCTTACTGATAATAGATAACATAAGATTATCGTTCATATTACTCTACCCCCTCCTTGAAAAAGGAAGGGGTAGTTTTATTATAAGATGTGAAACTCTCTTCTTTATTTAAGGGAAAAGTTTATACTTTCCCACAGACTAAAAATCAAGATCAAGACAAGTCTTTTGCTTTAGAGGTTGTAAAAAGAATAAAACCTGATTTAGTCTTATCTGACATTACAGTGGGGGCTATTAAAGACCATTATGATGTTTTTGTTCTCAAGGATGATAAAGGCGGTATTTTTAAACTGAAAATATCTCTAGATGATTCTTTTGAGGTATTAAAAAAAGAATACAATGTCACAAAGAACTCCGCTTCTACTGTAGTTCCTAAGTTAGTGAAATATGGAACTGTAAAAATAGGAGATGAAGTGACTTATCTTCTTGTCGATATTCCTCCTTGCGAAAGTTTAAGAGAATACGGTAGATCTTCTGTTCTTGGTGAATTGGATCTATTTATTAATTCATATTTTATTTTTCAAAAAACAAAAGGAGTTAGAACCACTTATAAAACTCATTTGTTAAGTTTTTTGGATAGCGTCGATCCTTCATCTTATTTACCAGAAGAGTCTCTGGAAGCTTTAAAGAGCTATACTGATTATAGTCTATGTAACCAATTCATTTCATCCTTGGTGGAAGAGACCAAGGCTTTAATGAATACTTTCGATTTGCCTTATAGATATAAATGTCATGGAGCGTTATCCTTAGATAATATATTTGTTAATAGCGGCCACTTTTATTTTGATGACTTTTAAGATGTCTTTATGGGCCATCCTTACATAGATTTAATTAATCTAATTTTTGAATTAGGTGTGCATCCAGATAATCAGTTCAGGTTATTGTCTTTATTCTGTCAGAAAGGCGAGATAAATGAAGATAGACCTCTATTTAAGTCTATTTATGAGATAGAAATTAGGAAAAAGATCTTAATTTTAATTACTGAGTATGTTAAAGAGGTTTATGTTTATGATTCATATAGATATAATAATATTTTGAATATAGCGGATACTTTTTCTCATTGTTATGAAAGGTTCTGCAAGATAAAAATGTTTCAAGAAAACAAAGAATTTATCATGAAAACTATCTGTGAGCCTATTTTTGGTGTAAAAGCTTAAGTATGCCACTACCAACACCAAACGATGGGGAGAAGCGCTCTAAATTTATAGAGCGTTGTATGTTAGACCTTTCAGAAAAAGGCGAATTTACTGATGCAAAGCAGAGGACTGCGGTATGCTATTCACAATTCAAAAAAGCTGAGAGTAAAGCTTCTGTTATAGTTGGTAATCCTTGGGATGAGTCTGATATTTATTATTACTTTTCTGAATCTAGTGATGGTCCAATGAGTCACTACTTCAAAACTAAGGAGGAAGCTTTGAGTGATGGGTCTAAGATGGGTTTAGATGGCTACCATGTTTACAAAAATGAAGCTGGCGATAAATTGTATATGGCTGGACCAGATTATAAAACATTTAGTTCTTTGTGGGAGAACATCCGAAAGAAAAAGCAGAGAATCAAAAGTGGATCTGGAGAGAAGATGAGAAAAAAAGGAGATAAGGGCGCTCCAACTCCAGAGCAGATTAAAAAAGCTAAAGGAGAATAGCTATGATTAAAAAAATACTAATTTTAACTATAGCGGCAATTTTGATAGTATCTTGTTCTTCTTGTTGAGGGAGAGTAAAATGCGTGACCGTGAGTCATGTAAAATCACTTGAGCCAAACCTAAAAGATTATGAGGTGAAAAATGGGAAGCTTTACCCTAAAAAAATGCATCCTGCATTAGAAAATTTAAGAAAACCTAAAGATTAATTTATGTAGAAAAAAGGACATGATTCCTTAATATTCTACATGATTGTTCAGTATTATAAGCCTAATTCTAGGAACACTGGGTGCGCTTTCAGTTTCGATATCGGAGCTAACAATAAGAATCAAGAGCCTTGTGTATATATCAGGGCTGTAAAACAGTTTTCTTGGAATGATAAAACAAGAACTGGTTCTTTTTCTGAAAACGCAAAGAACCCTGATAAGTCTATTTCTATCAAGCTTAACGAAATAGAAGTGGGTGGATTCATTTATGCTATAGAAAAGTATACTGAATTTTCAGCTTTCCACTCTTATGAAGATAATAAAACTTCTATCTCGTTTAAGCCTTACCAGAAGAAAGACGGCACTCCTGCTTTTTCTTTTGGTGTGACGAGGAATTCAGCTAATAAATTTGGCATTGGCGTAGAGATGTCAGAGGGTTACAACCTACTAGAGTTCTGCAAGTTCTTTCTGCAAGAGTTATATGCTTATAGGCTTCAAAATAATATCGATAAAAGAAAAGCTAACGCTTCTCACTAATGAAGAAAACTGTATTAATTCATTCGAATTTTACTAGAGCTTTCACTGGTTTCGGTAAAAACAAAAAGAATATCATGCGGTATCTCCATGATACAGGCAAGTATAATCTTATCGAGCTAGCTAATGGTATAGAATGGGAAGCTCCTAGCACACAGCTCCTACCTTGGACTTGTAGGGGTAGCTTACCTAAACCACAAGAGATGCAGGGATTAACTGCAGAACAGCAGAGGGAGCAAGGATATGGCTCTAAATTAGTCGATAGAGCGATTAAAGAGTTCAAACCTGATGTTTATATCGGAATGGAGGATATATGGGGTTTTAATGGTTACCATACGAAACCTTGGTGGAATAAAGTAAATACATGATCTGGACGACTCTAGATAGTCTTCCAATTTTACCTCAAGCTATTGAATATGCCCCTAAGATAAAGAATTATTATGTTTGGGCCTCTTTCGCAGAGAAGGCAATGAATGAGTTGGGATATAGCAATGTTAAGACATTGAGAGGTTCTCTAGATAAAGACAATTTTCATAACTAGCTGATGAAAAACGTCAGTTTATTAGGGAGAGGAATGGGCTAAAAGATGAATTTATCATTGGATTTGTTTTTAGGAATCAACTCAGAAAAAGTGTTCCTAATATCCTAGAAGGATTTAAGAAGTTTAAAGAAGACCACCCACAATCGAAGGCTAAGTTATTGTTACACACTCACTGGTCTGAAGGTTGGGATATTCAGCGGCTTCTGAAAGAGAAGGGTATAGAGCATACAGATATTTTAACTACTTATGTTTGTAATAAGTGCGGAGCATATCACATATCCCCATTCAAGGGTCAAGAGCAAAATTGCCCTTCTTGTGGAACAGAGAAATCTGTAAACACAACGAATACTGGGAGAGGGGTAACAGATACCCAGCTAAATGAAATTTATAATTTGATGGATGTTTACTGCCATCCTTTCACAAGCGGTGGTCAAGAGATACCTATCCAAGAGGCTAAGCTAGCAGAACTCATAACACTGGTCACTAATTATTCTTGTGGCGAAGATTGTTGCACAGAGGAGTCGGGTGGTCTTCCATTGGAGTGGACGGAGTATAGAGAACCTGGGACTCAGTTTATCAAAGCTTCTACTTGTCCAGAGAGCATATCCTCTCAGCTCTCGAAAGTCCATGCTATGACGCAGGAAGAACGAGATGATCAAGGTGAAAAATCTAGGCTATGGACTATAGATAATTTTAGTATCGAGGTAATTGGCAAACAGTTGGAGGACATCATTGATAAAATGCCACCTGTAGAATATGATTACGAAACAGCTCATTTGGACTTTAATCCTGATTATCAACCTAAAGGTGATTATGCCTCTAGTGCAGAGTTTATCATAGATATCTACAAGAATATTTTAAGAGACGATGTAGACCACAACTCCCAAGGGTTTAAGCATTGGATGACTAAGCTACAGCAAGGCCAAAGTCCTCAAGAAGTCGCAAACTATTTCAGGCATGTAGCTATCCAAGAAAGGCAGAAATCACAGATACCCAGTATGGAATCTCTTTTGTCTAAGCAAGGAGACAATAAGAGGATAGCAATAGTTATCCCTCAAAGTGAGGTAGATGTATTGCTTATTAATTCATTATTAAAGAATTTTAAATCGCAGTATCAAGATTATGATTTGTATATTTTTACAGACCCTCAGTATTACCCTTATATAGATGATAACCCTGCGATTTATAAGTTGATGCCATACAACCCTTCTATAGAAAATCAATTAGTTATGGAGGGTTGTAATGATCATGAAGGTTATTTTGAAATGGTGTTTTATCCACACGCTACAACACAAAAATCATTGTCTTATTTACATAATGGACTCGATAAACACCAATTTTCTCTAAAATAAATGTCTCATCTAATAGAAGAATACGCGAAGAGTTTGGGGGTTAGAATCTCTCAGCCTATAGTCAGGGATCATTTCTTCCCCACATTGCCAGAGAGGTATATTACTGTAAATCAAGCAGGGGTATCATCTAAAATTTATTCTCATTATGATATAGTTTTCAGCCTACTAAAACCCTTTTTGGATAGGGCTGGGATTCAAGTTATTCAAATGGGTGGGGAAAAGAAAATTGAAGGGGTACATACAGCTCTAAATGTTTCGTTTAAGCAACAATCTTATGTTCTCTCTAAATCTTTAGTTCATCTAGGTTGTGACGGGGCTTTAGCTCAATTAGCTAGCAGTAAAGAAATACCTACAGTCACTGTTTATGGAAATGCCTTCTCTGAGAATGCTAAGCCTTTTTTTTCTTATCCATCTATAAACAAAAATGTAGAACCAGATTGGGATAAAAAACCTTGTTTTTCAAAAGAAGATCCAAAGAAACAGATTGACACAATTAAACCTGAAGTTATTGCTCAACAGGTTCTGGATTTGCTGGCTATAGAAAAAGAGCCTATAAAATTTGCCACGAAGAACATAGGTGAATTATTTTCGCAGTCTGTCGTGGAGGTTGTGCCTACATCATTTGTCCCTTTGAGGATGCCTAAAGACCAAGAGCTTATGATTAGGGCTGATTATGGTTGTGATGAGGTCTCTTTCTTAAAGTATTGTGCAAATTATAAAGTTTCCATAACAGCAGACTCATTGATTCAGCCTCACGGTCTTCAAAAAGTTGCTAATAATATAAACAAATTTCTTCTATTTATCGATTCAAGCTGGGACACTATTCCAGATAACTATTTTCAAATTTTAAAAGGTTTCAATATAGATTTGACGATGGTGGTTAAAAACAAAGACGATCTTAATGTTTTGAGAAATAGGTATTTTGACATTCCAGTAATCCCTTATGAAGATGAGCAAGAAGCTCCTTGTGAGGTCTTGGAGGATGCAAGGTTTATGTCTTCTTTAAGGCTTATTGAAGGGGGGAAAGAATATTTAAGTTACGCGCATTGGAAAAAAGGTCTTGACGCTGACAATAAAGTGCTAGATACTCCTGAATATTGGAGAGAATCAAAACATTTCTATATCTATGAGCGCGACTAAAACAACAAAGAAGAAGGCAACAAAGAAATTCTATGGACCAGACGCTTACAAGCGTAATCAACATGGGCTATTAGAGAACGCAGAGTATGTGTTCAACGAGGATGGATCTGTTGATTGGAGAGCAATGATTAAGGATGAGTTCCTTTACCCAAACAAAGGTTGGTTTGACATGCGTAATATGTCTATGCCCTCATCTAATGAAGGTTTGGAAGATAAACAGTTGTTGATTATGCTGGGTGGTATCAAGGAGATTGCTAAGATGAGAGGTTACAGTTCTGTAGATTTTGACGTTGATAATATCTCAGACGGCTACGTCACAGCTAAATGCACAATCCAATGGGATGGTAATTATGAATCATCTAGCACTACTTATACAGATGTCGCGAATGCTACGCTAGCTAATACAGATGCATTCTGTGCTAAGTTTTTAGAAACAATTGCCTGTAATAGAGCTTTTGTCAGGTGTGTGCGTAATTATCTGAATATTCATATTGTTGGTGCTGATGAGATCGACAAATCGAAGGGCGCTGGCCAAGCAGTAGACACTTCTTCTGGAGCTTCTACAATAACATCCCCTACAGACCTTTTAGAAAAGACTCTTAGAGAGAAGCACGGGGTAGATTCCTTTGATGATTGTAAGAATGTCCTTAGAGATCTGTGGAGAAGCAAAAAGTATCAGAATGAAGACGCTACATCATGGGGGGCTTTCTCTGATATCCCTGTTAAAGAAGCTAGAAAGCTCATAGCGGCACTGAGCTAATGATTAAAAGAATACTAGACCCCGAAGAATTTAAAGTCTTATTGGGTAACATATATACCCTCTTTGAAGAAGAGAACAAGGTGAACGGTCATGCACTAGTAGAGCATAACCAAGAGTATATCTTTAATGCTTTTGGTAATAAATCTATACTGGCATGGGATTTCTTTGTATGGGGCCATAAGAACGATTCGAATCAGTTTGATGCGATGATCGCATTCTTAAACCACAAGAACGAGAAATTTGGTAAAGAGATGTTCACAGAATACCTATGGCTTTCTAAGAACCCAAGAGTGGGTAGGAAGCTCCTAGCTAAAGCGATTTCCTTTGCCAAAGAAAAAGAATTTGAATATGTGGTAATGAGTTGTGTAGAGGCTCACCCCAAATCAAAAAAAGTAGCCCATTTCTACGAGAAGATGGGATTTATTAAAGACTCTGAAACTTACATAGCAAAACTATGAATCAAAAAGCAGCAAAACGTTTGAGAAAAATCTGTAATCCTATTGACACTGTGTCGAAAAGAGTTTACAATCGCCTTAAAGACCAATATAATAACCTCCCTAATCATGCAAAAAGAAATTTCATCGACCTCATCGAGCAAAACTACGAAGAAATCCGAACAATCCTCTTGGACCAAAAATAAGATTGGCTCACTTTGGACCAAGAAGAACAATAGCGGAAAGACCTTTCTATCTGGAGAGATAGTAATGGATGGGAAGAAAGTCCCATGCTTGATTTTTAAGAACGATTACCAAGAAGGTAATACGCCTCACTTTCATATATACTCCCTAGAAGGGGAGTAGTCTTATTCTACAGGAGGGACAGGAGGATCTGGCTCAGGAGGTGGGGTATTAGCCCAAGTACGTAGAGCAGGAACGGCTGCAAGAATAGCATCCATTGCTGCCTTAACTTCTGGAACCTCATCTACACAAGACCAAAAGGGTTTACGTCCATTAATTCTGCTAGGGACATTAATGTATTCGACTCCCTCATTATTGGCAGTTACAAGAACTTTCTCATTAGAGCCGTCATAAGGTAACATCTCAATATTGATGCTTCCTTCATTTGGCTCTTCTGTAGAGGTATTTGGTGCATAAATATTGATGCTACGTAGCCATACAGAATCAAATGTCTCTTCTGGGCTAGCTGGGACAACAAAAGGCTCATCGCGTGGAACGGGATCGCCCAAAATCGGATCGGAATTATCGGAGTCTGGCATAATAAATTATATGTTAAAAATTAGTTTAATCTATTTTTTATTACACTAAAAATGACTTTAAGTGACCTACTCTTATTTTGGGGGCTACCAAAGGTTTAATTCCTGTTATTTTGTAACAATTCTGGCAAAAACTGATGTCTTCGAAGTTTAATTCTTTGAGGTGAAAAGTCCCTCCGTCTGGTTTGGCGCACCCTTCTATATCAGTGTGGTTTAGAGGGTAATATGGGTATTCCATCTGTTCATATATGGATCTGTGGACTTTGGTAAAACCAAAACCACACCAGTCTACTTTTACTAACTTATCATGTTTTTCTTTTGCTATTTTTGTGAGCCACTCTACAGAAGTAAAAGGCATATGTAAGTTCTCACGGAAATAATCTTCATCCCAATTGCCAACCATAGCCTTATCTCCGTAGTCTGATCTATACCATCCAGTCACAAACTTTTTTTCTTTAGGTATACTCATCATATATTCGATTTGGCTAATATCAAAATCGATGTCAGAATCAATCCAAAAAAGCCATTCTGCATCTGGAGGGGTAGGATTTACATAACCTTTATTCGCTGTGGCTAAAGAATTTCTCGCAAAGTTTAAAAATAAACCGTCGCAAGTAAGTATTTTTGAATTATTCTTTTCACACCAAGACTGTAATTCTAAGTATTGCGGGAATAATTTACCTTGAATTCCCCTATGATCAATTGGTAGTAGAAAAATGCAGTTGAGCATATATTATTATATGTATTTAGCTAATATTTAAACTAAAATGAAAAACGTAGAACTGTCAACAGACGAAATTAAAGCCCTTATTCAAATCATCGACCTCGCTATCAAGTCTAGCGGTTTGGGATCAGCAGAAGCTGGTGTTGTACTCGCTAAGAAACTAAGCTCCCACCTTGAAGAGCAGCCGCAAGCAGATCAGGGTGAATCTGATTTTGAAGTAGTCGATGCAGGAGAATAGCCTCTATCATTTATAATATTTAACTGACCCCCACCTAAAGAGGTGGGGGTTTTTTTTAACCTACTCTCCAGTTAGTTCCGTCTGAGTACATTGGGCAGAAATTAGATCCTGACCCTGCAGTAACTAGTCCAAGGGCTTGAGACAAACTATAGGATGAATCACTAACAAATGCTCGCTGTCCTGCGGGAGAAGCAGATGGCAATGTAGATACAGTATAAACTTTGTGTTTAATTGGCCCATCAACATCAAGGGTTACAGATGGGTTATTAGTTCCTACGCCTAATTTAGTGTTGATAAAATAGCTTGAGTTCTTTCTGATCGCACAGACCTCAGTTCCTTGGTTCACGGTAGCAGACCCATACCTAAATGATGCGATGCCTTGGATACTCCCTGATTGAGCAGCTTGAACCCACAGAGTGGTACTAGTGCTATTCCTGCTGATTACATTGTAGTCAGTATTACTTGTGTCAGTTCTAAATGTATTTGCGGTGGCAATCCCATCAACGTCTAGACCAGCCGAATTGATCGTCACTCTTTGACCATTGTTTACAAAAAATTCCAAGTTGCCATCAGACTGTTCTATTCGTTCATGGGTGTTATCCCATTGTAGAGAATATCCTGCATCTAACATTATATGGCCAACGCCTACATGTAGTTTTGCTTGTGGACTAGTTGTTCCTATACCAACATTGCCGCCATTTAAATAAGAATTACCATTAGTATTTAAGTGAATTTTAGCTGTATTGCTAGTATTATAAGCAAGGTAGTTCGCATTCCCGCTACTATCGTTATATAGTATATGTAATCTGTTTGTATTGTTATTAGCGTTAGCTTTACCTATTATAACACCTTGACCTGCACTTATGAAAAATGCATGTTCACCCTGCCAATTATTTTGAGCTTGTGTTCCGTGTCCACTAATAAAAATATCCCGTGTTGCAGTAGAGTAGACTTGGAGTTTAGCTGCTGGACTAGTTGTTCCTATACCAACGTTCCTATCCCCCCTTACATATAACGCATTTCCAGTATTGTTTGAGACATCTAGTAAAGAATATCCTGAACTGTCTCCTGCATCGGAGCGCACTTTTAATACAGTGCCGCTAGATTGTGACGGGTTGTCGTGATGTATATAAGCTATATCATCATTAGAATCGTCGCTTTTGACATGAAGTTTAAAAGTAGGAGCAAGTATTCCTATACCAACGTTACCACCAATAATAGAACTATTACCTTGACCCCTTAATATTACAGTTTGACTATTGCTCGCATTTCTTAAGAGTAATGCCCCGTCTCCAGTTCCTGTTTGTACGAGTCCAACAATTGGATTTGTGTTACTAGATCTTTGTAAATAGAATCCATCGTCAGCACCGCCTGATTTGACTTCTAGTTTTACTGATGGACTGGTTGTTCCTATACCAACGTTACCGCCGTGTGAAACAGTAAAAGCTACTCCTCCTGCTGTGCTTGTTCCATTGTCGTTAAGAGGTTTTATTGTATACTTTCCACCACCCACATTTGTAGCAAAAACCCTTTCATTGGCAGTTGCTCCATTGTCAGACAAAACAATTGAAGCATCTGTATCTCCCTCAATTATCATTTGCCCTCTATCAGTACCACCATCAATTTGAAGTCTTGTAGTTCCATAGGCGGCACCATGTAATGTTCCTGGAGTAGTTGTTCCTATACCAACGTTACCCGTTTCATGCCAAGACATTGCTCTAGTTCCCCCGCTAATGCCTATGTCTAAATAATCATCTACTCCAGATCCAGATTGAGCGCCTATAGTCCACGCTTCGTTTCCTGCATGATTAATATTTATGAAATTACCGCCAGAGCTAGGAACAGTAAAATTAATTGCTGCCCCTGAACTCAACGTTATATTTCCAATATTGATCAGGTTTCTACTAGCATCAATTACTTCCGTTGAGTCTATAAAATATCCTTTCGCGTAAACATGATTCCAGACGTTGGCAGTTCTACCTAAATTCCTAGCTCCTGCTGTGCTATATGGATAAACATTGGAATCAAAATACGTGTCCTGATTAAAGTAATATGGTCGGTTACCTATAAAATGTATCCAGCTCCCATTCTGCGATCCAATGTCTATTTGACCAGTGCTTGTCGTTATTCTTACTGAGTTACCACTACCCTCTGACAATCTAGTGTTGGTGTCATTTAGATATAGATCGGTAGCCGTAATAGTTCCTGCAAAAGTTGCATTACCTGCGTTTGTAACAGAAAACTTAGAGGTAGTTACTCCACCATACCAAACTAAACTACCAGTTGCGCTAGTATTATAATTAAATCCTATTTCACCATTTGCACCATTTGAAATTCTGCTTGAAGAATTTGCAAGAAATAAATTACCTGCGTTAATTGTAACATTGCCTGTGAAATGAGCATTGTTTGATGTGTCTAATCTTAAAGAAGTTTGACTACCTAGTATAAACCTTAATTCTCTAAGGTTGTTTGAAGCGTTTACATAAGTTGATTGAATATAACTATAAGCAGAATCATTTGTGCCTATTTGTATTGCTGTTCCACCCGATCCATTATGTATTGTTAAACCAGTAGATGCTACATTGCCAGAGGTTGTAGGCGCACCATTGGAATTAATTGATAATTTACTAAACGGACTCGTTGTTCCTATACCAACGTTGCCACTCGAAGCGATACGCATTTTTTCAGAACCACCTGACTGAAATAGCATAATACCTGTATTTCTAGCATTTAACGTCAGTGAACTACTACTAGATTTAATAGTGCCGTGTATTGATGAACCTGAATTAATATTTAAATCTCCTGAAACATTTACACCACCTGTAAAACTTGAAGCTCCTGATCCTGAGCATTGTATAACTCCTCCAACAGAAACCGTTCCTGTATTAGGATTCAATGCGAGGTTCGTGCCAGAAGGGGTTAATATTTGACCTCCACCGACAGTTACATTACCTGCAAAGGTTGCGTTATTATCATTATTTAACGTTAAAGCAGATACATAACTCCCTGAATTCAATACCTGCAACTGTAAGTCTCCATCAGTCCCGTTAGCTTCTAAAACCCCCACCACTCTAACTGCATCCACATAAGTAGTGCCTGTTGAGTAAGCTCCTAACCCTAATATAACTCCTGCTGCTCCTACTGAATCAACCGCCAAACCTCTGTTTAATTGTAAAGGATAAGCCCCTGTGTCTGTGAATCTTGAAGTTCCAGAGCTTCCAGCTGTTATAGCTCCAGAACTTATTGTACCTGCAAAAGTTGATGACGTACCTGTTTTTGTTTCGTTTAATACGCCACCTGCATAAAAATATTGACCTACATTCGCTGCCCCATAATAAACTATATGTTCATAAGAATCTAGTGCTATGTACGCTTTTTGTGAACCTGCATCATTAAATTGTATTTTACCACCTCCTGTACCATCTTTCTCAATAGTTAATGTTGAGGATGTGCCATTATCAATGGTTACATTACCTGCAAAAGTTGCATCGCCATCACTATTTACTGTGATTAAATCGCTACTAGTGTTGAAATTATAAAGTCTGAAATTATTACTGCCACTAGGCACATACCAGCCATAAGAACCAGAACTATTTGTCGCTTTAAGTGCTGTTGGACCTGTTGTGCCTTCAACTTCAATTCTTGCTGTTCCCGCATTATATACATGTAATTTCTCCAGAGGATGCGTTGTTCCTATACCAACGTTACCTGCTAGAGCGGTGCTGCCTTTAATAAATACGCCACTTGTTCCCCCAGCATACCCTAAGTTTAAATCGGTAGTGCCAAAGACAAGGGTTGTATTCACATAACCCCCGAAAATTGCATTACTTGCAAAAGTTGCATCGCCATTGCTATTTTTAATTTCTAAAGCACGATTGCTTGTTCCGCTATACGTTATGTAAAGCTGAGTTCCATCATTATCTATTCTATTGGTAATATTTGTCCCCGAAGCTGTTACATAAAAATTCTGGGCATAAGAATTAGGGGTAGAGGTATAACCTGCAAAGGTTACGTTACCGTCTCTGTTGATACGCATTTTTTCGGTATTACCAACTCCAGCTTTATATGTTTTAAATAATAAGTCTCTACCAACAACACTATCAGCATTGTTGTATTCTATTTGTATACTAGCATCACCGTTATTAAATGTTAAGAAAGCGCTATCCCCATTATTAATATTAGTATTTCCCTTTACAGTGAATGCGTTATGCAGAGTACTGCCACCAGTGTTTATACCAACTTTACCATCACTCTTGATTGTAATACGATCCGCACTAGCGTCTTCATCTTTAATTCTTAAATCACTCGATGAATTTGTATATATAGAATAGGTTCTGGCATCAGTTCTATCTATAGTGAGTTTTACATCACTGCCACTATCTGCGATATGGAGTAGAGAGGATGGATTAGTTGTTCCTATACCAACGTTACCGTCGTTTCTGATACGCATTGACTCTACAAGATCGGTAGAACCAAATTGAGAATGTTGCGTAAAGAAAGCTAATCCAATTTCGTTAGGGTCGGTGTCAGTCTGAATAGCTACGATTGAAGCGGCTTGAAGCTGTGCTTCGTTAGTAGAGCCAAAAGTAATAGATCCAGCATAAGCTCCTACTGCGGAACTCATAGTTTGATTACCTATATGAAGATCAGAATTAGCGTCTAAATAACCAAGTGAATAAGATTTACTGCCTTTTATATGCAATTTAGCAATAGGACTAGTTGTTCCTATACCAACGTTGCCGTCAGCCTTTATTGTCATTCTTTGGAATAGCCCACTATTTTCCGTCCAAAATGAAAGTTGACTAGTAGCTCCATTACCTTCCCTTATACCTCTTATTCTAGCGACATACCTATCGGCAGTATCATTAGAACTTGTTCTGAAATCTATGTTATAGCCACCACCATTAGTTATATTATTAGCGTCAAACTCCAGTAGGGTTTTAGGCGTTGATGTAAGTGCATCTAGCTATCGTCTAAATTATAAGCTGGAGAAACTGTTCCTATACCAACGTTGCCGCCATTTAATATAGTAAGAGCCTCTGAATCTCCTCCATCTATAAAACGTAATCTATCTGTAGTTCCCCCGTAAGCAATAGTAAATGCATTACTATTATTTGCGAGCATTATTGCTGATCTAGAAGTATCATCATTTCCATTAGATGAATTTCTTTTTACTTGCAATAGTATATTGGAGCTACTATAAGGAGATGCACCATCAGTAACAACAAGTCTGTGAGGTGGATTAGTAGTTGTTCCTATACCAACGGCGTTATTTATGTTAATGTTACCAGAAGAGTTGATGGTCAAACGAGGCGAGCTTTGTGTTTTAAGCGTCAGGCTGTCATAACCTGCTAACACTACCGCACCGTTTGAGTCACCCGATAGGGAATTTGTATCCATATTAAGATACAGATTCGCGTTGACCTTAAGATCATTATTTATGTTTCTTGTTGGCATTTCTTTTTATTTTAAATTTTTATTTAAGCGTAGGTGTTGTTGATGGAGCTTCCGAATGCTTCTACTGATACTCTCGGCGTGTAGCTCTTTGTCCCTGATCTAGATTTGAATGTAAAGGTTATGGTTGATCCGTTAGCAGATGCGGTTACATCAAAATCGTTTGTTCCTTCATCGATTACTTTTTGGGTGTTCCATGTCCCACTAGCATTGTAACAACTATAGACAATCTTTTGGTAATCTCCAGTGTGGCCGAAGCAGGTGAATGTGAAGCCAGCAGACATTCCATTACTCCCCGCAACTAATCCAGCCACCGCATAGCCCGTCGTGTTGAGGGAACCCGCAGACTTATGGTATGTGACCTTACCCCCAGCTAAGATACCGCCATTGACTTCTAGTTTATAAGCTGCATCTGCTCCTATGCCAACATTACCTCCCCCTTTTATTCTTAAACCCTCTATGGCTGTACCTGCCGTTGCAGTTTTAAAAACTATATCTCCATTAGCATTATTCCAAGTGTTACTTATTATTAAGTCTCCTGTAGAAGCAGCGTCGTAATCAATAACACCCCTGTATGCAGCGGTATTGCCAATATAGATTGTCCCATTAGCATTGTTGTTTGATCCCACTCTATCACTCCACCCAGATACTTGTAATTGAGCGCCAGTTGAATTTATTACGCTTAATTGATTACTATAAATAACTACTTCTCCAGTGGAACTAATACGCATTCTTTCTGCACCTGATGTAGAGAAACCTAAAGCATTTGCAGCGGCACGGAACATCCCGTTATCAGGATCTCCGTAAAAACTGTGTGTTGGTGCAGCCGCTGAACCGTTGGTCGTACCTATTACACCTTGAACATGTAATAATGTGCTAGCATCAGGAGTAGTTGTTCCTATACCAACTTTACCACCACGAACAACTAATCCATAGCTAGTAGCAGCACCAGTAGAGTCAACCTCTGTTAATTGAGCGTATCTATCAGAGTTAGCGTTATTACCTTTTAAAAATAATGCGCCACCATAAGATCCTGACCACATCGGTATATTATTACCAATTTGTATTTTACCAGCGGAATCAATACTGCATTTTTGTAGAATTATTCGCAACAATAGCTACTGATTGATTATCTAGAGTTCCAAATTGCCCAGTACCACTGGAAGCAGTTAAATATTTACCAAGATTGTTTTGTATTCTACCATTTGCAACATCAAACTGAATAGCAGTCGTTGCCCCATTTCTGAAATTCAAACGCCGTTACCCCAAGAACCTCCTACTTGTATACCCGCCGTGGCTGCTGAAAAGTATATTTGTGAACTCAATCCTATATAACCATTAACATCCAGCTTGTAGGCTGGGCCAGTAGATCCTATACCAACGTTACCGCCATCTTTTACAGTTATAGCTGCTGTTGCATTACTATTATACCAGATGTCTAATCTGTCGTCATTATATTGAGGTTGGAATCCAAACTTTTTAGAAGTCCCACCAGAAGTATTTTCTATCGTAAAACCTGACGAAGTATTAGACGCTCCTTGCAAATGAAGCCCACTATCTGGACTAGTCGTTCCTATACCAACTTCGCCGCCCTCTATAATACTTACTGCTCCTCCTAAATCTAATTTAGAAGCACCACTACCTCCCGTATTAGATATATAAAAGCTGTCATTCCCGCTTGCATTTTCTACTTGGATTCTTGCACTACCCTTTAATTTTAAAACATCAGAACTACTTCCCTCACCATCTATGGTTAAAGAATTAGTCATAGTTATACTATTAGTGGTAGTATTACCATTATCTGTTACTTCTTGTAAAGTATCTGCGCTACCAACTTGAGCATCTACATACGCTTTGTTAGCTGCATCTGTAGAAGCTGAAACTGTATCCACCCCTGTGATTCTACCTGTGCCTATCAGGTTAATTGTATTTGTTTGGAAAACTCCATCAGCGGTAGGGATACCATGTGCTACCAAAACTACCCCAATTTAAATGCCCACTAGAGTTCATCCACAGTGAATTAGAAACCCTACACTGACCAATGAAAGTTTAAGTTAGGAGAGTATTTATCGGCTGATTGAGCAGAGCCAACATTGCCTCTCTCTAAAATACTTATAGCAGAATTTTCCCAGTCGTTGTTATTTGTTAGAGTTGTTTCGAACTCTGACATACCAGCTTGAACAGAAAATTTAGTTGGAACAGAACTACTTCTTGGGGCTATTGCGCCAACTATGACAGTCCCCGCTGAATCGATGGTAAGTCTTGTATATTACTAGCGTCCCTAATAAATAAATCGTTACCCCATAAACACCCATCTTCCACTTAACCGTGGTCGGGCTACCAATAGCTATAGCATCCGAATGAGTGGAGGCTTTAATTGTGCCA